CAACGAGCGTGGGTATCGGCTCAACGAGCGTGGGTATCGGCTCAACGAGCGTGGGTATCGGCTCAACGAGCGTGGGTATCGAATCGGCTGTTTCTCCTTGGCCGAATTTTAAATATTTAAAAAACGAAATAGTCGGCAACCTTACAAAAACCCGCACAATGGCAATTGATGATAGCGGAGTCATTCATTCCTTGGGTTACAAGTCCGATATGTATATTGAGACAGACACTCTTACTGATTCTATCAAAAGAAATACTGACGGAAGTCATGGTTTTATTGGCAATGTAGAAGCTTCTGATGGTTATACTTATTTCTTGCCAGCATATTCTAGCTCTATAGCTAAGTTGAAAAGGTCAACTGGTGAGATTACTTTAGAAAAGAAATTTACTTCTTGCCCTCAAATTAGATCTGGTGCAGAAGGGGCTAATGGCATTATTTATATGCCCTCTTATACCAAGACATTAAAAATTTATACTTTAAATATTAAAACTGGTGAGGTTGGGTCATTCACTCCTCCACAAACAGGATTCTTTGGTCATGTGTGGGGAGCAGCAGCAGATTCAGATGGCAACATTTATATGCCGCCAGCTTTAGGAAGCAAAATTCTCAAGATAGATCAGAATGGTGACTCTTTCTTGCTGGAAGGTAAGCCTGTCACTTCTGGAGTTTCTGGATTTAGTGTGAAGTATGTTGGAGCTACTTATGTTCCAAGTGTTAATAAGGTATTCTGCCTACCAAGGACGGGGAAAAAGATTCTAATTATTGATTGTGCTGATGATAGTTATGAGGAGATTGATTTGCCAACAGACTATTTGAAGGTAGCTAATAAAAATAAAAATTTTCATGGTTACCTAGCCCCTGATGGTTGGCTTTACAGTGCATTCTGGGGTGATACCAAATGTTTTAGGGTAAACCCGCTTACTCAAGAGATCCAATGGGAAGATTACGAGTATAGTTTTATGGATGATAAAGACACAGTTAAAGAGGGTTCTGGTATAATGAGCCTTGGGACTGGCTACTCTACTTGTGCTACAGTTAAAGGTAAAAATGTTTACCTTGGTTTAGCTGGCACTTCAAAAGCGATAAAGCTTGAGTTCTGAAAATGAAAAAATATAGCCAAGTTTACATTATAGCAAAAGATAGAGGGTTTAAGTATGAACCCATTGCAGACATCCCAGAATTTTATAAAGAAAAAGAAGCTTTAGATTACTGGAAATATAACAAGGATAAACTTATTGATACTAATTTTTACGATGATCCAATTGTTATTATTAGAAGAGAAACAAATAATATAATGTCAAAAGAAGTTTATTTGCCAACTAAATAAATTTTGTAGAAATCTCTATTTTTCTATTTATAATATGAAAATGGAAAAAGTTAAAATCAAGGTTAGCAGGTATGACATCTTTGATTATGTCGTAGGAAATTCCACATTTGACCCTATTGAAAAGTGTATCGACCCAATTAGATATGAGGTGTTTGATACTTTTATTTTTGATAATAAGGCAAAGTGTAATATTGATCAAGACGAACAGTTTCGAGATTTTGGGGAACAGGTTGCAAAACTAAGGATAAGAGCTAGAAAAATGCAAAGAGACGAAATAGATAGACTTTGCGAAGAACTAGAGGAAATAGCGCCAGTATCTATTTCATTGTAGAGTAGTGGAATTTGCTATTGACATTGAGGGAGCTTATGCTATAGGAGATAAAATTCAATTAAGCTCAATACCAGAAGCTTTTTATAAAAAGCATGGTAAAAAATTAATTGATGTAAAAAAAAGTTGGATTTTTGATTATAATCCTTATGTCGTTAGAGATGTAGATTTTCCAGAATTAAAATTAAAAAAACCAAATGGCGAACGTATTCATTTGCCCGCCATTTATAGTGGTGATTCTAAGGGTATTCGTCAATTGTGGAGAAAAGATACTCAAATTAGCAATTTATCTAGGTCTTATTGGTTTTATCTTGCTGCGGGAATAAAACCTTCTCTTGAAATGTTGGAAATGGATTTCCCAAGAGGGCCGAGACTTTATAGATATGAAGATCCCAAAAAGGTAAAGCCTACACAAATATCAATTCACGTTGGTCCAAGCGGCACTGCTGGTAGATATATACCATATCGTATTTTAAAAACAATAAAAGAGAGATATCATAATTACGATATTATCCAAGTGGGGTCCATTGAAGATAATTCTTCCCCATTTATAGACAAGAGGGGTGTTGAGTTGTGGGAATCTGTAAAAATTATAGCGCAAAGCGCTATCTTTATAGGTATAAATAGTGGCCCAATACATATAGCAAACTGTTATCCACATATAAGTAAAAAATATATTGTGACCTCTACAGTAAAAGAAGAAGAGATATCGGATATTTCTCGATTCTCACCTTTAGTTGGAGAATCTTTTGGGGGAACAGAATGGGCGGGTTGGGTGGATTATGGTTGGCAATATTATAACGCTACAGAATACGATATAGGCTGCACATACTCTTATAATAAAATATAATTATTCCCGCTATTTTTCACATTGTGTAATATAAAGAGAACACATAAAAATATTATGGACATTTTAATTAAATTACTTGAAGACAATCCTTGGTTCGGCGTAGTAACTGCCGCGATTGCGTTTGCTTCTGCTATTACCGCAGCAACCCCTACTCCCAAAAAGGGTAGCATTTGGGCAAAGATCTATTCTCTAATTGACTGGGCGGCGTTAAATATCGGTAAAGCGAAAGACAAAGCAGAAGATTAATTACTGCTTGAATAATCTGTTCAGCAGGATATAATACTCTAAATGAGTATTGAACCTGTTTTTTCTAGACTAGAAGCGCACCGAAAAGGTTGGGGTGATGAGCTTTGGATAACTAACAATGAAAAGTATTGTGGGAAGATTCTTCGTTTTAACGAGGGGTCTTCTTTTTCTATGCACTACCATATTTTAAAAGAGGAAACTTGGTGTGTAACTAAAGGGAGCCTGAAAATAGAATTTTTTGATTTAGAAAGGGCTGAAAAAAAAGAGAGGACATTAGGTGAAGGAGATGTAGTCCATTTGAAGCCCTGCACCCCTCATAAATTAACTGCATTAGAAGATTCCAGTGTTTTTGAAGTTAGCACTCAACATTTTGACGAAGATTCTTATAGAATAAAAAAGGGAGATTCTCAAAAATGAAATTTCTTGTTATAGGGGAAACCTGTAGCGACAGGTTTTGTTACGGTAAATCAGAGAGGCTTTGTCCAGAGGCTCCTGCTCCAGTATTTGTTCCAGAAAATGGAGTAGATAATTTGGGCATGGCTACAAATGTATATAGGAATTTAATAGCTCTTGACGAAGATACCCATAAAGATATCCCATATAAAAATCAAATTGATTTGTTTACGAATGAATCAGATGGTCATAAAACTAGATATGTAGACACGCAGTCGAACCAAATGCTACTAAGGGTAGATACAGACTCTTATCCTTACTGTGGCGAACTCCCCTCTAATATCGAAGATTATGATGCTGTAGTTGTCTCAGATTACAACAAGGGATTCTTAAAAGAATCTGATCTAAGAGAAATTGGAAATAGAAGTAAACTTTCTTTTTTAGATACTAAAAAAAGATTTAATGTAGAATGGGCAGATGCTTTTACTTTTATCAAAATCAATGAAAAAGAATATTTGGAAAACGGTTGGAAACATTTAGCCCAAAACGTAATTGTAACAAAAGCCTCTAAGGGTTGCTGGTATAATAATAAAGATTATCCTATTAAGTCTCCTTCTGAAGTGAGAGATGTTTCTGGGGCTGGCGACACTTTCTTAGCCGCTCTGTCTTACGCTTATGCAACGACAAAAAATATTGAAACAGCCATTCTCTTGGCTCAAGATTGTTGTCAAAAAGTGATACGGAAAAAAGGAGTGGCAACGATATGAAGCATAAAAAGATAATTTCTTTTGAAGAAATAAAAAGAGAAAGAGAATTTTCTAGAGAGCTAGAAAAGTGCGGAATTAAAAAGTTTTTTATTTTCACAAATGGATGTTTTGATTTGTTTCATGCTGGTCATGCAAGTCTACTAAATACAATGAAGAGTGCATGTAGCTTAAATTCTAAACTAGTTGTTGCAATTAATGGGGATGCAAGTGTTAAAAACTTGAAGGGGGCAGGTAGACCGATTTTATCTGCTAAACAAAGAGCATATACTGTCGCTTGTCATGAAGCTGTTGATTATGTTTTTATTTTTAATACAAAAACTGTAGCGAAACATTTAAAAGAACTCCAGCCAGATTTTTGGTGCAAGGGAGGAGATTACGATGAAAGCTCTTTAAATAAATCGGAAGTAAAAGCAAAAGGTTCAGCCATATTAAAAGTTATTCCTTTTGTTGAAGATATCAGCACAACACAAATAATAAATAGACTAACCAATGATTGAAGAACAATTAGAATCAAATCACAAAGAAATTACGTATTATAGCAATGAAATGCAGGATGTAGCTGCTCTCAATTTATTTAAAAATACGGATTCTCTTACTTTTTTAGATATAGGATGCCGTCATCCTGTAGAAAAAAATAATACCTTACTCCTAGAAGAGAATGGTTGGTCAGGTATTTGTGTTGACATAGAGAATTATTCTGAAGAATTTAAAGAAAAAAGACAAAGCCCCTTTTATCAAATGGATTCTACGAGTGATGAGTTCATGGAACTTTTAAACAAACATTTTCCTCAAAAGATAATACATTACATATCACTTGATGTTGATTCTGCAAATTTACAAACTCTTAAAAATCTTTTAGAAAATGGGTTTAAATTTATATTTATGACTTTTGAACACGACTACCATTATGTTAGAACACAAGAAGTATGTGGCACATGGTATGGTGGAGAAAGATCTATTGATGAAGTTAAAGTTTGTAAGTCTAACTCCAAAGAGATTTTAAAAACTTGTGGATATAATTTGTTATTTGAAAACGTGTCATTTCATGAGCATATTACTGGTCTTATTCCTCACCCTTGGGAGGATTGGTGGATAAATCCTATGTGTTTTAAATATAAACATTTAGAAAGACTTCATCATATATCTGGTAAAAATATGCATTTCAAAGATTGTGTTGATAGGATTGTTACAATTACCAATTCCACAAATTAAATGAAAACATTCATCGTAGACATTGACGGCACTATTTGCACTGATAGTAGAGGAAATTATGAGTTGGCTAGACCAATGCATAGCCGAATTCATTATTTTAATGACTTGCACAAGAGGGGTCATAAAGTTATTTATTGGACTGCTAGGGGAGGTAATTCTGGAATAGACTGGACAGACTTAACCAAAAAACAATTAGAAGATTGGGGTGTTAATTACACAGAACTTCGTATGAATAAGCCTTCGTATGATTTTTGGATTGACGATAAGGCTTATAACGGTAATAGATTCTTTGATGAGTTATATATCTAACAAAGCTAAAAGCATGTCTTCGATAGGACATATAAACAAATCAATTAATGTTGGCAATGAAGGGCAGCAAAGGTTTTATGACTCATGTAGAGCAGCAGGTCAGCAAATAAAGAAGACAAGCCAGCATGACGATATTAAAAACCACACTGATTTTGTGGTAGATGGCGTAGGATTTGATGTAAAAGGCTTAAAACAAACACAAAAAGAGGGCAAAATTCTCTTAGAAATTACGAATGTTCAAGGAGAAATGGGCTGGTGCAATGACTTAAATAAGCCAGAATGGATAGCTTTTGACTTTGGAGCCTTCTTTTTGTGCGCTAAAAACAAAGATTTGTTTAATTATGCTAATGAATATTGCAAATTACAAGACCGAGTAACCTCTATTAAGGATGCTCTGCACAAGGGGTATAACAGGAAGGGTCGGCAAGACCTAATGACTATTATTTATATGTCCAGCGTCCTTGAATGCTGTGAACATTGGTTTCTTCCATATGAAGAATATCGTTCCCCTATGGAACTTTTATAGTGTAAAAAACAATATGCCATTACCAACTCCAAGAAACAATGAGAAGAAGGGCGACTTTATGGGTCGTTGTGTTTCAGATTTGACTGACAAGGATGAATTCAATGATAATAAGCAGAGAGTCGCTGTTTGTATGAATATTTTTGAAGATGCAGAATCAAAAGCATCTGTCGTTTTTGAAGATGGGGATGACACATCTCTATTTTTCACAGAAGCGGCTAACGAAAACAAGACTTTAAATAAGCCATTCAGAACTCCGAAGGGGCCAAAAAAGTTCTCTGTTTATGTAAAAAACAAAAAAGGAAATGTGGTTAAGGTTAACTTTGGAGATCCTAACATGGAGATTAAGAGGGACGATCCAAAAAGGAGAAAGGCATTTAGGGCTAGGCATAACTGTGATATGGCGAAAGATAAAACAACTCCTAAATACTGGTCATGTAGAATGTGGAGTAAGAAAAGCGTCACAAATGTGACGAAAGGGTCTATGGAAGAGCAGTGGGATGGTGAATCACTTTATAACGAAGAAGATCTTTTAGCATGTTGCCCATCATTAGCATACGTTGATGAAATTACAGAAGAATCTGAAGCAGCAAAACGGAGGGGGCCGAAGAGTGGCGCACAAACACCAGCAGAGCCTAGTGAAAGAAAAAGAGGTTCTAAAAGAAATAAGAAAGGGAGTGCTAAAAAGGGTGGAGGGAAAATCACCTTCAGTGAAAAGACCACAAATACTTTAAAAGAAAAAGTTAAGACTCATAACGCCAAGTATTCTAAAAAGGTCACCTTGGGTCAACTTAAGAGAGTTTACAGGCGAGGTGCTGGTGCTTTTAGCACCTCTCACCGTCCTAACATGTCTCGTCATGGATGGGCTATGGCTAGAGTGAATACTTTCCTTAAAATGATGAGGGGTGGTAAGGTTAAAGAATCTTACAGAAAAGCTGATCAAGATATTGCTAAAGCAGCATACAAGAGCAAGAAGGTCTACGGCATGGACATGGGCGATGATGAAAAGACTGTATTTAAGTCATATATGAGCCACTGCATGATGAACGATGCTGATATGGTTGACACAAAAGACATGGATATGGATAAAAGTATGTCTTCTTGTGCTATGCAGTATAAGAAAGATAGGGCCATGATGATGGAAAAAGACGAGGAGAACAAAGCACAGCTTACTGAAAAACAGAAAAAACTTCCTCCTGCTCTTAAAAAGGCAATCTTAGAAAAAATGAGGAAAGAGGGCAAAATTACTGAAGAAGAGGAAAAAGAGGAAAGCAACGCTGCTCATCATTATGGAGATAAGAAAAAGAAAAAATCAGAGGGTAAAAATAAAAAATACTCTTATGGCGCTCCAGATGTAAATAAGCACTACTTTGAAACAAAGGATGAGGCTATGAAAGATGCCAAAAAACTTGGCTTAGATGGCATACATACCCACAAAACAGAAGATGGGAAAACTCTATATATGGCTGGCCCAAATCATGAGGCTTTTATGAAACGTCATAAAGAGGTAATGAAAGAGAAGGGAGACGCAAAAAAAAAGTCTGATAGCAGCCTCTGGGAAAACATAAGAAAGAAAAAAGAAAGAATTAAAAGAGGCTCTGGCGAAAAAATGAGAAAAAAGGGTGATAAAGGCGCTCCTACTCCAGATCAGATGGAAAGAGCAAAGGGTTCAGATCCAGACCCAGAGTCAAAACCTAAACCTAAACCTAAACCTAAAGGTGGGTGAGGGAGTTGTAAATAATCTACAGTTGTAGGTAATAAAAAACAATTTAAATAAGGAAATACGGGCTCTTTTCAGGGTCCGTATTTTTTTGACTAGCGCACAAATAATTGAAATAGGTGTAACTATTTTATATCATTATTAAAGTGAAAACCATCGTAAAGAAGTCCATAAAACTAGAAACAAAGCGGCACGACTTTGATAATGATTTTGCGTATATTGAAGTTTGGAGAAACAACACTTTAAAAGATTGTTATTTTGCCGAAAAACAATATCTTTGGCCTGACGGTTCTCTAAAAAGAGGTGGACTTAAATACTTTTATTCACGCAATTCTACGGGATTTATAGAGAAAGACATAAAAACAGTAAATTATAATAAATTTAATTGTTTTGAGAGATTGTATTACTTCAATGAAGATGGTGAAATTTTACAAATAGATTATCAAAATCCATCTTTTTTTGAAAAGGAAGATTTAGATGGCTGAAGAAGAAGAAGTAAAGATTGATGATTTCGTTTCGAGAGTATCTAGGGAAGGTTTTACGGTTGATGACGTAACACCCTTCCTCCCGTCTGTTGATTATAAGTTTTCCGATGAAGGAGAGCTAGACGGTTACGAGGTTAAATTTAACCAAGGTTATTATTTTAATAGGACTTCAGAGACTCAGGTCCAGACTAGAGATGATCAAAAAATTTCTAACATGGGAGATCCTTTTGATCTTCCAGTTAAACATGATATTGAGTATTATGTAGAGGTAATCGTAAATGCCGAAAACTTTTTAGTAACTAGCGCAACCTTTACTGGAGTTAGCGGGGACGATGGAAGTGATATAACAACCCAATTCCCTCATATTCTTTTTGATGGAGATAATGTAACAGAATTTACAGGCTATTTCCCAATTTTAAAATTAAAAGATGGATCTTTAGAAGAATATACTCAAAGAAGTAATATTCAGCTTTCAGACAGGCAATTTAGACAATTAGGAGGTTCTGTTGCGGGGCTTGCGGCTCGGCCTTTAGTAGAAGACGGTCACACAAGCGAATCAAACCCAGTCAAGGTTAGGAATATTGTTGCTGGCACAGGAGTCACTGTTGAGGAAACTGCTACATCTATCATAATTAACGCTACTGGGACTGGAGAAGCAGGGGGAACTGGTTCATGTATAAATATTGGTTCGGCAGTAGAGGTTTATAACGAAGGGCCGCCAAAGTCCAGTAACCCTTTTGAATTTAGGACTCTTACAGGTGAGGGGAATACTGATGTATTAATTGATCCAAATAATGGCAGTCAGATTTTGATTAGTGGAGGTCTTGCTGAAAACATGCCATCCGCTTCTCACCCAATATACGTCGAAGACGAGAATAAACCATTTCTGTTTAAAGGATTAGCAGAGGGAAACGGGATTTCTTTAAGCTCGGATGCCCAAAATGTCACAATATCAGCTTCAGGAGCCGCTACTGGAAGCTGTGCTAATACTGGAGATGGAATAGATGTTTATGTAGAAGGGAGTAGCAATCCTTTTATATTTAGAAGTTTACAATACCAACTTCCCAGTAATAAAAATAACGTTTCTGTTAACCAAATTGGTGACAATAATGAAATGATTCTTATTAGCGGTGGTATTGCTGATAACATAGGGGCGGGAGCGCAAGTTTATTATCAAGATAGCATTAGACCATTTGAGTTTAAAACTCTAACTGGTGCAGAAAATATTACAATTACCGATCAAGGTAATATGCTAGAAATCAAGTCTGAGGATCAGAATTGTGCGTCAGAAGGGTCAGCAGATTGGTTCGCTTATGTCGATGGGACGAAGAACCCTGCTAAGTTTAGAGGTTTGAGTTTTGGTGATGGTATAGATGCTTCTTCAGATGGATGTGTTACTACACTCAGTGTTGATACAGGTTGTTGTGATTTAGATGATACTTTATCTGTAGGCTCTAGTTCTCCTAGAACTTTAGGAGCTGGTGGAGCAACGTTTGGTAGCAATTATTACGCATTAACTCCTGCTGCTAACAACCTTCATGTAGAAGGCAAAATGGGGATTGGAGTTAACCCGACTGAAATGAGTTCTTATTCAGATAAGGTTGTTATTTGTGGATCTATGAGAGTCAAGGATGGCTCTGATAATACACAAGGAGACCTTTATATGGGGAATTCAACAAGCCCCGCTATTAAGAAAGAGACTGAAAAAGTAACTTTTGGCGCGGATATCCAAGTAGTTGATTTTACATATCCACAATCAATATCCATAAATCCACAAGGGGCAACTTCAATTTCTCACCAAACTGATTTAGGTGGATATGAAATCAATTATCAGTCCCCAGCTACAGGGTCTGCTATATTAGGAGGTTCTGGTAATGCTATTAGTGGTAACTATAATGTTATTATCGCTGGTATAAATAACCAAATTTCTGGGGGTAATACAAATGTTATTGGTGGTGGATCTGGTATAAACGTAGATAGTAGTGAATTTTCTGTAAGTGTTGGGGGTAGAAATAATGATGTTAGTGGGAGTAATTTTGCAGTCATTGGTGGTGGATTTAATAATTTAATATCAGGTTCTGAAAGGGCTTCTATAGCAGGTGGATCGGCCAACAAAATTAAAGACGCTTTTGCCGCTTCTATCGGAGGAGGACAAGGAAACTTAGTTGCTAACAAAGCATCTGCGATTGCTGGTGGAGAGAGCAACACAATTAAAGAAAAATTAGTAGGCGGTGGCTACAACTTTATTGGTGCGGGTGTCTCCAATACAATCAGCGGTTCTGAAAGCACCATCGTAGGAGGAAATAATAACATTATATCAGGGTCGAGATCTATAACTCTTGGTGGCACTCAGCAAGTCATTGGTGCAAATGATGCTGTAACCGCAGGAAATTATTCGATAGTTCAACCCAGTCATAATGGTGCTTTTGTATTTAGTGATTCTGTAACTTCTCCTGCATTGTCTAGTGGTGCGAACACAATGCTCTTAAGTTTTAAGAGCGGTGTTTTTATAGATACTGATAGTGGGATTTATATAAATGGCAACCCTGTCATGACAGGAGTTAGTGATTTAGATATTGATACTTTACAAACCGTTACGGAAAGAGGTGCTACTAGTAATCAAGCAATTAGCGTATCTAATGTTGTAACAGCTAATGAGTTTAATGTGGGTAATGAAGGAAAAGTGAAATCTACTTCTACTTTAGGTCTTCAGCTTTTATCATCTACAAATAAAGATATAATATTTGCTCCTAATAATGGCTCCACTGAAAGGATGCGAATCAAGGCTGATGGTGACGTTGGTATAGGAACAACTGATCCATCTGAGAAACTTGAGGTCTCGGGCAACATTCTCGTAACTGGGGCTGGGAGTGCTGGTCCACACCTTAAATTAGCGGGGACATATACCACTTGGGAGATAGAAAACCAATATGCTGGAGGAGCTAGTAACGACATGTTCCGCATTAGGAACACAGCATTAGCCGACGATGCTCTTGTTATAAATAGAGGTAATAATAAAGTTGGAATAGGAACAACAAATCCGACTTCCAAGCTACACATAGAGGAGAATGGTGGCCGAGTAAGGATAGGTTCTCCGACAACTAGTTATGGTGGTATTGGTTTCGCGGCTTCGTTAACTACGGCGAATGCCGCCCTTTGGGGAACCGCTACAACAACTATAATAGGAGCAGCTAGTGCTGGCAGCATCGAGATGAAACTCGGCAACGATGCAGCAGGTAATGGCTCATTAAAAATGGAAGTTGACAAGCTCCACTACACGGCAGGTCTTGTGGGTATAGGAACAACTACCCCAGATACTAGACTACATGTAGTTTCTAACAATAACGTAGCAAAGCTAGAAAGCACTTCCGCAGATGCTAGATTAAGATTAAAAGCACCGAATCTGAATAAATCTTCAATTATATTTGATAAGTCAGGCACTTCAGCGGTTGGAGCAATACGATATGATAACAACAATAATAAATTATCTTTTGATGTTAATTCTGATGAAAGAGTTACCATTAATTCTAGTGGCGACGTAGGCATAGGAACAACTGTTCCGAGTAGACAACTTGAGGTTAGCGATTCAGGTGCGACAGTTGCTATAAAGGTTTCAGCTACTGACGGTAGCCAATCAAGTTTAGATTTATTAAATACTGAAGGCTCATTCAGACTTATTAATGATGGTGGGACTTTTTCAATTTATGATGATGGTGATAGCGAAGAAAGAATACGCATAAATACAACGGGTAACGTTGGCATAGGAACAAATAATCCTTCGCAATTACTCCACGTTTTTAGTTCTACTACAAACCCCACTGGAATTGGTCTACAAAATAGTCAAAGATATTATTCAGTTCGTTCTAATAATTTTTCATTAGTTTTTACTGACGAAACTGTCGCTGAAGAAAGAATGCGTATTAGTTCTTCTGGTCACGTAGGTATAGGAACAACGAGTCCAGCCAGCACATTAGAAATAGAAGCTCCTTCTAGTGCTAATGGCACTGAATTAAAAATTACGAGTGCTTTTGGAGAAAGCCCCAAAATTCTTTCTTTTGATTATGTGTTATCAAATACCAATACTACAGCGGCGCAAATAATTGGATTTGGTAGGCCCTCCTTCGGTCCATATATGCAATTTAAAGTGCATACTGGTTCTACGTTGAGTGAAGTGATGCGTCTAACTTCTTCTGGTCACGTAGGCATAGGAACAACTAATCCATCTGCGGCTCTTACTATTAAAGGGTCAGCTAACGATTCAACCTTTAGATTAAATTCTTTTTTGGGTAGTGGATATATTGATGCCCTGATGGGGAATACCCCTTACTTTAGGTTATACCAAAGTAATGGGAATAGGCTCCAAATAGGGGCGGGTGACGGTAACATCAATAGATCCAACAGTTCTAATGCTGCTATAGACTTATCGTTTGCTACAAACGGCGGTAACGTTGGCATAGGAACAACGAGTCCAAGTAGACCTCTGCATGTTTTATTCAGTGGTGATTCTGGAACGAGAATAGAATCAACAGATAGTCATTCTTCATTATACATTGAGAGTCATTCTGGTAAAGGTCAATATATAAGATTCTCCGAAAACACTGCTGATAAATATTGGATCAACTCTTCTGGAGGGAAATTATATTTTAGACCAGCAGCCACAGGCACAGCAGCAAATCAGGTGATATTTGACTCTTCTGGCAACGTTGGTATAGGAACAACTGGTCCAAGCGAGAAATTAGAGGTCATAGGTAACGGTAAGTTATCTGGGACTTTGACCATTACTAATGATATGGTTATAAACTCGTCTGGTAATAGGAGTATTACTTGGGGGGCTAATGATTTATCTTTTAAATCAGGGACTACAACAGGCTTACGTGTCAACGCAGCCGAAGTCAGAGTTAATACTAAATTTGGGTTACATAATGCGGGTGGGCTAACCAATAATACTGAACTTTTAGGAATGGAGTTAGAGGGGTCACAAAGCTCTCACTACTCTCATGCTATTTTTGCAGTGCCGCAAGCTAATCATATACCTACAAATCTTTATATTAGAGGTGAAGACGGAGCTTATGGAGGCGGGTCAACAAAAGGGGTGAGTGTTTATATACACGGTGGGGACAACACAACATCAACAAATCAGGGAGATGTTATTCTGGCTCACGATGGGTCTTCAGGAAGGGGTAACGTTGGTATAGGAACAACAAGTCCAAGTGCTAAATTAGAATTGGCGGGAACGTATGGAAACACAAAATTAGATGGTCATTTTATAGGCTTTACAAGAGCATCGGCAAACTATTTATGGGCTAACGCAACGGGAGGGGATTTAAGGTTCACGGTTAATGGAAATGCGATAGGTTCGCCGTCTATGATAATCAACACCTCTGGCAACGTTGGTATAGGAACAACTAATCCATCTGACGAACTTGAGGTTTATAAAAATGGTAGCGATGTTGCAATCAGAATTCACGAAGATGCTGGGACTCACGAAGCAAAACTTCATTTGAGAAGAGGTGGAAATGATTGGGAAATCATTAACAATAGTGACTTAGCATTTGAGATAGAAGGATCTGAAATTGCTAGGTTCAAAACAAACGGCAACGTTGGTATAGGAACAACGATTCCAGTTGCCAGATTAGATGTTTCAACTACTGGAGCGGATGGTATTAATTTATCTCAAGATACTGCGGCCTCAACTATTTCAAGTCGTTTGTTCTTTAGTAATGCAACTGCTGGTCAAGGTGTTTCAATATACAATTCTGGCTCAAACATGAGGTTCCAGACTGGTTCTACTATCGGTAGTTCTACAGGAACCACAAGAATGGTTATAAATTCATCTGGTAACGTTGGTATAGGAACAGTTAGTCCAAATGCTTTATTAGAATTAAGTAAAGATGGTGGTGGTTCAAGCACAACTTTATTAAATGTAGGAGGCACTGGAAATGGACGCATGTTGGTGAGGCACATAGATGGAAAGCTACATTCATCTGATGCCACAGATAGCCTATATTTAAATTACGTAAGTTCTGGCCATATCTCTATGGTTAATGGGGGAGGAAGTGTTGGTATAGGTAGTAATGCTCCATCAGCAAAACTCGATGTCGCAGGAGCTGGAAAGTTTACAGGTCAAGTTACAATACCTGCAACCCCTTCAGCCTCGACAGATGCAGCATCAAAAGGTTATGTAGATTCTCAAGTTGGAAGCGCAGATACTCTCCAAGAAGTAACAGACAATGGAAACACTACGACTAATAGTGTTGGTATAGGAACGACATCTGTCGCAGGTGCAAAGTTGGAAATCCAAACTACTGCTGGTTCACCTATGTTACAACTGCGTCCTACAGGAGCTTCTACTGATATTAACCCACTGATTCTTTACAGGAATCAAAACAACGGAACAGCAAACTATCTATTAGCTAAAAACGCTAGCACTTACTTTGGGACATATAACAGCGGTGTGCCAACTGATGAGTCAGAGATGGTCAAGATTACTCCTAGCACCAGTGATGCTCCGATATTACAAATTGGAGATGCAGGATCTACAGCGGCGAGATTAGATGTTGGGGGTAATATTAGATTACTTAATAATGGTTATTCATATATCAGCGGAGGAGATGTTGGTATAGGAACAACGAGTCCACAGACAAGGTTAGATGTAAACTCTTCTACGATCAATAAAGTAGCTACTTTTACAAGCACTGATTCAACCGCATTTATACAAATTGCAGATCAGAACACCACCGCTACAACGCATGGTTATGGCGCTAATGGTAATGTATTAAGTTTATACGCTAATGACGAGGAAAGAATGCGTATTCATTCTGATGGTAATGTCTCTATAGGATCAAATTCTGCTTCTGCTAAACTAACTGTTCTTACTGACGCAACCAGTTCAGAAATGCGAACTGTAAATATCAGTCATACAAGAAATGATCCAGATGTTGCTACACAAGCAGTAAGAATCGACATGAATTTAAGTGGTGCTGACAACACCACGGATGATAGACTAAATTCAGGCTTGATATTAGACATAGATTCCTCTGCTAATGGAGATGCTTCTAATGAACACAAAATTTACGGTGTTCATTCTGATGTTAGATTTACTGGTTTTTCAGATATAGTTCGTGGTGGGTATTTTCTCGCTGAATCAAACTATACAGGAGCAAAAACAAGTCAATTAATAGGAGTTTACGGACAAGCAATACATGATGCAGCCTCTACCTCTGGAGGAGTATCAAATATGTATGGAGTTTATGGATATAGCAATGTCCAAGATTTAGGCGATGTAGATAATAGTTTTGGAGGAAAATTTTTAGTTCTTATTTCCTCTGGTAGGGGTGATGCTGATGTTGGTGTCACGAAAGGCGTTGAAGGAGAAGTTACAATAGATAAAGCTTCCACTATAAATTATGGCACAATGATTGGTGTGTCGTCAATTATAGATAATAATGAAGGATCTGTGCCTAACTTTGGTAATCAATATTTATTTAAAGGTGCTTACGAAGGAACTAAAGGTGCAAATGCATATGGTATATATGTAGGAGGTGATAAGAACTATTTTGAAGGAAGCGTTGGTATAGGAACAACAAATCCATCCACTATATTCCACATCGACGATGATGCTTCTACTGGGACAGGTCTTCTGCTAACTGGAGGTGGCCTTGGACAAGCACTAGCTACATTTACCCGTGATGTTGGTGGTAGTGGGACGATAGCTATAAATTCTAGTGATTCACGCCCTCAAATTAAATTAGCGGCTTCATCTAATACTTTTGCGTTAGGCGTTAATGGCAGCACGTTTGAAATAGCAGATAATGATAAATTAGGAACTAATCCACGATTAAGTATAACAAACACAGGAAATGTTGGTATAGGAACAACGGGTCCAAACGCTTTATTAAATGTCCAAGGAGATTCTGATCCAACAATTTTAATAAACGCTGTGACAGGAAACTCCGCAAATAGTGGTAAACTTGCTTTCGCGGAAACGGATGGTGGTGCTCATCAAGCGTGGATGAAGTATGATGGTTCTGCTAATAGATTAGAAATAGGAACAGCAGAAGTTTCTCAAGCTTTAGTAATAAAAAGAACTGACGGTAACGTTGGTATAGGAACAACAAATCCAGCCAATTTACTAAGCGTAGTAGACTCAGGAGGAACAGGTTTAGAATTTATACCGCAAGATGCTAATAACAGAAATGTTATATTCAGTTACAAAAGATCAGCCTCCGCATACAAACAATTAAATTTTAGTGCTAATGATTACGTTTTCGTTACTGGAGGAGTTAACGACAGAATGGTCATTAAAAATGACGGCAAAGTTGGTATAGGAACTACTTCACCTAACCACACATTAGATGTAGAAACAGCAACAGATGATATAGTAGCTTCTTTTAATTCTTTAGATAATAAAGCGGCTATAGGGATTTATGATGATGATACACAAATTTATTTATCCGCTGCAGACAGCAAAGGATCATTTGGGTTTCAAGTTGGCACACACGCTAATAATTTAAATATTGATGCAAGCGGTAACGTTGGTATAGGAACAACTAATCCATCTGGTAAATTAGAAATCAAAGCATCATCTTTTGCTGGCACAATAAGATTTAGACAACCAGATGGTAATGCTCCTTTTGTTAGTTCTACAGCAGGCACAGCAATGGTTTTCCAAACCTACACTGGAACCGATAAGGCGGCAATCTATGTTGACAATAGTGGCAACTTTACTATTGGAGGTGCTAATATTCATTTAGATGGTGTTGTCTCTGGTGATAGATTTAAAGCATTAAACGGGGGCGCATTAACGTCTCCTTCGATTCAACTTGACGATACCACTGGGGATGAGTCGGGGTTATATCTACCAGCGACAAACAATATAGGTATAATAACAGATAGACTTGAGAGAGTTCGTATTGATGGATCTGGCAACGTTGGAATAGGAACAAACAGCCCGTCTGCAAACGGATCTAAAACTACATTACATATTAACAGCGACACTAACGGTGCTGCTATAAGATTAAGTCAAGCAAGCAATAGCTCTCTTATCAGATACGATAACACTAACGGTTTAAAGGTTGGCACAATAGCTAGTAAAAATTTATCTTTTGAGACTGCTGATACAACAGCCATAACGATTGATACTAATCAAAACGTTGGTATAGGAACAACTAGTCCAAGAGGTAAGTTAGATATTGTTGGGAACACAGATGATGATACTGATTTTTTAACAATTCAAGATAATGATCCTACAGCAGGTTCCCACAGACCAAGCATAAGGTTTAGATCAGATACTGCTCAAATTGGACAGATCGCAAGTTTAGATAATGGAATGAGGTTTTCAGTAGGAACTTCAGAGGATTCATTACTGGAAATTAAGAGTGGTGGCTATGTTGGTATAGGAACAACAAACCCTTGCTCTAAACTGGAAGTAAATGGCCACTTTGCAGCAACAAGCAAGTCATTCATCATTGACCACCCGACCCAAAAAGACAAAAAACTACAATACGCATCTTTAGAGGGTCCAGAAAACGGAGTCTATGTCAGAGGGACAACAGACAAAGAAACAATAGATCTCCCAGAATACTGGTCAGAACTTGTGCATGAGGACTCTATAACTGTCGTTCTTACCCCAATTGGTAAGAAACAAGATTTATTTATTAAAGAAAAATCAAATAAATTAATAAAAATTGGAGGAGCAGAAGGTTCTTTTGATTATGTAGTTTATGGAGAGCGTAAAGATATAGATAAACTAGAGATAGAACCATTAAAAGTGTAATAAAATACGATGTCTAATATTATTATCAGCCCACAATCAGGAGTAATCGAATTCAATACTGGAGTCGCAGGTTGTGATGATTCTTTTCATACTTCTACCGCGCCTATAAGGTTAGACGCTACAGGGGGAAACATTTGGTTTACGGGCAGCAATGTGGGTATAGGAACGACAGACCCTCAATTTACACTAGATGTAGAGGGCGCTATTCATGGCACAAGCGGAAATTTCTCAACAGCAATCACTGTTGGTGGCAACCCTGTGATGACAGGAGCATCACCAGAAGCAGATACTTTACAAACTGTTACTAGTAGAGGTAATACGACAACAACTGACATAAAAGTTGCACATATATCAGGCTCCAAGCTCTCATTAAGTCAAGACAACATTATTGATTCTAATGGTGAGATACTTGATTTTCAAGCAAATGACTTAATAGCTAACAGTAAACACATAAGAGCTGAATTCGGAATTTGGGCTAGGAGCGCTGGTGGTAGAAATATGGGTATTGATGGCAACGACCACGGCGACTTCATGCAGCTCTATACCAACGGCACAGAAAAAGTAAGAATTACACAAGTTGGCAATGTGGGAATAGGGACATCGACTCCTGATGATGCTTTGACAATTGTGGGGACATCAGCAGATTTCTCTATAAGAAAAGCCGATAATAATTTAGCTGCTAGAATAGTTCAATTCTCTGCTGGGGGTGGTCAACTAAGACTGTATGATACAGGTTCTAATGAAACGGTTAGATTAGCTGGAGATGGTAGCAATTCTTTCATTACTGGCAACTTGGGAATCGGAACAACCTCTCCAAGCTCCGCTCTTGAGGTTCGTGGAGGCAGTATTGATATAGGGACTAACGATATTAAAGGGGCAGCTAACTCCAAAATCGAAATGGATGCAGCGGATGGATTCACGCTCACCAACCCTAACAACGCTCATGGTGTTGATATTGTAGCAGATGACCTTACATTTTTTGGTGGTGGTCTTGGCAATAGAAAGATTACAACAAACGCTGGAGATCTAAGCATCGACCCAACTGCCGATTTATTACTAAACGAAACTGCTGGTAATGTCGGTATAGGAACAGATAGTCCTTCAACTAAATTCCATTTAGGAAGCGGTATTGCTCGATTCCAAAATGCTGGGTCTAATTACATAGAAGTTGATGGTAGTGTAGCTAGTGCAAACATTGCTAGGATAAGCTCAAGATTTAATAGGTTTGAAATAGTAACAAATGCTGGGGCTGGTGACCCTGATATATCTTTGATGCCAGCCGCTGGCGGTAATGTAGGAATAGGTAATAACGCCCCAGCCGAGGCATTGTCTATCAGCACCGCTGCCGAAGCAAAAGATAACAACATAGATTTCTTAGTCTCCAACTCTTATAATGCAGGTTTGTTGTTTAGAGATCCTGCTGGCGGTAGGGGTTCTATTATATCTAATACAGATAATGATTTAATTTTTTCTACTAATGGCACAGGCATTTCTGCTGAAACCATGCGGATTGATTCTGATGGTAATGTCGGTATAGGAACAGATAGTCCAGATCTATCTCTTTCGGTTGCAGGAAGCAGCCAAAACCAAGCAATTTTTGGTCAAGATAGAACTAGTGGAGTTTCATCTATTTATGTTGGCTCCGAAGCTAGCACTAATAAATGTTTAGCTATAAATTATGATAATGCTAATAATAAAGCTATATTTAACATAGGTGGAGATTATTCAAGTTCGCCACTTGTTATAGATGACGGCGGTAAAGTAGGGATAGGAACAACTAATCCATCTCAAACTCTTCATGTTAAAGGTATCGGGATAATTGAAGATGCGAGTAGCACATCTTTCGGAACACTTCAATTTGGAACTGATACTTCGCGTTATGTAAGAGGTAACTCTGCTGAAATACAATTTGGATCTACAATACAACAACTTCATTTCCAAAAAACAAACGGTCCTGCTCAAGTAGCTTCTAGCGCCGCAAATGGAGTAACAGCTATACAATTACTAGCGAGAAATGTCCACACCTCTGCTAATCTTTTAGAGGTTGTAAATGGCAATGGTCAGACAGCAGATTTCGTTATTGATAGTGCAGGCAACGTTGGTATAGGAACAACTAATCCGTCTTCTAAATTACACGTAGCTGGCACTGCTAGCATTGATACGTTAGAATACAGCTCTGTTGTTTCGGTATTTGGACAGAGCAGAATTAAGCTAAATGAATTGTCTGATGTCTTTTATAAAGCAGATCTACGCTTCACAGTGACTGGAGGTAGCCCAAGTTTCTTTAATGGGGGCTTTGATCAGGCAGGTAACTTACCTACTAACACTACTAATGTCATAAATGTAAACGTAGCTGGTCAACAAGGAGTCCCGTCTAATGGTATCACCTACCCGCAAGGCAATGTTTATATATCTTTCTATTATACGAACCATGCATACACGGCTATAAGTTTAAGGCATAAAAGTGGTGGTGTTTATTATTCTTCTACAGGAACAGACGTATCTACCAATAGCGGTTACAAGGTAATAAAGTTTCCAATATCGACGAATAACTACTTAACTGATATTGAGATTTCAATAACAACAGACGCAAATTTAGTAAAAGTAGCAGCTATAAATTATTTATCAGACAGGTGGACGACACAGTTAGAGCTTCCATTTGTTTCTAAATATCTAACTTCAAATACCGTTTTTGGTGAATTCGGTATCTCTGGAGTGTCAGCTAGTTCTGGTCCACACCTTCGATTAGAAGGGACATACACTACTTGGGAATTAGAAAACCAATATACTGGAGGAGCTACTAACGACATGTTCCGCATTAGGAACACACAATTAGGTTCAGACGCTTTAGTTATAAATAGACTTAATAATAACGTTGGTATAGGAACAACTAATCCGTCCACCAAGTTGCAGGTTGCGGGAACATCTCAATTTGATGATAATCTTAACGTTGCTAATAGCACATTATCTATAACTGCGGCAGCTCCTAATATGTTGTTTGTCGTTCCTTCTGGAGGTTTAGATAGCAGAATTTACAACGATGGATCTGGTAACTTCATTATTGGTCATGGAACTAACTCAAATAATCCGACAGAGAGGTTACGTATTAACTCTTCTGGTAACGTTGGTATAGGAACAAATAGCCCAGCAGAAAAACTCCATGTTAACGGAGAAGTTAGGGTAGATGCTAATGAAGGTATAGCAACAAAAAAAATTAGATCTAGCTACTTCTCTAGTAGCCAAAATTTATACTTACAATCTGGTGCATCAGGAGATATAATATTAACTTCAGATAAGGTCGGTATAGGAGCAACTAGTCCACAAGAAAAACTAGATATTTCGGGTGGCAACATAAGATTAGATGACGGTCAGAGAATAACTTGGTCAACAGCAGACGCAAACATAGGCAGAGTCAGAATAGTTGGAAATGAGTCAAGTGATTTTCTAGCTTTTACTACAGATAACTCCGAAAGATTACGAATTGACTCTTCTGGCAAAGTTGGTATAGGAACAACGAGTCCGACAGCGCCACTGCATTTATATCAACCTTCTTCTACGGGAATGAAATTCGGTAGAAGTGGACATGATACTATAGAATTAGCATTAGAAGGAAGTAACAGATTTGTAATTAATAATGATACAGACTCTAGTAACCTTCTGACCTTAATGTTCGATAGCGGCAACGTTGGAATAGGAACAACTGGCCCAGCATCTAAATTACATGTAGACGGAACCGTCCAAGTTGGCGTAGATGATACGGGATATGATGTCAAATTCTATGGTAATGATTCGGGAGAATACATGGAATGGGACGCAAGTAATGCGCGTTTAAATATTCTTCATACAGATGAGAGCGCAGGTCTTCAGGTATTTACTAATGCACAAGTCCAAACGACTCAACCTCAAATAAAAATTGGTAGAAGTAGTAATCAATATTGGGGAGCATATGTGGATGACAGGAATGCACATTTAGTGCATAGACAAGATGAAACTAGTGGTAATATGACTACTAGATTTGATCAATGGGATAGTAATACATCCGACAACAACGGTTCATGGCTGTGGAGGGTCGGCAATGGCAGTGGAGCTAGTATGCAAACCGCTATGACTTTAACTCAAGCAGGAGATTTAACTCTTGGGGGTAGTTTGACATTAGGTGGGACAGGTAGAATACAAGGTATTGATACTGTTTCATCAGGGACTGACGCTACGAGTAAAACTTACGTTGATAATGCTATTACGTCTGGTCTTGGAAGTTACTTGCCACTAGCAGGTGGAACTCTTACAGGCAACTTAACAATCGCTAAGACGGACCCGACTATTACATTATACGATAATTCTGGAGCGAACACTGATCCTAACGGCACAATTATATTTTCAGAAGTATCTAATACGACTAATTTTGATATTAACTATAATGGAGCCGATGATCGACTAGAGTTTAGAGGAAGAATTGGTTCTACACTGACCGATCTAGTCCATATAAAAAGAAGCTTGACTAACACCTTACAAGTTTTAGGCACTGTTACCGTAGACGGGGGTAACATAACATTAGGTGGAACAGGACGTATCCAAGGTATAGATACTGTAACAGATTCTACAGACGCAGCAAACAAAGCGTATGTCGATGCTCAAGTTGGTAGCGCAGATACTTTGCAGGAAGTAACTGATAATGGTAATACTTTTTCAGCAGATCTTTTATATACAAATTCTGGGACCGCACAAAAGATAGATAACAATCATTATAACGGGTTAATGCATTTTAATGCCAGTAGGAATGTTGGTTTCCAAGCTTCAACTGCTGACATAGCTCATATCCACTCTTTTTCAGAAACTCATTTTAAGTTTGGTAGTTCCCACAACTCGGCGAACACCACAACCATGCTTATTAAAAGCGATGGTGACGTTGGCATAGGAACAACTGGTCCATCAAGTAGATTACATATATCATCAGCGAGAACAACAGAGAGAGTAATAACAGAGAGCACCAATACTTCCGCTTATGTTGGTTACCGTGCGACTAATGGTTCTGGTTACTGGGAAATGCAAGTTGATGGTTCAAATCAGGGACTACGTTGGTTAGATGATGGTTCAGAACGTATGCGTATCGACTCTTCTGGCAATGTTGGCATAGGAACAACTAATCCAGCGAATCAACTACATGTGGTAGGCACTAGAATTAGGTTAGACTCTAACGCTGGAGGTTTTTATAAGTATACAGGAGGGGGTGGATTCAGATTCGCTCTCTATGATGATTCATCAAAAACACACCTTTTCGCAGATGGAGATGGATCTAATCCACACATGACTTTTAATGCTGGTTTTGTCGGTATAGCAACAGAAGATCCACAGCAGGAGCTTCATGTAAAAGGAGCGGCTTTGCGTTTAGAAGAAGCTAGCGGATCTAGACATTTAGATATAGTTCCAGCCGTTAGTGGCCAACATCATAGGTTTACTAGCACAAACACAGGTGCTGGGTATATTTTTGAATACTGGAATGGTTCTGCTGCTACAGCTATGGGTTCCATTACAAGCACTGGGCTTACCGTAAACAGTGGGAATATATCATTAGGTGGAACAGGACGTATCCAAGGTATAGACACTGTAACAGACTCTACAGATGCAGCATCAAAAGGTTATGTAGATTCTCAAGTTGGAAGCGCAACTCTCCAAGAAGTAACTGACAATGGTAATACTACGACTAATAGTGTTGGAATAGGAACAACTAGTCCAAGTGCTAAGTTAGATGTTTCTGTTACATCTGGCGCTGCTTGGATGAGCTTAATAAATGGTAGTGAAACTGCATTTAGGCTAACTACTTATAACAACGGCACAAGTAACGGGAGTAACGCTTACGCTTTTAAACATGGATTATATTATAATACCACAGAGAACGCTGCTGTAACATTCTACAGAGGAGGTAGTTCCACAGGAGGGTTTTTGACTTTCACTACAAATGCTGGTAATGAAAGAATGCGTATTGATACTAACGGTAACGTTGGCATAGGAACAACGAATCCTATCGCAAATTTACATGTAGACGGGGATGTTCAAGTAGGCAACTCTAATAATCCTAATGCATTTGGAGCTTTACAAGTTAATCAAGCTACTAATGTTGATGAAGCGGGTATAGGTGTTTTATCTGCTTCTGCTGGTAGATCTATAAGAATTTGGGTAGACGAAACTAGATCTTACATTAACAGTGGTAATGGTGGTGGCGGTATTTTAGTGCTAAATGAAGGGGCGGGTAACGTTGGTATAGGAACAACTGGTCCGACTAACAAGCTGGAGATCAAGGGATCAGGTGGAGGCACTGATGTGCTAAATCTAAATAAAGGGACTGGTGAAGGTGGTATCAAATTTACATTTGATGGAACCAATTATGTCTCTTACATAAGAACCAAGGAATTCTCTACTGTAGCAGACAACTACATGGCTCTAGGTGTTTCTAATGGAAATAATACCACTGGCGCTGAAGTCATGCGGCTCAAAGGTGACGGCAATGTTGGTATAGGAACGACTAGTCCTAGCACTAAGTTAGAAGTGGCTGCGACTGCAACTACAAGTGTAGATATAGCTCATTTTTCAAACTCAAATGGCGTTGTCAAAATTAATCATTCTTTAGATGGGGTAGGTTCAGGAAAGATATCTATCTTAGACGCTTCTAATAACGAGGATATTAGGTTAAGCGCTCACGGAGACAGTTGGTTTAACGCTGGCAAGGTCGGTATCGGAACAACTAGTCCGACTTTTGGGAAGCTAGAAGTTTACGGTAATGGCGCTAATACAACGATTGCAGTTCATGAAGATGCTGGAACCCACGAAGCAAGACTTCATTTGAGAAGAGGTGGATCTGATTGGGAAATCATTAACAATAGTGACTTAGCTTTTGAAATCGAATCATCTGAAATTGCTAGGTTCAAAACAAACGGCAACGTTGGTATCGGAACAGCGACTCCTGACTCTAGGTTAGATGTAACTGGCGGTGATATTACAATTAATACATCTGGTGCTGGCTTCATGCACTTTAAATATGGTTCAGTCGGGAGTGAATCAACTGTAGGCACTATAACCACAGATGGCATTGATTTAAGGATAAATTCAGTAGCCGACACAATTTTTCAACCTACAGGCAACGTTGGTATAGGAACAATTACTCCTAATGAAAAGCTTGAAGTAAATGGTAGCGTTAGAGTCGGTAATGTAAAAATACAAAACGCCAACGGTGGTAGAATAGGACTTAACAGAAATACAAGCACGGGAGCTATCTACAATAACACTTTCGGGGCTTTCCAAATACAAAACAACGATACAACAGGTTTTGAAATTCAAGGATATAATACAGGTGGATCACTGACAGGTCTTATCTCTATGAAGCAATCTGACGGCTATGTTGGTATAGGAATAGCGAGTCCGACAACTAAATTTCACATCGACGATAACGCTACTGCTGGGACAGGTCTTTTGGTAACTGGAGGAGGTGTTGGTGGGCCATTAGCTAAATTTACCCGTGACGTTGGCGGTAGTGGGTCAGTAGAAATAAGCTCAAGAGATTCACGCCCTCAAATTAAATTAGCCGCTTCATCCAATACTTTTGCGTTAGGTGTTAATGGCAGCACCTTTGAAATAGCAGACAATACTACTTTAGGAACTAATGCCCGATTAAGTATAACAAACACAGGCAATGTTGGTATAGGAACAACGAGTCCGACAGCAACATTAGACATTAAAGGTGATGGCGCGGAGATATACTTGAAGTCAGCGGATTATAGTGTCGCAAGAATAATCCCAAGAGGAACAGGAAGTAATCTTGATAAAGGTTTGCTATCGTTATTTGATGCAGGAACAGAAGACGTAAGGATTGATACCGCAGGAAATAGCTGGTTTAACGGAGGTAACGTTGGTATAGGAACAACTAGCCCGTTTAGTAAATTATCAATTAATTCCAATGGTGCGCCTACAACCTCTGGCAATGTAGCGTCTACTGGTTTAACAATACATAATGGATCGGGTGGAACAGCAATACAAATAGGCACAAATGATTCTGCTTATAGTTATATTCAATCAACTTATGTAAACGCTTCAAATAACCTTCGAGAATTAAGATTTATACTAGGTAATACTACTGCTTTAACTTTAGATACATCAACTAATGCAACCTTTGCAGGTAACGTAAATATTGCACAAGCTAATAATTTAACCGCTGGAAGCGTAATAACAACTTCCTCTACTGCTTTAACTGCTGTAGATAACGGGAAGGCCATCTTTGGAACTGGCTTGGATCTCCAGATATTCCATGATGGTAACCATAGTTATATTCAAGATACTGGGACAGGTAATTTCAATTTACAAAGCAACAGCTTAAGGTTACTGGGGGCAGATAGTTCTTCTATGTTGATTGCTCACCAAGGCGGTGCGGTAAACTTATACCATAATAATTCTGCAAAATTAGAGACAACTTCTACAGGTATTTATGTTGGTGGTAATATTCAACTACTTGATTCGTCTAGCACTAGTTTCGGAAGAATAACTTTCGGTCATGGTAACGATCTCCAAATCTACCACGATGGCTCTAATAGTTATATAAATGATACAGGGTCTGGTGGATTACGTTTATCCACAAATCAGTTTAGAGTTTATAATGCTTCTACAGACGAATTAATTATAAATGCAAGTGAGAACGATGCTGTAGAACTTTACTATAATAATACTAAAAGGTTTGAGACAACAAGCACAGGCGTTTCTATAACAGGTGGGGCAACTTTATCAGGTAATGTTGGTATAGGAACAACGAGTCCAGAACAGGAACTTCATGTATACCAAGGAACTGCTAAATTTGAATCAACAAATGGTAACGACGAATCATTAGAGCTTGGTCGCAGTGATAATAGTAACTTGTGGAAATTCAACCACGCTGGTAATGATTTAAGAATACGTAATGATGGAGGAACAGGTTATGATATCTTACTTGGTGTTAATTCAGGTGGGACGGTTATAAATAATAAAGTTGGTATAGGGACAGCAAGTCCATCTCAAAAGCTGACCGTCGGAGGTAGCATTAACACAATAGCACCGATGGGTGTGGCTGCACAATGGGCTTCTAGTCAAATACGACTAGAATCTACTAATACAGTTGATAATACTGGATGGCAAGGTATCTCCTTCGCTTCAAGCACAGTTACTAACTATGGATGGAGTATAGGAGTTAATAGAAGTGGTAGTGGCAGGGGTTCCTTTAGGATTTATGAACATATCAATAGTGCCACTGGTGGAGAAAGATTTTCTATAGAGCAAGACGGTAATGTTGGTATAGGAACAAATAATCCAGCTAACAAACTAGACGTATCTGGAGGCATAGCTGTTGGAGCTAGCTATGTTGGGAACACTGCCCCATCTAACGGAGCTATTATTCAAGGTAACGTTGGCATAGGAGTAACAAGCGCTTCTTATGCACTTCAAGTTGGCGGTTCTATTGTAGGCTCATCAAAAAGCTTCTTAATAAAACACCCGACAAAAGAGGGTAAGCAGTTACTCCATGCGTGTATCGAGGGTCCAGAAAATGGTGTATATTTCCGAGGGAAAAGCACCTCAAATATACTTGAGATGCCTGATTACTGGATTGGTCTAGTCCATATTGATTCGATGACAGTAGATATTACAGCCATAGGTCCAAATCAAGATCTTTATGTTGAATCAATCGCGGATGATGGAGAAGTAACTATAGGTTCAAATACAGAAACTCCTCTTAATTATTTCTATGTTGTTTATGCAGAACGCAAGGACATAGGAAAACTTGAGATAGAAATTGACGATATAGAATACTCAGGCTAACAAAGCAGTTGATTTTGCTACCATCATAACTTATAATGTGTTGATGTTAAATTGTGTATTTTTAATCCCTATTGATCATAGGGGAATTCAAGGACAGTGTTTCGAGCAATATTTAGAGTTGCAAACTTGGTGTCATAAAAATAACTCTGCTATTTTTTCCTGTAATGGGTTGTTTTTAAATTTCGCTCGAAACTTCTTGGCAACAGGAGGTGGTGGATTTGCAGATACCTCCCCGCCAGAAGCGGAGTGGCTCTTTTGGATTGATTCTGACGTAAAATTTAATATTGAGCAGATAGAACATATGCTTAGTATATCCCCAGATAAAAAGTTTGTTACTGGATGGTATAGGTCTGATTACGGAGATAAAGCAATGGTGGGCAATTGGGATGAGGATTATTTTAGAGAGAATCTCCATATGCCTTTTACGTCAGTAAAATGGCTTGATAAATTAGGCGAAGAAGAACCAAATAAGTTAGTTGAAGTAGATTGGTGCGGATTTGGATTTACCAAAGTCCATAGATCTATTTATGAACAGATGGATTACCCATATTACCCCTTAAATAAAGCTCATATTCCAGATTGCAACCACCCAAGTAAAAAAGAGGAAAAAATGACAGTTAATGATTTAAGCTTTGAAGACGTTAGTTTTTGTAAAAATGTCTATGAAAAGCTAGAAATTAAGCCTCTGGTTGTGCCTAAATTAAGAGTTGGTCATTTAAAATCCTTTTTTGTGTAATTTAGTGTAGTTATTATTAACAATACAATCTATAATTAGCTATGCCAGACAATTTAGGAGAACCAATCCCAAGAGACGAACCATTTGTGGTTCCAGCCAAGCCAGAACAAACATTTGATTCTGTTTGGCTTCGTAGTATTAATATTTATGTGCCAAATACAGCGGAGGAAGCGCCGACTGAAGGCTCTGTAAGTATTGAAATGCTTCCGTATGATGGTGACAGTGAAAAAGTTCTTGTTACCGCTGACAATGAGGGAGTTGAGTATATTAATGTCCCTAGTCGCATTAACGGTCGCAAACCATTTTGGCAGATGATGGCTGAAGTTCCAGAAGCTGCTGAAGCTATGGACGCGATCATTGCAGCGATCCCTGCGATTAGAGAGTGGGCTGATACCGCTCCACCAGAGCCAGATCCACCAGTAGATCCAGAGCCTGAACCAGAGCCTGAACCAGAGCCTGAACCAGAGCCTGAACCAGAGCCAGAGCCAGAGCCAGAGCCAGATCCCGTTGAAGAGGACGATGACGAAGTTTAAATTAATAGCCCCCACTTAGGGGGCTATTTTATTTCAAGTCTGATCCTGATCTCCTAGATGAAGGGGACCAAGGGGGTGAGGCCGATCTTGAAAGTTGTCCACCATAAACGGGTTTAAGGGATTCCCTATTATTTGTTGGAGATATGATTTACATACATGGTATCTAAATTGAGAGGATCTCCCAGCGGCGTGAAAAACATAAGGTAGTATACCATTTCTTTTCAAGATTGCGTATTCATGCAATTGGAAATGCTGTAGTTCCATATAAGGCAATACTTTCGCAAAGTCTCGTATATCATCAATATTATACCTGATAAATCCTCTTATCATTGCTTGATCCTCTTGCCAATGCTCAAGCTCTACGCCCAACTCCTGTTGAAATCTCTGCGCCAATTCCATATCTCCAGCCCATTTGGTTAAGATATTGATTACTTGCTTTGTATTTTTTAATATAAAAAATCCCGCATTAACGCTATCAGATTTAAGATATCTATCGGGATCTGCGCTTAATAGTATATCTTTTTCATAATGGTTTATAATGTCCTCTAAGGGGGGAGCCGAATTATAAAAGAAGGCATCTGCATCTATCCACACTACATAATCGTAGTCTTCTATGTGCTTTAACAAAAGAGGAAATCTCTCCCAAGTTGACGGTCTATTTTTGTATGCCCTGCGACTCGACTTTATAAGGGTATACCCATACTTCGCGCAGTAGAGTCTATTTATTTCCCGACAAACATCTCCATACTCATAGACATTACCATCATACCACATACAAATAGCTATTTTCATATTTTAGTGATCTCTACTCCCATCAAATACACAGACGAAATATAAGTCTTTGTTTGTTGGGTTATCTACTTTATGAAATACGCCGTCAGGAATTAATACGACATCTCCTTCTTTAACGTGAAGGGTCTCGTCTCCAAGCATCATAATACCCTTTCCCTCAACAAAGTAATAGATTTCTTCCTTTCCTTCATGGCTATGACCTCTTGTTTCTTTTTTGGGTTTTAATCGAGTGCTACTTAGTATAAGATTATTTAACATCTTATTATCTTTAAGCAAATAAGTATCGTTGTTTTTAACAACCTCTCCTTTGATATCCTTAATGTTATATTTCATTGGTTTCCTACTACCATTAATCCAAAGTTAGCTGTAGCGTAAGATAGCCAAATAATAGCCCATCCAACGTCACGTTTCATAAAATAAGCTATAGCAACAATGGCATACATGATTCCTGCAATAAGAGGAACATATTTAGTTATTAGGTCGGGGTTCATTTAGATAAATAGTTTTCGTTTTTAAGTTTATAAGTCCAATCACATTTCCAATTAATTAATTCTTCTTTTGTTTTTTGCGGGTATGGTTTTCTAAAACTTAAATCAAGTTTCATGATATCATTTCTGTGAGAGTCTATTTCTGGTATTAACCCATCACAATTATCATGCCAACGATAGAAATAAAGAGATTGTCTAAAGTGATGAGCTTTCTTTTTTCCACACATCTCTGCCATTGGAATAAACAAAATAACATCTTCTGGAACCTTAAATAGAGTGCCATTCTTATATCTTAGATCTACATCTTTAATATTCTTCATTAAAAAGAATTTATGTGATCTAAGATGGCCCAGACAGAAGTTTTGATTTCTTAAAGATCTCGACCAATCAACTTCTGTATAAAAATCATCTGCAAATCTTACATAATTGCTGTGAGAAGCTCCTCCATAAGTCATCCACCAACCATTTAGGTAAAGACTATTCAAATAACTAAGTGCTTGTTTATGAATTAAAAAATCATCCCCATCAAGAGTAACTATAATATCTTCATCCTCTGGAGAACAATGCTTAACAAAACTAAATGTTTTGTTGTATACCGCACCCATATTCTTTGAATTTTTAATAATTTTTATTCTAGAATCGCCATTAATTATATTTTCTGCCACCTTTACAGAATTGTCAGTGCTAGCGTCATCAAAGATATACATCTCCCAGTCATCATATTCTTGGAGTAAGACACTAAAAATACACTCTTCTATAAAGTTTTCACAATTATAACAGGTTGTGATGATTTTAATCATAAATTTAACCTAGGATGAACACAAAAGAGCCAAATATATAAAGAGGCTAGGATGAACAAAAGAATGCCAAATAATAGGTTAGTCAACAAATGAATAACTTTTTTCTTTCTTTTTGTTCTCTAAATTCTGTTCGATCTTTTTTCTTTCTTCGATTAACATTGCTTTTGCTAGAATCGCATAATTTACAATATCCTCACAAGCGTCTTCAACCGACTCATTTGAAACTTGTAATTGTTTATCATTAGTAAAAGAACGGATTCTTTGAATTTTGTCGATTAACCGCAGTAAAAGACCTTGGACTGGGTGAATATCTAGGATAATAGAAGAATTAAAATTAGCGAATACGTCAGTGGCATTTTTTCCTCCAGTATAATCGCTATTTTTTTGTTTCATTATCTCCTTGCACTTACCGCAAGTTTCATCATGTAGATTTAATAACTGTTCAGTATTCATTTTTATTATTTTTTATTATGTTTTATTGGTCTTTAACAAATTTTCCATCAACCATTTTGCCTGTTCTATTTTTTATTTCATTATAAGCTAGCTCCAAACATCTTTCTGGATCTTCGCCAAGCATTTTTGATGCGATTATAATAGTGACTAGCATATCTCCTATACCATCTCTAATCTCCGCTTCGTCTTTTCGTTTTACAGCTTCGATTGTCTCGTTTAGTTCTTCTTGAGTTTTATCTAATTGAGCTAAAGCTCTATGCTCCCAGTTGGCGAGGGATTTATCCGTGAAGTAGTTATCAAAAATCCCTCTTTCATTTGCCCAAATTAGGACACTGCTACTTAATTCTCCAAAGTTTTTCATTAGTTTAAGTTTTTGTTTCTTTCCATTCTTTCCAGATGTCTAGCCCAGATATCTGCTTGCTGTATTCTTACTTTATGCTCCCATTTGTCAACAGCTAAATTATACATGGTAATTGGGTAGGTCAAAGATATTCTTAAGAAGTAAATCAGGCCAATGACAATCCCGAGTGGTATCCCGACTAATATTGAAGCAATTAAAATTATGAATCTCCCTGCAAAATGTTGGTATTTACTCATGCACTCTATTATAGCCAGAAAACCCTATGCGTCAAGGGGTTATTTTTTTTCATAAAAAATGCTTGCACGGGTTCATATTTGTGGTAATTTCCTCACATGCCAACGATAAACAGCATATTCGATGACGCAATCGGGCAAGAGTCAGTCAAGAAGACCTTGAGTATCTACATTGATGCTTACAAGAAAACTGACCGCTTGCCATTTATTAATCTTACTACTGGCAAAGGAGGGGGAAAAACATTTTTCGCTCGAAAGTTCAGAGAGGCGCTTCGGAGGAGTGATGGAGCTAAACCACCGATGCTAGAAGTCAATGGTAAAACCATAAAAAATGCAGGGAGCTTTTTCGAGCAGATTTACCCAGTTTGGATTCAGCACAATGCGTTTCTTTTTATTGACGAAGGACACAATCTTCCTAATGACCTTCAGCAAATTTTTCTTTCTGTTCTTAATGTAGACAAGAATCCTAAGAGAACAGTCGAGCATGAGGGAATCCCTTATGATTTTGATTTTACTAAACTGACTTTCTGCATGGCGACTACCGATCAGCAGAAGTTGGCAGAGCCTCTTAGAGATCGCCTTAGAGATATTGCATTTGAAGAATATAAAAATAAAGAACTCTATGATATCTTCCACGACAATTTAGAGTGGAGTGCCGATATTGATGATTCCGCAAAAGAAGATATCGTTTCATCTTTTAGGGGAAACCCAAGAGATGCCGTTGTCAAAGCGGAAGATTTAAAAATCTACGTTTCTGCCAGAAACGTCAAAAAGGTAACCAAAAAAATCTGGGAAGAGTTTTCCGACACAATGGGAGTCAAGAAATTTGGCTTGACTGCATCAGAGATGGCTATAGTGAAGGCGCTGGGAGAGCGGGGAGCCATGACCTTGAATGGTCTTGCCTCCGTTACAGGCTTCCAGAGAGGAGCAATCCAGAAGGACTACGAGACCATGCTGATCAAGAAACGCCTTTTAAAGATTGACACTAAACGAGAATTAACTAAAAAAGGTTTAGACCTTGCGAGAGAGATCGCATAGTATTTAACATGAAAGCATACAAACCAAAAGAGGTGACTATAGCAGGTCACCAGTTCACCATAGTTTACAAACAAATGAAAGATTATGGAGAGTTAGATTCTGATGGTAAGAAAATCTATGTGTCTAATAAAATAAAAGATGAAGTTTTATTAGATACAATTATTCATGAAGGCTTCCATGCCATGCTTTCTCTCTCTGGTCTAGGCTACATCCTAGAGGATGTCCAAGAGGAGCTAGAAGAAGCACTGGTCAGAGCATATGAGAATATCATGGGACCATTTATAAAAGAACAATATAGAGCATTCTATAAAAAATGAATTTTTATTCAAAAAAACTCTTGACCCAAATTCAAATTACTGTATACTAAAACCATGAAGATCACATTAGATATTGATGGCGACAGTTTCTCCTCTGAAGCAGGGGATATACTGGATGCTCTTACTAACATACTTATCGAAGCAGGAGAGATGGAAGATGATCTCTTTTTGACTGCAACAAGTGCAGAAGAGTCTGCAATACTAAATCTATCAAACTAAAAAAACAAAAAGATATGGCTACAAGAGGAAGACCAAAAGGAGCAAAGTCGTTTGTCAACATTGACATGGAGACACTGAACGAATACTTTGGCTCAAAGCAGCACATCCCTGTCAGCAGGGTATGGCTAGAGAAAATGAACATCCTGATTGTCGAGCAGGAAGCTAATCAAATCAATGCTTCTGTTAAGCCAACAGCAGAGGCAGGAGCAGTAGAATTTAAAATCACTGAATAATGATAGAAGATAAATGGATTAATTTTGTTCTCCTAAATGGATGGAGAATCAAAGCAGAAGTTGATGAAGAAACAGGTGATATGACTATTCTTGTAAGCAATGAGAATGGTGACGTTGATCTTGGAGGAGCAGAGGGAGAAGCAGAAATAAAAGAAGTTTATAAACTTTTCACAAATGAAGAAAAAAGTAACTAGTTACGTTGTATTTGACAATAAGAATCGTTGGATGGGAGGATATTCCACAAAGCTTTCTGGCCCTCCATTATCTCATTCAACTCCTGCCATCGTTATGGCTATTATGAATGCAGAACATTCTAATGGCAAAGTATACGAAGTATACGAAGACGGTGATCAAAAATTAGTTCACCCAAAGAAGTAATGTGGAGATTATGGGCAAAAGCACTAGGAGAGAAACAAGGAAAAGATAATGAAGCTGATTGTGTGGCTTTAATTCGAACCTTAATTATTCTCCAAGCTATTGTTTGTAATTTGTTTATTATCGCAAACATTATAAAAAACTGGTAATTTGTCCTTGACCCTGAATTAAAATTAATTTAAATTGCCTTTATGAATATATTTGCAGTAGATCGAGACCCAAAAGTATCCGCTCAACAGTTGTGTGACAAGCACGTTGTCAAGATGATTTTAGAATCAGCACAAATGCTTTGTGCAGTCTATGACAAGGGAACCGCACCATACAAAAGAGCTTTTTACAATCACCCATGCACCATATGGGCTAGAGAGACAGAGCAAAACTATGAGTGGCTTCTCGATCACGCCTATGCTATGTGTCAGGAATATACCAGACGTTATGGTAAAGTTCATAAGTCTCTTGACACTATCGAGTGGTGTGGTAAAAACTATCACAAGCTATCTCTTCCGCGCACTGGTCTGACACCATTTGCTCAAGCAATGCCAGAAGAATACAAAAACGATTGTGCTGTTACAGCATATCGAGCTTACTACAATGGCGAGAAAGCAGGATTCGCTACTTGGAAAACAAGAAAAACACCTGCATGGTTCAAAGAAACAACAAAATAGAAGAAAAAATGAGACAGATGAAATTACCTCTGTATGATATGCTACTATCACAAGCAGAGGCAGAAAAAAATAAAGCATTTCTAACACTTGATTTGCTTTCAAACCATCCAGCGGGGATTGGAGATCATTCAACCAGTGATTTTTACAACAACGCAAACGAAGCTTTGGAAGCATTAGCTTCGGCTGACGATAAGATCGAAGCTTTAAAAAGATATTTTAACATACATTCAGAAGAAATCCGATAACAAGATGAGCAAAAAAACATTTGAAATTACATTTTTAGACCATATAGAGGCTGAAACATACGAAGAAGCTTGCAACATACTAAAGGAGTGGATAGATATCAATGACGGAGATATAAGAGCATTTGAGATTAAACAGTTAAATGAAGAAAGACAGAAGGCTTGAAATTGGAATAGTATCATTTGCGGTCACCTTTGCCTTGGCATTCTTGGTCGCTACTCACTTCATTGAGGAAGAATCTGAGGTAACAGAGATATTTAACTTACCCGAAGAATCTATTTCAGTAGATAAACAACCTACTAAATACAAAAGATTTGATGTTCGGGTAAAATTAACTAAATTCCAGTTAGAAAAGATGCTTCAATTGCTTGAAGAGAAGAATGGGTATTATAATGAACAGAAGGGGTTATACATACATGCTTTACCAGAGGACTACATGACGTTCAGATCAGTAGCAAGAGGGGCAAGTAATGAATATGAGATATCCTCTACTCAATTATCTCGATACACTGGAGAAAAAATCATAGAACAATGACACCATATGCTATAGGATTTATACTCTGGTTATTTGTTGTCGCTTTGATTTTGTTATTTTTCAAATCGGCATCAAGGTAACCTTTGGCGGGGTAGCCCAACGGCAGAGGCAAGCGACTTAAAATCGCTAAAGTGTGGGTTCGAATCCCACTCCCGCTACCAAACAATTAAGTAATGAAAAAGGAAACAAAAAGACGATTACCTTCTCATTCAGAAATTGTAGATTATTGGCAATCGAGAGTTTATGAAGGCGATATGGGGATAGATTGGGCAGATTCGCCAGAACGTAGATGCTGGAGATGCGCCGACTTATGCGAGTCAAAAACCACAAACAGGATCGAAAGATGTCATATCATACCCCATTCATTAAAAGGCTCAGACAAACCGTGTAATCTTGTTTTATTATGCAAACACTGCCATAAAGAAGCTCCCAACATAAATTGTAAAGACGCTATGTGGCTTTGGATAAAAAAAACAAGCGTTCCTTATTATAATACTTGGCTTGAAATTAGGACTAATAGAGATTATAAAGAAATTTTTGGGTCTTGCTTTCACGAAGATTTAATAAAAGCTTGCGTAAAAAAACTTGGAGGGTTCTCTTATGGCCAAATACAATCTTTTAAATTGGTTTTTGAAGATGAATATAAGAAAAATTTAGAAGAATCAAGCGTTCATTGGGGACAATCTGGTCCCAACTACTCTACTAGAGCCTTCCTTTTTCGTCGTGTTTTAGAAAAGCTTAAAAGAAAGAGAAAGAAATCATTTTTATGAACACCCTTACAGATAAACAAACCGAAGAAATACAAATAGGAGCTAAAAAAGCTGTTGAATTAAATAAAAAACGACAGCAGACTGGTAGAAACGCCTATAAACACAACAATCAATCTTCTGCTATTAGAGGAGCTATTGCGGAATATAGTTTTTATAATCTTTTGATTAAAGAAGGTATACCAGAGGATAAAATTAAATTTGAGGCAAGGCACTTTACCAATAAGGGGAGTGATATACAGATAGAAGATCAGATATTTGAGATAAAAGCAAATGCTTGGCATTCTCTAGCACCATCCCATAAGGAGAAATACAAAAGAAACAATGCTGTTGTTGTGTGGTATGATGTTTTATATCGGGGCAATATAAAAACAGCTACAGCAAAACTTCTTGGGTGGAATGATATACATGATTTTGATAAGCTTAAAACAAGAGTGCTTAAACCTAATGACCTTTGCCCTACTCCAGAGAATCCAAACCGTAGAACCTGTGCAAATAACATATGGCTATATGAAGAAGAGAAGACAGGAGGCAGACCCATATCAATACTAATTAAGCTAATAAAAGATAAGCTGGGAATAGTAGAAGAAAAGCAGTTTGAAAGGGTTCAGTTATTATAAATTACAATAAAATCAATTTAAATTACTTCTCCATTTATAATTAATTAAAAGACTCTTTAAAAGAATAAAATAGAATAGATCTATATAAGAAATACATAGGGGTAAATATAAAAGAAAACAAGATAAAATAAGGGTTTTAGCATCAATAGAACAAATAAGAAAGAAATTTAGGATAGTCGCCTACGCGCTAAATAAATAAATAAGTTCTTTCGGTTCCCCTAGCCCACCTCAATTTAACCTAATTCAACCAAATAAAAGGGCTTTCTCGGTGATTCAGTCTAATTAATAATAATTTACTGTTATTTAATCGCCAGTTTATTTTCGTTTGTCTTAATAAGTATATGTGTATATAGAATACATATAGACAAAACGTGTCGATAATTGCACATTTAATCGACAAATAAAGAACCCCAGTTTATAGAATAAAACCTTAATAAACATGAGCAGAATAGAAGCAACTTTATATTTAGTTTTTTTAGCAACCGCATTTTATCTTTTAAGTGATTACTTTCTTAATTTTTAGTGATTTTTATTCATTTTTATTCTTGACCCCACCGTAGGTGGGGAGTATAGTTTGCTCATGACTGAAACAGTAAACTATCCACTACCGACAGTTCACCTTAATGGAACATCAAAAGAAATGTTATTGCAGGGGAATGTTAAAATCCTATCTGCTATTAGTGAATTAAAGGAAGCTATTAGTTCTTGTGAATTCCACGGCAGGGACTACTATGTGCAGGACAATAACTACTACCCTCCTGTGGCTGGCGGGGCGTATGAAAAGGCCACCAAAGAGCGGGCTAAACACCTAAATAATATTGGTGATTTCGAGCAGTATATCGAGCAGCACATCGAACACCTAATCAACCAGTAATGACACTATATCAGTGGTGGATTATATTCCTAGTAATAATAACAATAATAGTTACTTTAAATCAATGAACAAGCTAATAGAAATACAGAAGTTCGCGCAAGAGAAGCTTGAAGAATGGTGTTTAGCAGGAATAGGCTGGAAAATGGTCTGGGACAATAAGGCCACCAGCAGATACGGGCAATGCAGATACTACAAAAAAGAAATTGGTATTACAAAGAAGCTGGTTCTGATTAATACAATAGAAGAATCTAAAGACGTTGTTCTCCATGAGATTGCCCACGCTCTTGCGGGCAGCGGGCATGGTCACGACGCTGAGTGGAAGCGGATGTGTATCAAGGTGGGCGCACGACCTGAGAGATGCTATACCCCTGAAGAGAAAGGAGGCACAGTAAAAACCATTAAAGGTAAATGGAAACTGATTAATAAAGACACAGGAGAAATATACCGATACTACCACCGCAAACCTCGAAGACAGCGTTGGGATTGTATGTGGATGAGAGGCAGAAAGCAAGAAACATATGGCAAGCTTCAGGTTGTAGCAAATGAACTTAATAATTCTGATAGCAGTCCATATAAAATTCAGTCTTAGGTTATAGGTTAAAGCCTTAATAAGCAAATAAGCATACCACAGAACCGCACGTTTGTGCGGTTTTTTTTATACATTGATCTGTCGTAAGTCACTGATTATCAACGAGTTACGCCGAGCGGGCGGGCCGCCGCGCGTAACTCCCTCATTATGAAGGAGTTACGGAGATGGGCTAGATGTTGACGGTCATTTGCTTGAGGACTAAGACGAAGCCCAGTTCCTTGAGAGCTTCAATGTCGTAGTCGGTCAAAGTTTTTCTTCCCGTTAGTTTCTTTATGGAATTCCTGACAGATTCATCTGCCACATAGGTTAGGGTGTTTCCATAAACTTCCTTTTGTGTTACTTCTATTGTCATGAAAAGTATATTGTTATTATTGCTGTTACTATTACTATAAAAATTATTTGATTTTCCTGCATTTTTTTTGCAGGGGATCTTTATTCTGGCTCCACAACAAAACCTGTTTCGTCTTTCTTTCCTTTGCCTTTTGCTACTAGACCGACAATCTTGCCATTGCCATCTTCAAAACGCAGATCGGAATCGTCGCCATCAATTACTTCTATTCCAAGCCACGTTTTAGGTAACTTTTTCCTAAACACAACTGAAACATTGCCACCACTTGCACACAAGCTCTTTACCAAAGTGTCAGGAGTATTCTCTTTCCTTGAAAAAGTGAGATGATAATTGCTTGGTAGTTTGCCCTCCAAGAAACGAACGAATCTATTTAGGTGTTTAGTATAGTCGTAAAATTGAGTATCTGGAAAATGTCCAACAACAAATCGCTCCCAAAGGATGTCACTTGTAAGATTTAAACGGAAGCAACTCTTTAGTTCTTTTCTCGTAGCGCTTTTAATCGAGCTTTTAATTTCTTTGAATAACTGCGATAGGAATCCATCCCGATCCTCATGAAACCTCTGTGTTTTTTTAACTCGGGCATTTTGAACTGAATTCATTGATCCACGACCAGCAGTATTGAGACAAGCAGCAGCGCAACCAGCAGAAGCAGAAGCACAAACATTTTTTCCTGATAGGTTATATGGGGCAAGGTGTATTCCATAGGTTTTCCAACCATACTTTTCTCCCTTGCTTGTTTTGGAATTTCCATCGTTAAGTAGTTTTGCCATGTGGGTAATGTAACAGAGTTTTCTAGTTTGTCAATTAAAATTAATTTAAATTGCAGAGGTAAATTGAATGCTGCCCTCCAACTCTTTATAACCGAACTTTTCAAATTCTTCTGCAAGCGTGATCGCTGCGTGTAATGAGCAGAAAATACCTATTTCTTCTGTCCCATTAAACCACTCAAATACAAAATCAAAAGGTAGGTCATGTGGGTTTGTGCGCGATCCTCGTCGAGAAATATTATATGTCTTAGTCATGGCAAAAATATACCCCAAAGAAAAAAAACTGTCAAATTAAAAAAGAATTAAAATTCAGTCGTAAGTCCTTGAGTATCAAGCAGTTACGCTGCGCGGGCGGCCCCCGCCCCGTAACTCGTTGATATTCAACGAGTTATGAGGCTTGAATACCGTGTCAACTAAAAAAACATTTTATTTTTGCAAGCAAAAGCCCGCACCCCTTTCGGAATGCGGGCCTGTGATGGTAGCGGCAGGGCTATGCGGGCAAGGCAATCTCTTCGGCCTCGACGATCTTGGGCTTGTGGCCCGCGAGCCTGTCAAAGACAGACTGCGTGGTCATCGTGCGCTGTGGCAACTTGGTAAGGTCGCCACCCTTGAGATGCTCAGTCACGCCGTTGTAGAGCGTCCAGAGCGTCCCACCTTTGAACTCCTCATGGCGAGGGTTGCGGAACTCCTGAATCGCCTTGTAGACGGAACGCGCAGGAAACGCACCCATCTCGGCAAGATCGACAACCAAGTCGGAAGCCGCCTCCTTAGAGATTTCACTCTCCTTGTAGGAGGCAATCCGATTGCCCATGTCAGCCCAGTGCGAGGTAACGCGACTGACGGCAGACGAAAGGACCGTGTTCAGATCCCGAAGGATGTTGACGGTGTGACGGCGAGCGAGCTTCACATCAGAAGAGAAGCAAAGATTTTCGCAGACCATCATCTGGTTGCCGATGCACACGGAAGCCGCAAAGGACTTGTCGTGCGCGTTGCGGAGACCAAGCACAAGCTTGCGATCATCCCCGTCGATTGCCTCGCCCTTGAGGGCGAAGCCGCCGAAGTAGCGGAGACCGCCACGCGCGATGGCGTGTTCTTCTTGAGTGATCTCAAGACCAGCCTTCGCGATGACATTGCGAGTGCGCTCCGCAAGGAGTGCGTGACCGATTGGAGTGTGGGTATCCGTAGCGGCAGGAGTGATGACTTCTGCAAGTTGCTCGGAATCGACTTTGTTTTTAGCTAGTATCAACATGCAAGAAGTTTACCACATAATTGATTTGATGCAACCCTTTTTTAGCTTTTTCTTTTATTTTTTTCTGCTTGACAGACTTAAAAACATGTGTTTCTTTTTCCTGCGTAAGTCGTTGAGTATCAACGACTTACGGGGCGGGGGCCGCCCGCAGCGCGTAAGTCCCTGAGTATTAAGGAGTTAGGTGGGAGTGGCGGGATTCGAACCCACAACCAAGGGATTATGAGTCCCCTGCTCTAACCGTTGAGCTACACTCCCAAAGAAAAGCCCCGCCCCCCAGTGACGAAGGAGGACGGGACTTACCCCATCTAGCAAGAAAGTGGTTCCCTCCCTCACTGTCTAGAAGAGTGAGAGAGGGTCGGCTTGTTGACGAGTGCCAGTCAATTAAGAGTTGGTCACTGTTACCACCTGTTCTTCGGAGTTTCTAGATGAACCATGATTTCTCTGTGGTCCAATTCAACTCCTAGGAATTCTGTAACTCACTAAGAGAAAACTTGTCATTAAGAGACTTTGCGTGTTTGCGAGTCCACTTAACATTATCTAAGAAGGTATCAAGTTTATTATCTTCTACCTCCTCAAGACGACTTGCGAGGTGCTGATGAACCAAGCCAAGAGCATAGTTAAGAATGGCGGCTTGTTCCTGTGTTTTGACTTCGATACGAAGTGTTTCTGATGATTTAGGCATGATGCTAATTTATTCTATTGTTTGTTGTTTGTCAAATTTTTTGTTGTAGAAAGGGGTGGCAGGACTTAAGACACACACACACCTACCACCCCTTATGCGTTTACACACCTACACAACAGTCGAAATTCTATCTACAATGAGGTTTCTGTATTTCTCCTTACCACCATCTTGAGGGTCAATGATCTTGACATTTACATATTGATCTCCCGTTGATTGAGAGATTGAAACGTCCTCTACGGATTCAACCTTGAAGACCCTTTCTCTGTCGAAGGTAACAGAAGAATCTTTTTTAGTTGTATAGTGAACTGTCTTGCCAGTAAGAGCAGAAGCAAGTTGCACAGGGTTAGTAGGAAGGGTGAGGTTGGCAGTAATGGTGTTTGTTTGCATTGGGATAAGTATAACAGGATTTTGAGTGAGTGCAAGAGGTTTTTTGCTGAATTTTAATTTTTTTCTGAGCATGGTCTGTTTTTGTTGTAGGTTAGAGAAGCATAGGTTAAATAGCTTCGATGCAAATAGTTTACCAAATATCACCAGATATGCAAGCGATTTCTGCATTTAAATTCATTTTTTTTCAGTCGTAACTCGTTGTATATCAATGAGTTACGCGCTGCGGCCTACCCCCGCCCCGTAACTCCCTGATTATCAAGGAGTTAGATGTCCATGTATTCCGCGATTTTTTTATGACCTCGCCACGCTGTCCACCCCTCCACGGAGATGCCCGAACAGTATTCAGCTTTGGCATCCCCCTCGTAGAGATTTTCCCAAGCGATCCGCGAGGCTTCTTCAGAAGCCTTCTTGGGAGAACGCGACATCGCGACTCCTGTGTAAACTCCTGTGCTGGCGACGATGTAGTAGCTGAACGTATACATGAGAGTAGTGTAACAGATAATTTGCTTTTGGCAATCTTTTTTTTACATAAAAGCACAAAAAAAAAGCTCCCTTTCGGGAGCCTTGAAGAGAGTCTTGTCTCTTTTGATTATTCAGCGTCGAGGTAAGACTGGAGGGCTTGAGCGTCTGAGGGGTCCAATCCGTCCTGATCAGTAGACCACTGAGGATCGCGATCACCGAGATCAGAGTGGATCTCAGCGAGAACCTCCTGCACCTCATCGGGCGTAGGGTTCCAGTTCCCGCAGCGAGGCCCATCACTGAGCATATCGCGCAGGTCAGATTCTGTCATCGGGGCGAGTTGGCCAATAGGGTTTTGAACTGTCATGCGAGTAACCTACCAGAAGATCGCAGGAGTGCAAATGTTTTTTTATCTTTTTTTTGTCTTAGGTTACAGGTTAGAACAACAAATAACAAATAGCTAAATATTTACTTGACAGGGCATCACACTGCATATTTTGTAAGGTGACGTAACTCGTTGAGTATCAAGGAGTTACGCAGGGCGGGCTGGCCGCAGCGCGTAACTCACTGAGTATGAAGGAGTTACGGCTGTCAAGGCCAAAAAACAATTTAATGCAAAAAAAACCCGCCAGCCTCCGAAGAGACTGACGGGCAACACGCTATGCACTTAAAAAACTGATTTGGCTAGCTTGTAAGCGGTCGCCACGCGACCCTTCACCTTTTCGATTCCCGCAACGTGGAGAGTGCGGAACTTGGTCTTGCCTCCATCGTCGAGGTCTTGGAACTCCCCTTGGATGTAACGGCGACCCGAACCCTTGGCGTGACCAGTGTAGTCGATTGACTTGACCACGAACTGACGGACACCATCATTCTTGACGGAGGATTCTTCGCTGTTCCAGTAGATAACAACGCGATTGGTGAGCTTTTTCTTGAGGTCTTGATCACTGAGTCCATAGAGAGAGTGATCGAAGCGGGTGGTGGTAGTGGTAGTGGTGTTTTTCATAACGAGAGAATTATAACAGAGATTTGAGTGAGTAAAAAGCTTTTTTTGTATTTATTTTGATTTTTTTTTGGTGGATAGCGGGGGAGTCGAACCCCCATCCGCGACTTGCGTCCCGTCGAAACCCTTGCTACCCTAACTGAACTTCCTTGACTGCTTCATCAAGTTGGCTCTCGATTCTTTTGAAGGTCTCCTTGTTAAAGGCAGAAGTCTCTTTGAATGAAGACCTTGCTGCTGCGATGCCTGAAACTCCCTTCATTACCATTTGAAGTTTGAAGATTTGATCTTTGAGGTGTTCGATTTGTTCTTTTTCTGTCATGAGTAGAATCTACTTTAGTTTTTGAGATAGTGCAAACTTTTATTTTGTTTTTTTAGGGAAATTGGTCGCTCTAAAAGGACTTGCACCTTTATCTTTCTCGCCCGAACCATTGGGGTTGCGGTGACTTATTGTTGAAGCGGTCGCGGAGAATGTTTTACTTTTTAAACTATAGAGCTTTCTTGCTGGGAGAAGTATAGCACAGATCCGTATGAATTAAAAGCTTTTTTTACCTTTAAAATGATTTTTTTTTAAGTTGTCAGACAGGTTAATTTTTTTCATTTAAATGCTTGCGTTGATCTGAAAGTATGATACATGAGGAATCTTCGTAAGTCGTTGGTTATCAAGGAGTTACGGGGCGGGGGCGGGCCGCCGCGCGTAACTCGTTGAGTATCAGTGAGTTACGCTGTCAAGCTTTTTATTTGTTTTTTTACAAGAAAAAACCTCGCCACCCGTTGGGGTGACGAGGCTCCATGACAGTGGCAGGTTACCCTACCGAGAGTTTTTCATTCATGTTATTCGTGGCCAGATCTTCGCCCTCAACCATAAGACCTTCCTTGACGAGATCATTGTGACAAGTCGGGCCGATCATTGGTATTGAATCCCTACGCAAGCGGAGGATTACCTTCAGTGTTTCCTCGCACACTGTGCGAAAGTCACGGAGGTCGCGGTTATGATTAACTGCTGCCCTGCACATGTCAATGATTACAGCTCCAGTATAGTTATCAATGGATGGCTCTTCTACTTGAGCGTGGTCTTCCCTCAAGCGACAATCCTTGAGGGCTTTAACGATTACGGAATAGATGAATGCGGGTTTTTTAACGGTCATGATGTTAGTATAGTTTAGTTTGAGATTATTGCAAGGATTATTTTAGAGTTTTATATCAACTAATTCTTTTCCTGTGATTGTGTTAGGTGTGCGCTTGAGCTTGCGTCTTGCGGGTGCGTCATTGATCCAGTCGATGGCAGTAATGCAAGGAGCTAGCACCATAGCAGGAAGGTAAGTGAGAGCCATGAAGTGCAGGAAGTTATAGGCATGATAGTAGACCTCTCCGTTTGCTTTGGTCTCATACCATCCTCCTATGTTATCAATGGCTTGAGGTAAGCCAACGAAGTAAGCCAACAAGCCGAAGACGGCAAGCACGGCAAGGTGGGTGATCATTACGATAGTGACGAAGTTCTTGAGGTAGTTTAAACGATGGTTCATGATTTTGTTTTTGTTAGTGTTTGGTTTTGGGTTTGGGTGAATTACCAGCCGACTCTGTTTCTGTCGTGGTTTTTGAGAATGTCTTCAAGTCTTTTCGAGATCTCTGGATTGTCAGCTTTAAGCCATCCTACAACGAAGAAAAGATCATCACGCATTTCGGTTGCTGCGTTGCGCTCTTGAAAGAATTTATCTTGGTCAGTCTTGGTAGTGGTTGTCTCTGTCATGGGTTTAGTATAGCTTAGATTTTGATTCTGTGCAAGGGTTTTTTATTCTTTTTTTTAGACATTATCAACGGCCCAGAAAGCTTTTGCATCGAAGTCTACATACCAATCTTGTCTTTGCATAGACTTGTAGCGGTAGCCATAGGACTTACCACCGCCCAAAGCCTTGCGCTGTTCAAGGTTCCTAGCTACAGAACTCTCGGAAGGCCAGATGTCGGTAACCTTGGTGAAGCCCTCGACCTCGAAGTCGTCGTTGAATTTAACTGTGCGACCATCGTCCCAAGTTACGCTGCGGTAGTATTCTTTGTTTTCTGTCATGTGGGAATTATACATTAAAAATTGATTTTAAAAAAGCTTTTTCTGCTATTATTTTGAATTATTTTTCTTCGACGTATTCGATTAGATCGTGATGAAAATCTTCTGCGTTGTGAACTCCAGCCTGTAAAGACCCTTCGTAGTCTTTGCCCTTGTAAGAAAACTCTACATACCAATCAGCCCATTGGTCAGGCCGAAGAGTATCAGCAATTTCAATGAATGTAAGATCGGAGACTAAGGAAGTTTTAATTTCTTTCATGGGCATAGTATAGCACAGATCCAGATAGAAAGCAAGAGAAAAGATGCTTTTATTTTCTTTTTTTTGGCGGGTAGGTAGGGGTGGGTTTTTTGAGAATTTTTGAGAAATGACTTGACGCTCACAGCGCGGGGGGGTGGTGAATTCTATAAACAAGTAACCAACCATTCAGTTATTCGTGTAAAAAAGAACATACATGTCATATAAATATAAAAACTCTTTTTTGTTGGGGCATATAGAACTTACAGAAAAACAAAGTCAATTTCATAAGATCATGAGGAACCCCAATACGAGGGTAGTATTTATAAGTGGGCCAGCAGGGACGGCAAAGACATTTTTGTCAGTGTATACGGCTATATACAAACACAATCAGGACAATCTGCTTAATATTCTTTATTTGAGGAGTTTGGCAGAGAGTGCGGATAAGGGGATGGGTTTTCTGAAAGGAAGTATGGATGATAAATTCAATCCATATATTGGACCCCTAGATGATAAACTGGATGAACTTTTAAGTCCACATGAAAAACAACAATTACAACAAAGGAATGCGATAGATGCGGCCCCGATTAACTTTATTCGTGGGTCTACATGGAGGAATAAGGTCGTTATCGTTGACGAAGCGCAAAACATGACGATAAAAGAACTTACAACTGTCATTACTAGGATAAGTGCGAACTCTACATTATTTATATGTGGAGATACTATGCAGAGTGATATTAGGTCTACTGGCTTTCAACAATTTTGTAAGGTCTTCGATGATGAAGAAAGTAGAAGTCATGGGATACATCATCTACATTTTACGAAGGATGATGTTATGAGAGATAAGATTATCAGCTATTTAGTAGATAAAATTGAAAAAAACCAATTAAATTAATAAAATTAGCCATGAATAAACTTTTTTGTGTATCGTGTGGACATAAGATCTTGTATGAGGTAAAGAAGCCTAAGTTTTGCCCAGAATGTGGGCAGAGTCTCGATGGCTTATCCAAGGCTTCAAGAGAACAAGATGTGGACGAGCAGCCTGAGTTAGATGTTGATTTAGATAAATTAAAAAGAGACATTGTTGTAGAGTCTTCTAATCAAAAGACTACAGTTGAACAAATTTGGGGTTCTGTTACTGCTGCCGAAGCAGGAATGGAAAGAGATAGTTTTTCTAGGCCAGCTTCGAAAGATCCTGATGGAAAAGAACTTTTAGATCAAACTATTAAAGATTGTTCCTCATCTCGGATGAGAGATGTAGATGAATAATGATTTTGATAGTCAGCGAGATTATTTAGAAGAGCTTCTTAAAAAATATAGACCAAAATGGCAACTAAGCGCTTTAGCTTGGATGGATTATGATGATGTTTGTCAAATAATCCGAATACATATACATAATAAGTGGCATCTTTGGGATCAGTCTCGCCCATTCAAGCCTTGGGCTTCGATGATTATATCAAATCAGATTAAAAACCTGATTCGTAATAATTATTCAAGTTTTGCAAAGCCATGTTTGCGCTGCCCTCATAATATGGGGGCAAACTCTTGTGAATTTACAAAAAGCCAAGAGCAAGATGAATCTTGCCCTGATTTTGCTAAATGGAAAAAGAAAAAAGAAAGAGCGTATAACATAAAGCTTCCATTAGCTTTGGAAGAAGGTGTTTCGACAGGAACCGCGACAATAAAAGATTTTGTTGATTATGATGGTTCGGCTGAGAAATTGCATAAACTTGTAATGGATCAGTTAAGCGAGAAGCATAAAAAGATTTATTACATGCTTTACGTCGAGAACATTGAAGAAAATGATGTTGCGAAGAAATTTGGGTTCAAAGCCGACTCTGCCAAGCGGAAAAAACCGAGATACAAACAGATGGCAAATTTAAAAAAGAAATTTTATTTAATTGCTCTTAAGATTATAAAGAACAATGACATTTTATGAACAATTTAGCATTAACAGAGAAACAAAAGACTCAAATACAAGAAGAGTTCGTTAAAAATCCAGATTTGAGGCATATCACACAAATAGTGTTTGAAAACGATAGTTTGGATGGTCGTTCTAAGGAGGGTCGGGCTGTCAGAGCATTTTTAATTAATAATAATTTAGAATTTAATACCACCACACCACAAAGAGTTGAAGAAATAGATTTAACAACTGAACAAAGAGAATTCTTGATGAGTGATAACATCGAGAGAGGTATGAATGCTTTAGAGGCTACTAGATTAGCTTTTCGGGATAGAGAGATACAGCCACTTAGTCAGCAGCATAGGATGGTTATGGAGTTTCTCCGTAGTTACAGGCCAGAGATTGTCGATGACAATGATATGATCACTAGTGACAAGTGGACTCCTCCTAAATCGCTATCTAGGGCCATTAAGAAGGTTAACGATTGGGCTGGTCAGACATTTGACGAAATATCAATACAAACAAAACAAAAGAAAATGTGCGAAAGGCTTCTCTTCTACCTGAAGAGTCCTCGTTTCGTTCATTTCATTAATCAATACTCAACAATAGCAGATAGAGACTTATTTGAGAGTGAGTTTGTTCGGACGGTGTGGGACAAGCCCGATTTAACAAATGATGAGCTAAACTTGTATATTACTGTTTGCACGAACTATGTTCGTCAGAAGCATATTCAGCAAAGAATCGACAGATTGAACAATATGCTCAATGACACAGAAAATGAGCGAGATATAACCTTGCGTCTTACTGAGCTTATAAAGGCCACCAGCGACGAGCTAAATCAATGTGAGAAAAGAATCGAATCTTTGACCAAAGACCTCAACGGAAGCCGTCAGGCGCGTTTAAAGGCAAGAGGAGAGCAAAACGGTAGCATTGCTGCGCTAGTGGAGGCATTTCAAGAGAAAGAGGAGCGTGATAGGATGATTATGATGGCAGAAATGCAAAACAAACTAATCGAAGAAGAAGCTGACCGACTTGAGTCTATGGATGACTACAAAGCTCGGATTCTAGGAATATCTAAAAAAGAGATCTTATGAGCAATTTTGTCTGTAAAGAATGTGGTAAAGAGTTTGACAAAAAGAGGAGCTTCCATGCTCACTTGAAAGCTCATTCTCTAACTATAGGAGATTATTATGTCAAACACTACGACCGAAGAGACCTATACACGGGTGAAAAACTGGCTTTTCGATCTTATGATCAATATTTTAGGGATAGCTTTAACTGTTATGATAATTTTAAGTTATGGATGGACTCGGCTCCAGAGGAGGAGGTCAAAACATATATCAAAGAAAAGGTAGTAGATAAATTTACATCAAAAGAAATTTCTATATCACCGCCAAACCTTTTTTATGACTTGTCGCAGATGGCAAGCATATTTTACTATAAAAAGTTCTGGGGTTCTTATTCTGCCTTCTTAGAAGAACTTGAGGTAGAAAATTACTTCAATACAAATCTACCCAAAGATTTCTGGGAGCATGACTATCAGACTATACCTATCTTTACTGACACTAGAGAAAAAGCCCCACTTAAGTTTCAAGACTCTGTAACAAATAAATTAGACTTCGGAGACTATACTGCAAGAGGAGACCTATATACAAAGACATTTGTTGATCGCAAATCACAAGATGACTTTAGGCAAACCTTCGGTAAGGACATTGACAGGTTTCGACGCGAGATGGACAGGTGCGTAGAGTTTAACTCTTACATGTTTGTTGTAGCAGAAACAACAATAGACAAATTAGAAGAAGACAACAAGACTTCTAAGTTTAAGTCTAATCTTGGTTACCTATGGCACAATATAAGAAACTTAATTATAGACTACCCCAAAAACATACAAATCATTTTTGCACACAACAGAGCAGGAGCTAAAAAGCTAATTCCACTTATTCTTTATCACGGAGAAGCTATGTGGAATGTTGACTTACAATATTTTATAGACGAACGAGTAAATGTCTTGGACAAAGGGAGAACAAGGATATCGGTTTGAGCATTCCTCTCAGGAACTCAACGAGTTCCTAAAGGGAATTGATGGCAGTATCAAAGAAGAAGAAGCGAAGTATTTGCTGTATAAGTTCTTGCGGAACAATATAGCATTTACTTCTGAGTTATTTTTAGGTGTTAAGTTATTCCCCTTTCAGGCTATGGCTATTAAGGGGATGATGGTTTCTGACTATTCCATGTTCGTATTCTCGCGAGGTATGTCGAAGACATTCTCTACTGCGATCTACGTATTACTGGAGTGCCTACTCAACCCAAATTCAAACATAGGGGTTATTGCTGGGACATTTAGGCAATCTAAACAAATCTTCCAAAAGATGGAGGATATAATTAGCAAACCCGAAGCAAGTCTAATTAAAGAATGTGGATTTAAAATAACAAAAGGAACTGACCAATGGACAATGACTTTAGGTAAGGCTAGGGCGATAGCCCTTCCGTTAGCTAATGGTGAGAGACTTCGTGGATTTCGATTTAATAGGATTGTGTTGGATGAGTTCTTAACGATACCTGAAAAAATATTTAATGAAGTTATTATACCATTTTTGGGGGTGGTAGAGAATCCTATCGAGAGGGAGGAACTATACAATTTAGAATCCCGTCTAATCGACAAAGGCGAGATGAGAGAAAAGGATAGATATATATGGCCTAATAACAAACTTATTATTCTTTCATCTCCATCATTTAAATTTGAGTATATGTATAAACTCTATAAAAAATATGAAGAGTTAATACAAGGACAAGGGGATGGGCAAGAAGATGAGGAAGAGGATACCCTTAAAGATGATGCTTATAGGCTAATAATGCAGCTTAGTTACGACTGCGCCCCATCAATGCTATACGATCAGAATCTGCTTAAACAAGCTAAAGCCACCATGAGTGAAATGCAGTTTAAAAGAGAGTTTGGCGCACAATTCATAGATGAGAGTGATGGATATTACAGATTATCAAAGATGGCCGCTTGCACGATACCAGACGGAGAATTACCCGCTGTCGAAGTAGTTGGTAACCCCAGTCATGAATACTTATTATCTTTTGACCCAAACTGGGCTGGGAACACAAGTGCTGACCATTTTGCTATGCATGTCTTCAAGATAGACAGAGAAGCACAAAAAGTTTGTTTAGTTCATGGTTATGCCATAGCAGGGGTTTCTTTAAAACAGCATATGGAATATATGCTATACTTGCTGAAACATTTTAATATTGTAGGTATATGTGGTGACTATAATGGAGGAGTTCAGTTTATAAATTCTTGTAACGAAAGTGCTTTGTTTAAAAACGAGAATATAAACATAGGTGTGATTGATGTTGATTTAGAGAAGCCAGAGAACTGGAATACAGATATAACAAGTTTTAAAAATCAATATAACTTAAGAGAAAGGAATTACTGCATCTTAAGAAAACCTACATCAAACTGGATTAGAAATGCCAATGAGATGTTGCAAGCAGCGATAGACCATAAAAGAATTTTATTTGCTTCTAGAGCAATCGACTCTCACTTTGATGAGCAAAGAAAAAAGAATTTGCCTATAGATAAATTAAACTGGGACATAAAATCCCCCAAGGCTTCTAAGGGAGCTATGATGATTGATTTCATAGACCACCAAAAGTATGTGGTTGAACTTACAAAGTCGGAATGCGCTAACATTGAGGTTATTGCTAACCCCCAAGGCTCTCAATCATTTAACTTACCTCAAAATTTAAGAAGACAGAAAGGCCCGAATAGAGCTAGAAAAGACTCTTATTCTTCTTTAGTTCTAGGGAATTGGTTTGCAAAAGTATTCTTTGATGCTGAGAATGCATCTTTAGAGCAGAAACCAGAAGGAACATTTATTCCCTTTGCGATTTGAAAAGTTTCAAAGTAACTTTTATAACTTTAGTGTAAACTTTCATATGCCTCGTAAATATACCAAAAGATCAGAGTATTGGGAAAAATTCAACAAGACGGATACTCCCATAGAAAATTTATTAAACCCACAAGAAGATGGTTTTAGCCCAGAGCTAATTGGCGAACCTATTTTTAGTTCAAGCGAGGCTTCACGTTTGACTTCTCCAACAGCCAGAACAAAGGCGCGAACCAACGCAGTAGCGACTTTGGGGTTAGATAACAAATTTGAAAATATTAAAAATGGTATTTTACCCTTTAATTATGAAAAAGGAGGGGCAGACACTAGGGAGGCGGTAGAACTTTGTCAGAAAGCTTACTTTAATATTTCGTCATTTAGGGGGACTGTAGATCTATTGTCTGAGTTTGCAGACTCTGATATTTATTTAGAGGGGGGTAATGATAAATCAAGAAAATTTATTGATGCTTGGTTCAAGAGAATCAGGATGCACAACTTAAAAGAACAATATTTTAGAGAATATTACAGATCGGGAAATGTCTTCTTTTATAGAGTGGATGGAAAAATACCACTCAAAAACTCTCAAAAAATGTTGGAGGCATATGGGGCAAGCGCGAGAAAAGAAATTCCTATAAAATATTTACTGATTAACCCTACAGATATAGCGACCAAAGGTTCGGTTTCTTTTAGTGGTTATGAATATTTCAAAGTCTTAACTCCTTTTGAGATCTCTAGGCTCCAAAAACCAGAGACAGATCATGAGTTAGAGATGTTTAAATCTTTACCAAAAGATGTGCAAGAAGCACTTACCAACGGGAAGAATCAATATGCAATGACAAGGATTCAAATTAAATTAGATCCTAAGTTATTACATGTAGTCTTTTCTAAAAAACAAGACTATGAGCCGATGGCTGTTCCAGTCGGTTATTCTGTTCTAGACGATATCAATAGAAAAATAGAATTAAAAAACATTGATCAGGCAATTAGTAGATCTATTGAGAATGTTGTGTTACTTGTCACGATGGGTAATGAGCCAGACAAGGGAGGAGTAAATCATAGAAATCTAGCAGCTATGCAGCAGATATTTAAAAATCAAAGCGTAGGTCGTGTGCTTGTTTCTGATTATACTACTAAAGCAGATTTTATCATTCCTGATATTAGAAAAGTTGTTGGGCCAGAAAAATATGCAGTTATTAACAAAGACATTGAAGATGGTTTGCAAAATGTTTTGATTGGCGATTCAAAGTATTCTGATGCCACAATGAAAATGAAGGTTTTCTTCCAAAGGCTTGAAGAGTCTAGGAGATCTTTCTTGCATGACTTTATTAATCCAGAAATTAGAAGAATCTGTAAGGCTGCTGGCTTGCGTAGCTTCCCAGAAGCGAAGTTTGCAAAGACAGATACGATGGATGATAATAACTTGTCCAAGCTAGCAACGAGACTTATGGAGCTTGGTGTTCTTACCCCAGAACAAGGGATGCAAGTTGTTCATACTGGAGTTTTCCCTCAAGGGAAAGATATGGAAGCGGCTCAAACGAAATTTGTAGACGATAGAGAAAAGGGACACTACATGCCCTTAGTTAATACAATAAATTTGTATGATGATGGTGAAACTTCATCAGAGCCAGAAAAAAAAGAAGAGAAACCTGTCTCGCCTTCTGGTGGTAGACCAGTAGGAGTATCAAACTCAAATTATTCAAAAAAGAATATTGTCGAGGCAACTAAAAGATTAAATGAATTTGAACTATTAGCCTTTAAAGAATTTGCTTCTAAATTCGGTTTGAAACGGATGTCTAAGCAAAAAAAAGAAATGGTTACTCAAGTTTGTGAATCTATTGTTATAGCAAAAGACGCAAGTGAATGGGAGCCTACTTTAACTGAAATAGTAGAAGATTTAGACAAAATAAGTTTATTAAATGTCAATGCCAAGGTTCTTGAATTGGGTTCTCAACATCAGTTAGATGACTTGTCTTCTGCAATTTTATATCATTCAACTCAAATTTCTGTGTAAGAAGAAGTATGTCATTGGATGATTTTAATATTTGTTTATTTGAAGGCAAGGTAAGAGAGATAAAAGATGAAGAGTTCGAAGCATTCGGACTCTCTCAGGCAAATATTCAAGAAGCCGCAGAATCACTGCTGCCAGAGGGATTTGACCCAGATCAAAATATTGATGTTTTACCTGTTGTCTTTAACTTAGCAAAAGTTAATGAGTTCAACAAAAATGGCGATGGCATCGACGCTAAGACTGCCATAGCTGCTATAAAAAGATTTATCAATAAACCGATTAATATCGAACATAAAAAAGATAAAATCGTCGGCCACATGATTAATGCGTCCTTCTCAGAACGAGAGTTTGACTTTAAAAATAACGATATTGAATCTTACGCCGACAAAAAGGAGCCATTCTACATGAATGCTGCTGGTTTAATTTATAAGTCAGTTTACCCAAAATTAGCAGAGGCAATTGAAGAAGCTTCAAATGAAGATAACGAAACCTATCAAAGTATTTCTACTAGCTGGGAATTAGCATTTAAAGAATTTGAAGTAGCTGTTGGATCTAAATTTTTACAAGATTCAACTGTTGTGACAGGTGCAGAAAAAGAAGACCTAAAACAATATGTCAAGGGTTTAGGTGGCAAAGGAGAAAATCCAGAAGGCGAGCCTGTTAATAGATTGATTGTTGGTCAAACGTATCCATTAGGAGCGGCTTTAACTAAAAACCCAGCCGCTGCTGTCACAGGAGTTTATACAACTAAAGATGACTCAAGTGATAAAAAATTAGAAAAAATTTCCCGAAACACTAATATTAATGTAAAGTCAAACAAATTAAAAAACATTTTTAATATGGATAAAGAACAATTCGACCAACTTATTACTCAGTTGTCCAAGAGCGTTGCTTCCGCAGTGAAGGAAGGCTCAGAGGCTAAAACTGTTAGCGAGACTATCCGTGATACTCTCGTAGAACACAACGAGTCTTGGACATCCAAGATGGAAGTTGAAAAGGAAGCCAAGGCTAAAGCCGAAGCGGAGCTTGCAGAGTTACAAGACTCTTTCAAGCATACTAAAGAAGAACTCAATACTCTTAAAAACGAAGTAGAGGCCAAAGCCGCTGTGGATCTTTTTAATGACCGTATGAACTTTATTGACAGCGACTACGAGCTTAATGAAAAAGAGCTTGCCTTAGTTACCGCAGAAGTCAAGGAGCTTGGTTCTTCCGATGAAGACTTTAACAATTACAAAGATAAGCTTGAAGTTATTTTTGCCCACAAACTCAAAAAGAACATCGAAACTCAGGAAGCTGAAATTAAAGCTCGCATTGACGAAGCTGTAGCTAGCCGTGAAGAGGGAGATGACATTGAAGAGGAAGTGGAAGCAACTGAAGAAGAGCCTGAAGAGGCGCTTGAAGTTGAAGGAGATGAGGCCGAGGCTTCCATCCCTAATAATAACGCAGAAGCTAGCGAACAAATTTCTTTCGTCGAGAGGCTGAAGAAGAACTTCTCAGTAGAAGTTTCTAACTAAAAAAAACAAAACAAACTAATCAATTATGGCTAACGAAATTACACGTTTATTGCCGTTTCGTCAATATGACGAGAATGATGTTATTAACTTCTATTCTCTCGATGCCGAAACAGGTGAAGCAGGTTCCGTTGTCAAAGTTAGCGCTGCTAACTTAGATAATGAGCCTGTCCAGTATGTTGAGCGAGGCGATTCTGACTCGTTCCTCAATACTTTAGGCAAGGGTCTTTCGCTCTATCCAGAGGTTCCTTATAAGGTAACTAAAATGGAATCAACTGGAGGCAACGAAAAGGCTTTGGGAATTCTTTTACGAGATGTTCGTAATAAGGATGAAAATGGAGAGAATTTACTTTATTATCCACAGAAAAAAGAAGAACTTCAGTGTGTTGTTTCTGGTGAAGCTGTTCCTATCGCTACGAAAGGGATCTTCACTATTAACACAAGGGGTTTGACTAACGGTGTTTCACCTACAGTCAACCAATATGCTGTTCCTTCTTTAAATGGAACCATCACTGGAGTGACCAGCACTGCTGCTACCCACGGTCAGCATCACGTTCACTCTATCGGAACCTTTATCGCTACTGGTAATAGGGAATCTCAAGGTAGCACTACCGATGCTTTCGCTGGTGCATACGCAATTCTTAAACTTAGCTGCTAATATTTTACGATCATGAAAATCACAATTAAAAGAACTGAAGATCAGTTAGCTCTTATCCGAGCAATGGGATCTAATAATCGTGAAGAGGCTTATGAGGCACAGGCAGCAGTCGCAGACTTGCTTGGACCAGTCGTTTCGGAAGTTATTAATAACGCTCCTACCATTGGAAATCTGTATACCAGCCTTTCCTATGGAGAAGATGACAATCCTTCTTTGCCCTTAGACCTTTTCCACGATATCACTGGTGAGGATTACATCGAGGTGTATTCTCAACAGGTCGCTGGTGGCCTTCCTTATAGTCAGGTATTCCCTGCTCACAACGAACTCAAGTTCTCGACTTACACCTTGGACAGTGCGCTTGCATTTGATCGCAAGTATGTCCGTAAGGCGCGTCTTGATGTTGTTAGCAAGACCTTCACTCGGATGGCTCAAGAAGTTTTAATGAAACAAACGAAAACTGCTTTCAACGTGCTTGCAACCGCTCTGGTTAAAGCTACTGGAACAAGTGGTTCCGCTGGTGGAAGCATCATTGGTTCCGCAGCAGCAGATCGTTTTGTTCTTGCTGACTTCAATAACTTGATCACCAAGAGTAAGCGTATCAACAGTTCCTTCAGTGGAGGAACTCCTGTTGGTGGCGTTAAGTCTGGTATCACCGACCTTCTGGTTTCTCCAGAAATGGTTGAGGAACTCCGCGCAATGGCTTACAACCCTGTAAGCACTGCTGCTGCTCCTGTTGGTGGAACTCCCGCTGACGGACAAATGGCTCCAGAAGCCCTTCGTCAAGAGCTTTACAGCGCTGCTGGTCTTCCTTCCTTCTATGGTATTAACATCATGGAAATCAACCAGATGGGTAACGGCCAACTGTTTAACAAGCTCTTTGGTGCTATCGTTGCATCTGAAGGTGCTACTGTTATCGGTGGTGGTGGTTCTGGAACTTGGGTAACAGGTGATGACGAGATTGTTATCGGTATCGACAGGAGTAAGGATTCCCTTATTCGCCCTGTTGTTGTTGGTGAAGGATCTCCATCTGAGCTTCAAGTTCTTGTTGATGACCAGTTCTCTGTTCGTCAGAACAAGATTGGTTACTACGGTAAAGTTGAAGAGGGTCGTATTTGCATCGACAATACTGCTCTTATCGGACTTTGCGTATAAGCAAGACCATAACACTTATAAAGAGAGTCGCCTCGAAAGGGGCGGCTCTTTTTTATTGATTTATATCAAAATTTAGGTATTATATATTATGAGTAAAAAGAAGAGTGCTAAAAACAAGAGTCTTGAGGCTATGCCAGTTTCTAAAGGAATTGAGAAAAAACACTTGGAGGAATTCGATGTAACAGATGGCAAAGATCGAAGTAAAAAAGAAGAGCAAATCGAAAAAGTCAAAGAGCTTGAGGAACTCCTAGGAATGCCTCAAATGAATCCATATGGAACTTTGCACCGAGACATATTCAAACAGCGCGTAGAGGCATCCTCGGCTTCAGAATTAACTGATTTAGCTGCTAGGGTAGGGGTTCCTAGAGAAAGGAATATGAATCTACTTAGGAAGTCTTTGATGAAGTCGTTTGATTTTTATGTGCAAAAACATAACGTTACTGTTCAAGGTTCTGCTAAACCAATTTTAGATCCAAGTTCCCCAGACTATGATTCTACTGTAAGGTTATTTAAGGACGGCTTTTAAATAATGAATGATCTTGGAGTTTTAGCTACTGACATCGTAACATATGATTTCCCTAATGATACAGGGTCATATAATGTTGGTTTTGTTTCTGGGTGGCTAGAAACTAACATTGGAGAGCTTAATGGTCTCATCCATGAAGAGTTCGAAGTGAACTCAACTGGTGCTATCAGAATGAATGGCACAGGTTTAGCAGATGTGGAGAAGAGTATCTTTGGGACTCTTTATGAACTTTGGTATTATCAAAAATCTGCTAGAGAATCTCTAAGATCATTTACTTATTCTGATTCTGTTGATTGGGTTACTATAAAAGAGGGTGATACAACTATACAAAGACAAAATAAAAACTCTGTTGCTAAAACATATAGAGATTTGTCTGTTGAGACGAGCGAAAGATTAAATGATCTTTTATATCAATACAATTACCAAAAATCTTCACCTATTCAAGTCGCAGGAACCGATGGCACTTACACCCTATCTGGGACATTAACATGACACTATGGCCTCACTTCTTACAGACGCAGAAAAAACAGCTATTAATTCAGCATTAAGTGACGTTCACGATACTTTTGCTAGAGATATTCATGTTTATGTAAAAGAAGTCTCAAGTGTTCCTGTAGAATTAAATTATAATCCTCTATATGGTAGGAGGAAAGATGTAGCGAAAATATCTTCAGAAGAAACTCTCGAAAGATATACTTACAGTGCTAGAGTATATTATAAAAACGAGCAAAAAGAAGATATCATTGATGGTAATGGGCAAATGAATCTAGTTGGATCTGAGGGACAAATTAGAATCAAAGTAAAAGCAGCAGCTTATGAAAAAATTAAAATTTGTTCAAAGATAGAGGTTGATAATGAACTATATGTTGTAGATGGAGACGCAAAGGTTATTGGCCCATTTGATACTCAATTTTATTCAATATTTTTAAAACGTGAAAACTAATGGCTGGAAGAGATTTTATGTCGGTCTCTACCCCAGTAGTAACCGTCAACGCAAAAGAATTACTTAGAGAGCTAACGGTAGATTCACCTAATAATAAAAGCATGGCGATGGCCATCAGAGGCTTGATTGATCCCAAAATTCAAGAAAGACAATCTGAGTTAATTAAGGAATTTGAAGCTCATCCAATAACAATAGAGCTTGACGCTGGGCCTAGAGCATCTAACACCAGTGGAACTTTAGGGGGATACGGTAACCTATTTTCCTTTATAGGTTTTTCTTCAGGAGATAATCCAACTCAGATTATATCTAAAATATTTAGTGAAAAAATAAAATTTAAGGTAAGAAGGAAAAATAATTCAGGAAAATATCAAATCACCTTCTTTATTCCAAGCATTGAAGAAATATATGGATTAACTCCAATACCTTGGATGGCTGGCAAAAGCTGGGCTAGAAGTATAGAAGAGGGGGGATTGACTAACTTGGGACAATATTTATTTAGTTCTACAGGGTTTGATAGTTCTACTTCTGGAACAGGTATACAAGCCAAAAATAGGTCTTCTGGTGTAAGTTTTAAAAGAATGCCATATGTTGGTAAATTAACAAAAGATTTTAAACAGAAATTATTAAGATTAGATAAATGAAGGCGCAGTTTGATCAGAATGTTTTGTCAAGTTTCTACCTATGGTTTGAGAACCGCTTGTTAGGTAGTTCTGCTAAAGCATATCAAATCAACTTAGATAATGCTTTTACTTCTGGATCTTTCTCAGATGTTCCTGATACTCATATCGCTTTTCAAGGAAAGTATAGATCTTTAGTCGGGGAGTATAATGTAGATAACCCAAATTCTGGGTTCTTTTTAGGGAATGATTTTATTACTGGCAACTACGACAAGAACGGAGGTGTTTTCACAGATTATGAGAATGGAAGATTAATATTTCCTCAAGCATCTGGCGCTGAGATAGGAAGCACGGCGCTGACAGCAAATTCTACTGTAAAAGAAGTTAATACTTATATTACAAATGATACGGATGCCCAAATAATTCTTCACTCAGATTTTAAAGACAGTGCTACAGAGCTTCCGTATCAATATGGTAAAACAGCAGAATATGACGAAACCACATATTTCTTACCTGCTTGTTTTATTTCTGTAGCCTCTTCAGATAACACTGAATTCTCTTTTGGAGGGGAGGAAGATACTAGGACAAGAATGCGAGTAATGGTGTTATCTTTTGATAATTACACATTAGATTCTGTTCTTTCTCTATTTAGAGATACTGTCAGAAGAGATATTACGCATATTCCATATGAAGATTTCCCATATGGTTTCTCTTTCTCTTTGAAAGATTTTCCTTATAGTTACGATAATTTGGTAGCATCTCAATCAAATCCAACAAAGTCCCATATACAAGAGGTTTCTGTGTCTAAAATAGTCTCAGAGAGAATTAGGGAGAATCTGAATAAAAACATCTCTGTAGGATATATTGACTTTGAATTATGCACTTATCGTTTCCCTAGATTATAAATCCGTGTAAGAAAGTGTAAACAATTCACTTTAATTTAAATTAACATGGCTTCTAATCAATCTAGAACGAGAGTAATCTCTCAAAGTAAAGCGGTTTACGTTTCAAACACTGGCTTAATTGGCGATTTAGGCGCTTCAATACAGTCTCACTCTGGCGTAAAACCACCTCAACTTCATCGTGTTGACACTTTCTCTTTTGATATTGATATTGCTGGTGGACGGCAAGATATTAGAGAATTTGGTCAGTTAGCACGAATCGGAACAATCACACTTGGTGATTTAAACCCTTCTTTCTCCCTTGGTTATTTCTTAGGTGACGGAGAAAATGAATATAATTTAGGCTTTCAAACAAATGGAATTACCGACGGTAACGTATTAAAAAGTCAGTTTATATCTGGCATTCTTGCTGAAGATCCAGACAAGAGAGAAAAGAACCTTTTTGTTTTAACAACTAAGGAGGGGTCAGACGCTTTTTCAACTGTTGGGACAAGCGCAAGTGATGTAAAAGGAAAAGAAGGCATTAACCAAGGCTCCTTCCTTACAGATCCAACTGGAACCTATACGACCGCAGAATTAGATTCTCAGGATGTTGTATCTTTAGGAAACTGCAACTTCGAAAGTTACACCGTTAATTTTGCTGTCGGAGAAATCCCAAGAGTCGATATTGATGGAACGGCAGAAAACATTACATTTGATACTGGTAACTCTGGAATCTATAACCCTTCTTTAAATAAAGCAGGAGCAAGAGCGGATACGGGTCAGCTTATGCTTGGTGTTCCTAGCACTGGTAACATGAGTGTTTTAGTCCTTCGTCCAGAGGATGTAACTCTTACATTTAGTGATGGTGATTTCACATTTGGTGGAACGGATTTGACTGACATGCATGTTCAGAGCGCTTCAATCGAAGTGCCTCTTTCAAGAACTCCAATTGAGGCTCTTGGTTCTGCGAAAGCGGTAGCCAAACCTTTAGACTTCCCAATTAACGTAACAATGTCTGTTAGTGCGCTTCTTAAGAACTTCAGTGCAGGTCAAGTTGATAAGATTTTGACTGGTGCTGCTGGGAACGAAACCACTAACATTACGTTGAATGTTAAAGGAGAAGATGGAACAGATAAGCATAGATATATCATGCAAAAAGCTGTTATGGATTCACAAGGATTCTCTCAAGGACTTGATGATAATGAGACTATTGATTTAACATTCTCTACTCAAATTGGTGGAGATAACCAAATTGATCAAGGCTTCTTTTATTCAGGGGCTTGCACCAATGGAGGTGAGACGAATCTTCCTGATCACTATGGAACAAGCTTTGGAGGTAGGAATTTCCCCCGTGGATACTTCTATAAGAAAAACCAAGTTAAGGGACCATACTCTGCTGCTGACGGAACTTAGTATTAAGTCCAAAAATCTTAAACACAAAAAGCCTCGCAGAAATGCGGGGCTTTTTTGTGTAAACTAAGTATATGTCTATAGAAAGAATTAATTCTAGTGATGTCCAAGTATTTGTAAATACAATACCTGATGGGCGGCTACCAGCTATTAATTCATTAAGTATTTCTACAAATAAGCAGGTATCTGAAATAAGGAGGCTAGGAGACTTGAATGCTTCTGAGAGAATACTAGGCTCTAATCAGACTACTACTTTGAGCATGGACATAATGCTTACAACTGGAGCTACTGGTATAGACCCTTTTTATAGTTTCTTCCTAAATAAACCTTACAGTAAAGGCAATCAAGCAATACATTTCGGGTTTCTAAACACAGGTAAAATTGATTTTACAATAAAAGATCTCGCTGGTCAAACCGATATATTAGATAGCTCTATTGTTGATTATTCTTTGAATGGCTCTGTAGGAGATTTAGTAAGAGGTTCTGCAACATACGAGGGAGATGCTGCTATTTTTAGTCCCGTTGGAGCTTTAGAAAGAAAAGACCAAACAAATGATAGTTTTGGAGGTTTTTTTAGGCCAGAGGATATTGAGATAACAACAATAACAAATGGGGACGAGGGTATTGATACGGCAAGTTTGAATATACAAGATTTTTCATTAAGCGTAAATACGCCAAGAATCCCTAAGACAAGATTAGGGACAAGAACCCCAAGGTTTAGATATCCTGAGTTACCAGCCGCAGGTGATTTAAGCTTTACTGTTTTAAAGACAGAAGTTACAGGGGTTAATCTATCTAGTTTAGTTTGCCAAAGTGGTGTAATTAAAATTGATTTAAAAGGAGAAGATGATACTTCTGTTATGGATTTTTCCATTAGTGGATGTTGTCTAGAGACAGTGGATGAATCAACTTCTTTGGATGATAATACTAGCGTCACCTTTTCTTACTACTTCCCCATAATACAATGATTATAAATGAAAGTTTCTCCAATTATCAAAATGCTATATATGACATATCTTTGATTATAGATAGTCCTGATAGTGGTTTTGAGTTATCTTTATTTGAGAGTGGAAAATTTTACTCTTCTAATTTAATAACATTTTCTGGGGCAGACGGTTATTTGTTTGATCAAAGCGGAAACTTTTTTGCAGGTTATCAAAGTGGAGTTCCTTTTGATTTAGAAGTCCATTATGATTATGCGAACAGCACATTTTTTTATTACAAAGATCAGACTTTAATCGCGAATGGGTTAGATATAACAGGAAAATCCAATGGAGCCACTGATAAAAGTATAAATTCTTTATCTTTTCATAAAAATGGCACTTCAGAACTGTCACTTTCTGTAACAGGCCGACCAAAAAACTCTTTAGCAAAACATTCTACCTCACAAATTAACGATAATATCACCAACACAATGAGTATAGCTGCTAATGCTAGTATGTTAGAATCTTTTACAAACCCGAATGGAACATTAAACGGTGGAGGATTTAATGCTGCTCGTTCAACTGATTTTTGGGGTAAAGATATTGATTTCACCTCAGTTGTTGTTTGGAACAATCGTGGGCATGGTGTTCCATTAGATTTTAGACAAAGAGGAGCAACAGCAATTACAAAAAGACATATTATAATGGCGAAGCATTTTAAATTGCAAGCTTCTGATGTTGTTTATTTTGTTGATCCTGATGGAACTTGGGTTTCACGAACAATTTCTGCTACAGCAGATCATGCTAGTCAAGATATCTCTGTGGGAGTTTTAAACGAAGAACTTCCAGATAATATTTCTTTTTCAAAGGTTTTACCTTCAAATATTAATGATTATTTAAAAACAACAACCGTAGATATAATTGAAGAATATTACAAGCCTATAGTAGCAGGTTTTGATTTTGAAAAAAAATTAACTTTAAACGTATTGACTGCTGTGAATAGCTTTTCATTTAAATCAACTACTTTTGATTCTAATCCCACGAATGTGCCAGATCCTTATGATAATTTAGCCGAACTTCTTACCACTGGAGATTCTGGGAATCCAATATTTTTGATAATTGGAGGAGAGGCTGTTCTTTTAACTAGTTACTTTACTACTACTGGTGGGCCATCTTACGTTCACTTTGCTTCGGATATAAACACACTAATAGCTGCTTCTGATAGCGCGGCGAGTATTAACACGGGATTTAAACTAAAAATATTCGATATTGACTCATTTTCATTTTTTAAATTTTGATTTTGCCTTAATATTTCATATAATATTACTAATGAAAGAGCTATATTCATTTGATGTAAAAAGAGAGGTTGAGAAAGAAGTCCCTCATGTAAGGAAGACTAAAAACGGGCCTGTTGAAACAACTAAAAAAGTTAAAAGTTCTATTAAAACTAGGGTTGTTGTGGCCAAACCTAGTGTTGCAGACGTAGAAGATGCCGAGTTTTTCTATGGTCAGAAATACAACGAATTTATTAATGCTGGTTTTTTAACAAAAGCTATGCTGGCAAAAAAGATGGGGGATCTTGGAGGGATGACCTCAAAAAGAACAGAGGATATTATTGGAGAATTAGTTGTGGAAAATACTGATGCTGCTAGGGTAATCGAGTTTTTTGGAGAAGCAAAAGAACTTAGCGAAGAGCAAAAGAAACAGCTTGAGGATGCAAAGGTTGCATTTGCATCAACGCAGACTCAAATTAGAGATTACGAGACTAGTTTGAGAGGACAATTCAGTCAGACTGCTGACTCGAAAGCAGAACAAAAACTTATTGAGTGGTTTATTCTTAATTTTACCTTTTTTGAGGAGAGCTTAAAGGAAGATGATAAAAAAGAATTATTTCCATTCTTTAAAGGAGAAAATTATGTAGAAAAAAGAAGCTATCTTTTAAGACTTCAAGAAAAAGACGATGACGTTGAAGATGTTCAATTTCTTAAAAAACAAAAACTTTTTGAGAAATCATATCAAACTTTAGTTAGAGTTCTAAGCGTTTGGTATAATAATTACGGCAATGATCAAAAGTCTATTGATGCTGCATTAAAAGAAGTTTTTGAAGATGAGCAAGACTGATGAGTCACATTCAGTTGATTTATTAGAAATATTGCAAGGGTATTCTACATTAGAATATCTAAATACAAATTATTATTTTAAGCACTTTAGTATATTAGATGTGCTATCTCTAGATTTTGAAGAGAAACAAGAAATAGAGAAATCAGTAAAAACTGGTATTCAGACATCTGAACAGTTAGTTCAGTCTGCTATAAATATTGGTTCTTGGAGCGAAAAAAAAGAAGACAAGTTAAAATCTACTATTTGGATGATAAAAAAATCCGAAGCTGCTTTATCTAAAATAGAAGACGCAAATCAAAGAAAGATTTTTAACAATCAGATTGAATCTCAAAGAAAGGAATTAAAAGAGATCCAAGATGAGAAAGCTAAAATTACAAATTACAGCGCAGAACATCTTGCCCAAATAAAAAAAATAAAAAAAATGGTTAGTTCTTCCGTTTTTTTAAATAAAGACTTTTCAGAAAAATTAAAAGAAGAGCATCAAGCGCCTTTAACAGCTATTTTATTCGCAAAATTTAATCATTTAAATTCAAGAGAGACTTGTTTAAGGGCTTCCTATAATGGAGGTTTTTTTGATTTTTATGTAGCTCAAACAGGAAATCCCCTATCAATTTTTGGTGTCACTTTTGATAAGTTAACTTGTTTTCAAAAGAACCTAATTGTTTATTCTAATGCTTTGTTTAATAAAATTAAAAATGTAAGTATTCCTTCTGAAATTGCAGGTGATCCAGTAAAGGTTTATGAATATGAGGAAAAACCTCATCAAGAGTCTAAAACATCTCACGGAGTAGATGACTTGAGGACAAAAATGGCAATGAGGGGTGGCGAGCTTAAAGCAGAGGACTTTTTAAGCTGATAGGTGTAATTTACCTATATGGCTCAAAGTTTTAATGCTTCACTTAATGTTTCCCTTAATACTGCTAGCTTAAATGCTTCTACAAAGCAGGTTAAGCAAGCTTTAGGTCGAATTACAGGACAGGCTTCAGAATTTCAAAAATCTCTGGATGCCTCTACTGCCCGTGTGTTTGCTTTCGGGGCAACAACTGCCGTTTTGAATGGGGTTACTCAATCCTTTAAAAAATTAATATCTACAACTATTGAAGTCGAAAAAAGACTTATTGAAGTTAACTCCATCTTTCAAGCTACAGAAGCGAGTTTTAGTAAATTTAGAAATGCCATATTTCAGGTAGCAAAAGATACAGGTCAATCGTTTAGCACTGTTGCAGACGGAGCAGCAGAATTAGCTCGTCAAGGTTTAAGCGCTGAAGAGACAGCTTCTAGACTAAAGTCTGCTCTAGTTTTAACGAGGATTTCTGGATTGGATGCAGAAAAGTCTGTTAAGGCATTAACGGCTGCTATAAATGGATTTGAATCTGCTGGTTTAAAGCATACAGAGATCGTCAATAAGATGGTAGCAGTTGACACGGCTTTTGCTGTTTCAGCGCAAGATTTAGCAGAAGCCTTTAGTCGTGCTGGTTCCACAGCAGAAGATGCTGGGGTTAGTTTTGATCAGCTTTTGGGATTGGTTACTGCCGTTGAGCAGAAAACAGCGAGGGGTGGAGCCGTTATCGGTAACGCATTTAAATCAATTTTTACAAGGCTTTCCAGAGGAACTACAATTGAAGAACTAAAAGCATTAGGCGTTCAAATAGATGCAACCCAGACAGGTGTTCAAAAGTTAAGCGCATTATCGACCGCTATAGAAGGGATATCTGATCCAACTGTCGTTTCTAAAATTAAAGAATTAGCAGGTGGTGTTTTTCAAATCAACGTAGTTAGTGCGGCTCTTAAAGACTTGAGTAGTGAAACTGGTATATTTAAAGAAGCTGCTGAAACAGCAGCATTTGCTACAAACGAAGCTTTTGAAAAAAATAAAGCTTTAGGAGAAAGTTTAGCTGATAATATTAATAAGTTAGTTGTTGGATTAACTAGTTTAGCCGAGAGGGTGGGTTCAGTAACCTTCGGGCCAATTCTTGAAAACATAGTAAGTATAGCAACAAAGTTTACTGAATTTTTAGATAATGCTTTAGACCCAGAAAAGGGTAATACTTTTATAAAAGGATTCTTTAAAGCTATTGGAACGTTTTTAAGTGGACCTGCTATAGTTCTATTTACTGTAGCTTTTGTAAAAATAACAAAACTTATTGCGAGGTTTGCTGGAGATGGATTAAAAAGTCTTTTCCAAATGGGGACTCAAACAGAAAGAGTCAAGCAAATTGAGGGCGGCATAGTTGGGCTTCTTCAAAGAGATGCTACTTTGAGGAAACAAATGGAAAGCACGACAATGAGTCAGGCTCAAAAAGAGCAAGCTGTTATAGCCGCGATAAAAAGAGAAAATGCCTTACTGACTACACAAGCACAGCTAATGAGGAATCTAGCCTCTGCTGCTTCTGCTAGAGGTGTTAGAGGATTTAGCGATTCAAGAGGATTCACTGGTAGGAGAGGAAGAAGATTCAATGCTGGATTTAGAGCAGAGGAAGCTGAAGCAATGATGCTTGGGGCTAGCCCAAGTGTGAAAGCTCACATGGGTAGGGGAACAATTGGTGGACAGAAGTTCATCATGAATAACCAAGAAATGGAGGTTCCTAACTTTGCTGGAGGTAGAGACTCTGCTGTTATACCAAGATACCCAAAAGGGTTTGTCCCGAATTATTCAAGGAGAAATTACCAATCAATTATAAATAATAAGAGTGGGAGAAAGACTCCAGAAGAAATTGCAGATGCTAAAAAGAAATTAGCCGCAATGGATGCAAGGGCGGCACAGAAAATACCTCCTATTAGCGTGTCACCTGCTCCTTATGGTTTTTTAGTTCCTTCGCTGGGAGCGGGGGCGGCAGCAAAAAGTATCAAAAAAGGCTCTTCTAAAGTGAGTGGTAATAGATACCCCTATGAACTTAATTCTACAATTAGACCGTTTGCCCCCATGATGCATGGAGAAAGCATTGATAAAGCTGCGGAGCCTTACGATTCTAAACTTGAGCAAAGAATAAAAGATAGTGTAGTAAAATCTGCGACTAAATATGCTAACTTATTAGTTATACCGAAAGGTAAAAATAATAAGGCGAATTCATCAGACATAAACCGCAGACTGTCTCAGGGTGGGCAAAGAGGGGCGCATGGTGCGATAAGGGGTGCTGTTGGAGCAGCATTTGAAGCCGCTGTGTTTTCGGCTTTAGGTTTGGCAGAATTTAAAGCGGCAAAAGGTGGCGCAGACTGGGATGTCAGACAGTTGAACACTGTAGGGAACGGTGAGGTAAGTCAAATATTTCGTAGTCCTCCAAGCATATCTTTTGCAGATATGAAAGTTGGAGCTACTCAAGATACTGTTGATAGTTTTGTTGGTAAAATATTAAGGCATAATCCAAATTATGCTGATGATATGGCTCGCCATAGAGAAGCAAACAAAAAGAAAAAAGCTAAAGGGAAGGCTAGAGGGTTTATACCAAACTTCACAAAAAGAGGTGGAGTTCCTACTTCTCTGATGAGAGTTCACAAAGATGATAAAGGTGAGCCTGTTGCAGTAACTAATTTAAGAGATGAACCCAATGGTTTACAAGATGCTATAAAGCGAGAGCGTGATGGTGTTGGGATGTTTGCTGGTGGATTTGTTCCCAATTATAATGTTGGAGCAGCTTTGACAAAACTTTTCCCAACATTTAAAAAAGGATTAAGCAAGCTTGATACCAAGACAAAATCAGTAGCCAAGGGTCTTGGGGGCATGGAAAATAAAATGGGGAAAGCGACTACTGGTCTTTTCGCTTTAAGTGCTGTTAGTGGGATGGTCACAGCAAGCATGGAGCAACAACATGCGGCCATGCAAGCTAATTTAGATGAGAGAATAAATACAAAACTTCTTTTAGATGAAGAAAACGGCAAAATAAAAGAATCTGTTACTTTGAGAGCGCAAGAGATTTTGGAGATGAAAAGAACTACCCAAAATCGAATTGCAGAAAGATCATTACTTGAAAGAGCGGCTGGCTCATTAGATAAATTCGCGGGTGTCGCCTCAACTTTTGCAATTCTTGGAACTTTTGGAGGAGGAGGAGGAGAGGGAAAGGGTTCGGCTCGCGCCCAAGCTTCATTAGCTAATAATAAAAAAGTAGGAGGAGTTAGAACTCAAGCGGGGGCATTTGCCGCAGCCCAAAATGCAAAACAAGGAATCGGGGGTAGAATTGGAAAGTTTGCCAAAAGCCCAAAAGGGTTGGGTCTTATTGGAACAGCTTTAACAGTTGGGGGTGCTGGTTTCGAGCTTAATCGTAATGCTAATAGATCAGATATTGGAGAAGAAGAGAGGAAGAGAAATACGGGGAAAATCGTTGGAAGTGCTGGTGGAGCATTAGCAGGAGCAGCGGCAGGAGCCGCTATAGGATCTATTGTTCCTGTTTTTGGAACGGCTATAGGTTTAGTCGCTGGAGCGTTACTCGGAGCGGCTGGTGGTATGGCAGGATCAGCAGCGGGTGAAGCCATCGCTGGTGGGAAAATGACACAAGAGGAGTTAGAGAAAGATCTAAGTCCTGTTGAGCTTGCCAGAAAAAACACAGACATGCAACTCCCAAAAATTCTTGAGAAAGCAGGTTTTGGGGAAAATTTAACAGATGATACTAAAGATGGCAAACAAAGACGCGATGCAGCACTAGATCTATTTGATGAAAGAATGAGAGAGACGGGTAACGCCACTCCAGAGTTTGTTCAAAGTCTAGTAGAGGCACAAGAGAATATAGATAGATATGGTTTAGAGCTATCTTTGGCACAACGGCAACAAAAAAACGGTAAAATTTCCGCTGAAGAATTAGAGATTGCTTATAAGAATCTTAATTCAGCAAATCAAAAGCTAGAATTTGTAGTAAATAAAGGAGCGAAACTTAATGGCCGTCAACTTGAAGACCAACGAGGTAGAGAGAAAATAATAAAACAAGCCAACAAAAAACTGGCAGCAGCGCAGGAAGCATTAGCTGCATCACATGCAAAAGTAATTGACTCAAATAAAAAACTCTTAGCGGCAGCAAGTAAAAATCTTCAAAATGCACAGTTAGGTAGCATGATGGCGGGGATTACTCCTACTGGGAAGGGAACAGGAGACGAATTTGGATTTAACCAAAAGACAAACGTATTAAGAGCAAGTCAAGCTGAAACTATGGCGAGCATCCAAGCAGATAGAGCAGCGGTTTCAGCAGCCGAAAATCAAGCAGGAATGGCTGGCAAAAATGTTCTAGCGAACTCTAGATTTACAGCAGAAGGAGTTAAGGGAGTGGCAGAGAAACTTAGAACTGGAGAGGATGTCTCTGGAGAAAGTGAAGATCTTATCGCAGATGCCAAAGCGTTTAATGAAGCAGCAGGAGATAGCGCTATAGCTCTAGATAAAGCCTCAGATAATTTTGAATTAAATGTAAAGAAAGCTTATATAGGGTTCCAAAAGACAATCAATGAGATAGAAGCAGCACAGAGGAAAAACGCAGAAGCTAGAGCGGCTCTGATGCAGTCATCTATTCAAGCAGCATCAGATAAAATAGCAACCGTCTTCGGAGGAGAAGCTTTAGACATGGACTTTATGGGACAACAAGTTTCAGAAATCGTAAACGAAATAAATAAAGGAGCAGGAATGGACCCTGAAAAGTTAGGTCAACTAATGTCTGAGTTCGATGATCAGGGTCTCGGAGTTAAGATAGGAGACTTAATACAACAATTCGATCCTAGCATTGGGGCAGAGAAACTCGCAAAAGTTCTTCAAACTACCTTAGAAGCAGGAATCGGAGCGTCAGCGAAATCAGCAGAAGGTAAAAGACTTGTAGGAGTAATTGGTAATGAAGTCAAGGGAGGAACTAAAGGATTCTACAAAGACGCAGGTGTAGACGTAAGTGATGGAGTCAAACAACTTGATGATGAAGCAAAAAGCTTAAAAGACAGACTCAAAATCGCAAACGATAACTTGGCGGGCTTATTCACCGAAGAAGATACTAAAAATCTAGCGGTAGAAATGAAAAACATGTATCAAAGTATGGTTAATGCTACTACTGGTCTAGGTAATTTTGGCGATCTTATAAAAAAGGATGCTGAAGAAACAAAAAAAGTTGCAGATTTAATAGAGCAAAACACACAAGTTTTACTAGATGCTGAGAAGGTAGTTAGACAGGCGCAGGATACGATCTTAGATGCTAAAGCCAAAATAGAAAGCGCACAAGGAAGTTAACAATGGCAGCTTTAATAGTCAACAATGTATTATCTTCATCGGTTAATATAACTTACAGTTATGCAACTGAAGAAGAACTATTTGGCTATGAAGTAGTAGGAACTTATCAGATTGATATTTCAGATATCAACATAGTAGATCATGATACAGTTCTAATAGAAGGAAGAGACGCAATAGTTCACGCTTACGGTAGAGAAAATATAGTAGCTCGTATTGGCGCAGATGATTACATCAATGGAAGAATACAATCTTTTGATTTTGAAGCTGGAGCTTTAGTTGGTTCTGAAGTTGTAACAATAACAATAGAAGAATCCAGAAGATTAGATGATTATTCTAATACATCTTTCACAAGATATATACCTAACCCTCAATTAGTTGAAGATTTTTCAGAGTCTTATGATTTTAGTAGATCTGGAGGAGAATACACTTCAAAAAGAAAAATAGGTCTCACATATAAGCAAGAAGCGGGAGATCAATTTTTAAATGACGCAAAAGTATTTTTAACGAATTACTATTTTGCAAATAGACCTGACTTTGGATATCAAGAAGATGGTATTTCAGAAAATGCGAGGTTAGATGACAAGTTTCGAGGACTTATTAGTGAAACTTATGATCTAATTGGTTTATCTGTAGAATTAAATGAAGATGTTTCTACTTCTTTTGTAGATACCGCAAAAAATGTCGGGAGAAAAGAAACTCAATCTATAGATATAACTAAACAAGGTTTTGTTAATAAAACTTTTAATATACAATTATCTGCTTTAAGACAGGATTCTGAGAATGTTTTAAATACAGCTATTGGGGAAATAATAGATGAACTAAAAGCGAGTGAAGCTAGTGAATTTGGTTCTCCCTCTTCTATTTCTAAGGGCATATCTAGAGATGGATATACCGCAACTTTAACTGTAAAATTTACTACAGACCCATCATCTCAAGATGAAATAATATCTTACACTGGGGCAGAGACTAAAGCTGGTAAATTTAAAGAATATACTTTAAATATCCGATATAATTCTTTAGGAAAAAATAATAAAGAAAAATTTGTTAATGCAAAAGCTGTTTGGATTAGAGAACAACCTTTCCAAGAAACTAGGATTGCTAGACTTTTTCATCCTACTGTTCCTATCTATGAAAAATCTAGGAACACGAACTTTGCTAAATCAGAAGGTAATATTTCTGAAACTATTATGTTCACAACAGACGATTCTTATAAAGATAACGACGATGGCGTTTTAAAATTAAAAAAAACATTGAATAAAACACATCAAATCAATAGAATTGAGAAATTTTTAGATTTACAAAACCTAAAAGAACAAGTTGTAACAAAAAATTTAAAAACAGTTGGTAATGCTAGTGTGTCTGCACAGGCAGTAGTTAGTCAAAGTGCAGGTATTTATCAAGCAAAAACAATATTAGAAGAAAAGACGGAAGAGTTAACAGAATTAGTGAATGAAGATATCACACATATTACATCTGATTCAATAACTTTAAATCTTGGAGAAGGTCAAGCAACAAGAACTATCAACTATTTATTTCTTAAAGATGAGTGAAGCAATTACATATGGTTCTTATAACTTTCCTAGTCCTACTCCTTTGGTTGGGCAGTCTGTTGAACCTGTCTACATACAAGGAAAGGTAGATCATTTTTTAGAAAATATAAATTTAATCGGCACTTTAACTGGGGTAGATTTAAGTGGCTTGCACTTGCAAAAAATGCAAATGATAAGTGGTCTACTCCCAGATTTTCAAACTCTGTCGATCACTCATGGGTCATCAACTACAGGATTCGCTTTTTCGAAACCAAATTCAATAACATTTGATGATTCAGATTTAACTACGGTTTTACCCTACTCTGTTTCTTTAACTTCTTACACAGATAGATCTTTTTCAAAATTTTTTGGCATAACAAATCCTGTTGACAACTGGAGCTTCAACGAAGAACAAGGAAAAATAACTCAAGCAACACACAATGTATCAGCAGTGGGCGTAAAGGCTAATTCTTCAGCGGCATTAGTAAATGCTAAAAACTTTGTTGATTCTAGAGTCACTGGTTATTATAACTTAAGTTTGTTTCAAACTGGGGCGACTGGATTTTTAGTAAGTAAAAATGAAAGCATTGATCGAAAAGCAAATTCTTACTCTATCACAGAAACTTATAAATATAACACTAGTGAAAATCCTATAACAGATTCTGGAATTACTACATCTAATACGCAAATATCATTTGATAAAAATGGAGGATTAAGTGTTGGGGTGAATGTTTCTGTCCAAGGATCAATGTTGGCTGGAAAAGATGGGGTAGGGATGCTGGACACAGGAGTGATCACAGCAGATATGGCATCTGGTATAGCCGTAAATGCTGTTGTGTCATCTTTATCTGATTATGAAAGTGGAGCCTATACATTTAGCGCAAGAAAGCCCTCTTCTGTTAATTATAAAGTTGATACAGGATCAAATAAAATTGATTTTGCTTTTACGTTTGATGACCCTGAAAATTTAGATCAAATAGGAAATGTCATTCACAAAAAATCTGCTAGTGTATCTGCATCAAAAGATAATTCAAAGATAACAGTTGCTGTTAATGGGAACATTGAATATAATAATCCGTTTAACATTATTCCCACAGGAGACCCAGCAACAGGGCAGCGCTTTCTAGAGGTCGATAGTTTTTTCAGCGGTGTCCAAGACGATTCTGGTTTTTTAAATTTAGCTATTGAAGCACTACAAGATTTTACTGGAGATGCCACAGGTTACCACATAAGTGGAGATTATTTAAATCCTGTTGAAATAAATAAAAGTATAAATAAAGATCCTCAGAATAGTTCTATTTCTTATTCTTTATCTTTTGATAATAGGATAGATATTTCTGCTGGAACTTTGACTGGGCTTAAAGTTTCAATATCAGATAAAAAACCCATAGAACTAAGTGGTATTGTTCCCAGTCTTGGGGGATTTGCTAAACAAAAGTTAATAGAAAGAACGGCTGGAGAAATAACAGTCAACGCTACTTGCGAGGCAGAGACAGGTAGCTTGCCACAATTAAAAGATGTTGTGAGTGGGCATTTAACAGGAGTATTTACATTTGCAGAAAGTAGTAGTGTAAATGAGAATACATTATCATTTAACATGAGTAGATATTACTAGTATGAGTCGGAACGCATTAGAATACTCCACAATAGAAGCTCTTGGGAAAACCGATAGGCTTTTAGTGTTTTATGATTTTTCTGGAATGAGCGGAAGGCACATCGGTATTGATAGCCTTAGTTCTTCTATTAATTATGGAGTTATAGAAAATTGTGATCCAGCATCAAATACAGGTATTTATAGCGGAGTTGTTGTTGGCTTTGGGGGAAGCAGTGCTGATGCTAAAAAATATACTACAGGAACATTTTTAAAAGATGATAAGGCTCATTTAAATTTATCTAATATAAAAGTAACAGGAACTAGTAATTTGCCGTATTCCAATCAATCGGTTATTTTTGATTTTGAATTTAATGAGGCTGTAACAAACTGTGTTTTATTTGGTTCCTTGGGTAAAGGATCTGAGACAATAAACTCAGAAGTGGTATCAGGGGCAAGCGGTTATAACTTTGGGATAAATGATAGAGGGAAGTTGTTTTATCAAGGTTTTGATAAGGGTGGAGATTTTATCCACACAGCAAATTCTATAGAATTGTCTCGTAGAAATATTGTCAGTTTTTCTTTAGGAAATAATAATTTATCTTTAAGTAGAGTAGATGTCTTAAACAACTCAATAGATTCCGAAGACTTTTCTATAGATACAGAATTTATTGCTAATACCAGTAGATTTTATTTAGGAGGATCTAATGAATATTTTAGAACAGGGCCAGATGGAGCTTCAGGAGAATATGTGACTTCAAAGGTTAACTTAAAATCATTTGCATTATTTTCTGGTTTTTTACCTCAAAGTTCAGTGTTCACAATATCCAGTGGATTAATTGGTGATTACTTTGAGTCAAGTTCTACTGATATATCTTCAAGAAGAATTACTGGATATAATCAAATAACAACATTTAAAACAGGTATAACTGGTTATGATTATCAACATACGGGTAGTATTGAAATATCTACTGCCAGATATATGTTATCAGGAGGAATAAGTTTTGATACCAATACAAATACAGGAGAAGGAGATAGATATTTTGAGTATAATGCTTTTATTGAAAGTGGAATAAAAACATTTTCTAAACAAGAGGTAGGATTTTTAAAGGGAGATTCTGGTTATCAATATTTACCTACTGGAGAAGGGGCTTTTGATACGCTTGGTCTGCAAAATGTTGAAGGAGCAGTCGGTGAATACATAGAAGAGCAAGCTATCTCTGGCGCTCAGAAAGTTCTTGTGAAACTTTTTGGTTCAAGAATACAAACTGGTATTTTAGAAGAAGTTAGTGGTGTCATTCAACAGCCTATTTATGAAGATATAATAGACGGAGAAGTGTTTATAAGTTCTGGCGTGGAAATGAGTGCAGAGTCAGAATTGTTTAAGAAGGATTATATTTATTACTTAGGAGAAAGATTATGATTTACGAGAGTGTTGTAACAACAGGTCGGGTATCTATATCAGGGTGTTCTTCTCCTGATATGGGGTCAGATATTGTTGAGAAAAGGAATGTTGTCGCTATCAATACAGCTAGTGAGTTTTACTATGATAGGGATTTAACAACAGGGTTGGATTTTAACACAGAAAGAAGTTCTATAAGATTATCGCTGAACGGGCAAACTCTTCAACAAGAGATCCCGCAAGAAACGCAAACAATAAATCAAAGTATCTATCAGATATTTACAGGAGATTTCTTTACAAAAAAAGAATCTGCTCCAATTCTAGAAAGAACTACTATAAATTTTGATGCCACAACTCCCGCTAAAGCTACATCAACTATTGTATATAATATCGTTACTGGCGGTATTTTTGCAGGAGAGAAAGATTTCGGAAGAAGTCTAAAAACTGGAATCACAAATAGTCGAGGACGATTGAATGTCTTTTCAGATTTTGATTACTTTTTAAATGGTCAGAAAGTTTACTCTGGGCAGGGAGTTGGTGTTTTTCTAGGGTCAGAATTCGCGGGGTTGACCGCGACTGGGTTTCAACCAAGTTTTAGCACTGCTGCAAATGTAAATGGAGTAGTTATAGATGAAAGAAAGACATTTTTTAAATACACTGCGAGTAGAAAGAGTAAAAATACACTGTCAGCTACTGGTGTTTCTCCAGATATGCAAGGACAGAAATTTATCGAGAAAAGAACGAATTTTTACATAAATGGAGTCGAAGAGCTTCAATCTAATTATTTAGAGCTATATTCAGGTGTAAGAATTATTAAATCAGGTGCTTCTGCTACACTGCCAAGCTCTGGTTTTGAACCATATGTTGTGGGGGGTGAAAACTCCATAGAACAATTTATTTTATGAGGGAATCAATTACAAAACTAGATTTAAATTTTACTAATGCAGGTGGAGGTCACAGTGCATCGGTAACCTCTATTGTAGACGCTAAAAATCTAGATTCATCTAAAGGGTTAGGAATTGTAATAGGAAATCTTGGAGAAATAAATTCTTTCTCTAATGATGAATTACAATCTTTAATGAATAACTATGTATGCACAGAAATTACTACAAATGCAGATCCTACAAAGAAAACAATCAGCAGGAAATATATTGACAAAGTAAGTTTGATTTTAGAATCTATTATCGTATTAGTGAGGGGAGTGAATTGTCCTCCAGATAATACTTTAAATTTTAATGGACCGTTTGCACCATTTGCCGAAGTTATCAACGCTCCAAACATTAGGGGTTTAGAACCCTTCCCCTCTGTTGGGCCTCAAAGAGAGGGATCTATTATTAAAGCAGGGAAGATTTACAATTTTGAAACAGCGGCGAAGTTTGATGGCACAAAAATATCTTTGTATTATAATAAGAGAGGGCAACCAATAGAAGATTTATCTTTAAATTTAGGTTCTGTTACCACAGAGTATAGAAACAATCCTGATTTATCTCAATATAACTTCCGAGGAGGTTATACTTTAAAAGAATTTGGAGATATTGTTCGATTAGCAGGTATCCCTATAATTGGGTTGCCTCAAACTGAAGCTACTAACAGTATAATATTTGAAGCGACAGGAACTTTAGCAAGCGTCATTGGAACTGTAGCCTCCTACTTAGGCTATTATTGGTATATAGACCCATCGACATATTCAATTAGGTTTATTAATTCTCAAGAAGCTTCAACTTTACAAATTAGAGATTATACTAATAGTTCAAGTGAAAATATTATATCTGCATCATTTACTAAAAGTCAAAGATCTAATTTGATTGTGAATACATATGTGGGGACCACTGAGAAGCCACAAGACAATTCAGACAGATCAAATGAAAATGATGATAGACCAAAACCAGTTTTCTTCAAAAGAATACCATTTAGAAAAACTGATGTTTTCAAGGAAATGTTAGGTTATCCAGAAATGGGCATATTCTTTGGAATATTCAATCAAAATGAAGGCACTGATGTTTTTGATAAATTTACATATATTTTGATGCACGGAAATGTCAAGCCAAAAAACGGTGAGGCTCCAAACGAAAAAAGACTTGGTAGAATATTAGATTTTAAAAAGTTATACGATTACTCTCCCTTTAATACTCAGACTTGGCATTGGAGTGGGGCTGGAGACAACAAACCCTTTTTATATGGCGAGGCTAATGCAAAAGAAACAAATGAAGACAATCCAACTGAGTTGCCAAAATTAGACAGAATTACTGATGAATTTGTATATAAATTACTAAAATATAAACCAACTAATGACGAGGGCAAGCAAACAGGTAGAGCTAAAATAATGCCTAGACCCTCTGGCAGCCCGCTTTATGAATATTTGAATACATACTTCCCACTTGCAGGAGGAGTTTATATTACTAATGCTTACAGTGATTATAAAACAGCAAGAATGAGTTTCCAAAACACTGGAAACATGACTGTATTAGGACCATTCAGAGGAGATAAAAAAGTAAGAGAAATTGATGATTTGTCTATGTTGAATGATTGGCTACAACTTCTTACTAAATCAAAAGAGGATAAAGATAACCCTAATCCACAAACAGAGGTTACTATCATGGATTTAGCAGAATCCACTAATGGTGACGCTAAAATATCTAGATCAAAAGAAAAAGCTCACTTTTTTATAGGCATAAGAAATATACCCTCACTTGAAAAGAAAAATGCTGGAGAAGATGGAGATGAAGAGGATCAGCCTCTTAATTATGCCCCTCTTCAAGAAAATCTAGAATTTTTTGAACCTTCAAACAGGAAGAGACAATTTTTCATTGGAGGAGCTACCGACGAGGTGGGGAATGTTTTTGACGGTGTATATGATTTGGCAGAAAAATCATTTAAAAAATACAAGAAGGCAATTGTTGGTAAAAAATCAATAAAATTGAAATATATTAGAAGTAAAACTAGAGTTAATGATGTAGAGGAAGACGATGAAGAAAAAGAGGACGATGCAGTAGCAGAGTCAAGTGACGCTCAACAGCAACTTAACGAGCTTTTCGACAAGGTAGAGTTTAAATCTTACAAGGTAGATTCTCCACCTTATGACAGGACGAACAAATTAACTTTATCGTCGGCTAGTGGTAGCACTATAGAGATGGAGAAATTGAAACAGATCAAAGGGTCTCTTGTTAATCCAAACATTCGTCCAGCTTCATCTTCAAGAACTTTATACGGATTACATATACCTAGATTTACTCCAACAATAAATTCTTTGTCTATTTCAGTAGGTTCTGGAGGAATAACGACTACAATTGGTGAGTCTACATTATCACTTATACCACCAGATCAGACATTCTCCATAGATTCCTTTGGAAATACAAATGCAAGGAAAGGGAATATACCGTCTACGTTTAATGCTTCTCAGAGAAACTTCTTTAAATTATGATTTGCAGATTAGTATGAGTTTTCTGCAATCTTTAGGTGGAATATCTCCATAAGACTCCCAATTTGCGGCTTCCTCATTCCTGTATTTCTCTTGCTTCCAGAACGTCCTGAGAAGAGCTTTGAAATCTTCAAAGGTCTTCACTCCCAATTCTTCAGACAAAGCCTTCTGAAGCGTCCCTGCGGGCGTTAATGGGAGCATGGCAGAGTCGCTAGAAGCATCATATTCCACAGTATTTGAATTATTGGCTCCTTTTGACTTATCAATCTCATCTGCTCCTACAATGTGGATATTCAGATAGTTACGAACACAACGAACAAAAGCTCGGTTACAAGCAATTGTTTCTAGAAATTTAGCACAAAAAGCGTCTGTATTTTGCAGTGTCGCATTTGCGACATCTTGGTAAACAACACCTTGATTGTTGCTTTCGTAATTAGGAGACCAAGCAATTTCACAATTAGCTACAACATAATTATCACTAATGTGATCAGTTCTGAATGAAACACTCTCAAATCCTCTGAGTCGAGCCAACTCCTTAATGCCTCCTAGCATGATTAAAAGCTGCTTATCAGAGAGACCCTCCACAGAACTTGGAACGTCTTTTTTTCTTGAGGCAAACCAATCCTTATTAGGATAGAGGAATTCCTCCTTAATCATGGCTCGCCAGTTAACGGAACCATCTTCATTAAATTCGTAGTCTGCATTCCCAAGCAATCCATGCTCGTTTCGCTTGTAAACATCAGGCCCGTAAATTTTTTTATCACTCATCTTGTTCAGTATAGATCCTAAAGAATTCTAGATCAAGATAAAAATGATCTAAATTTTTTCTTGAATTCAATTCAAAAAAACTTGTGAAAACTTTATTGCCACAAACTACTTGTTTATTGCTTTTAATTTTGAGTTGATCTAAGCCTTCTTCGTTTATCTTATTTTTATTAATTTTAATTAATCCTTCTACATCTAAATAATTGATTAAGAAATCAAAATTTTTGGCTCTTTCGTCAGAAAGGTTTTCCGCAGATGTGCAGATAATAACGTGAGGAATAGAAGATTTTTTTATTTCGTTCAAGAATTCTGAATCAAATGAATCTGCTTTATATACAATCTTATTAATTCGTCCAGAGTATAAAAATTTTAAATTGATAGGTTTTGATAAAGTTACTTCTACTTTATTGTTTTTTATAATATTTGACAAGACTTGCTCATTGTGAGCATAATCCATCCTAACATCAATGTGAGATGCTCTTACTTCAGTATTTTGAGTCGGGATGACTTCTACAAAACTTGAGGTGTAATTATTGCCTATGAAAATAGTTTTGTGGTTAATTGTTTTATTTATGTCTAATACATCAAGCACAGCTTGAGCTATTTCTTCTGGTTTAATGAAATTGATAGTTTTAGGATGCTCTTCTAAAGAGAAAGAAGGTTTCTTGCCCCCTCTATCCGATTCAATAACTATAGCTTTACTTTTTTCATTCCAAAGAGGAGAGCAAGTATTTGCATAAGTATGAGAATAAATGCCCACTACTGGTTTGTCCAGAGCAGAAGCGATATGGACAGGGACGCTATCAATCCCTACATGACCCAAAGAATTATTAATAATGTATGAACATTGTTTTAAAGTATTTGTGGGAATATGTTTATCTACTCCTTCAATTGTTTCTTCTCCAGCGGCTCCAATTTGGATTACTTTTATATCTCCTAGTTCTGGCTTAAGCAAAGACAAAACATCAGTCCACAAATTGTATTCTTTTGATTGAACTTTCTTATCGTTATGTATGGTTATATATTTATCCTCTAAGATTGGAAAGTAATGAGTTTTTAAAACTGGTTTCCCGATTTTTACTCCACAGGATTTTGCATATTCTTCTGCTAAATGGCTCATCGTAATTCAAATTGGGTTTTATCTTTGCCGTTATGTAGATAATTTAAGTGCCTTTGTGTCCCTATGTTTGGCAAAAAGGCTATATCAAAATATCCTTCATGGTCTCCCTTTCCTTCAAGAAATAGTAAGTTTTCAACTTGAGGAGAGTAAGGAAGTAATTTGTGAACATTTGGATTATCTTCAATCATTGGGTAGAATTGAGGTTTGGTAAATATATATATATTTTTATCTGGATATGTAACTTTTAAGTTTTCCATTAAGGAATTTAAAATTAAAATATCTCCAGCAGATTCGGGTAAAACCACAGCAATTCTATTTTCACAACCTTCATCTCCTAGAACATCTTCTAAGCTTAAGGTTTTTTTAGATTGATCTTTTTTCTGTTCTTCTTTCGGCTCTGGTTTTTTTAAAGAAAAAAGTATTTTCTTTAATTTGTCGCAAATAGTTTGCGTTGAAAATTCTTCTTTTACATACTCCATCCCTCTTGTTGATAATTCTTTCTTATCGGAGTCTGTCATGCTATAAACTTTCCAAAGTTTATCCGCTATATCATTAGGGCATGTAGATGCCTTAATAAATTGAGTGGAAGGTTCCCTATACTCATTCCATTTTAGAGGAATACCTCCTTGGTTTTTGTAGCAAGAATCAGTGCCACAAGAATATTCGGTAACCAAGGTTATTAAACCAGCAGCTTTAGCCTCTTGAATTGGCAATTCTTGACCTCCACTGGTGAATGGATGGCAATATACATCCATGCAATTATATAATTCATTTAATTGTTCTTCACAAATGCCCTTTATACTGCTTTTTGTTTTAAAAGTTTTTTCTTTTTTGCATTTAGGACAATTTTTATCTTCCCCTTGATATGGAGCTACATAGTAAAAACCACAAGAATGACAAAGATATGTTGATAAGACATCTTCTGAATTAATATCCATCTCTTTGAGATATCTAGGTATATCCCATCCTGATCCAATTTCTGCCCAATCTGTATGTAGCAGTAATTTTGCTTTTACTTCTGGATTATCTTCTTTAAATGTCTTGAAGCCCCGCAAAATATTTGGGACAGATTTTCTTAATTGATTTTTAAAAACGAATCCAATTACAAAAGAATCATCTATGCCAAAGTTTTTCCTTATTTCAGATCTATTTTCTAAAGGTTTAAAGTTACTATAGTCAACGGCCCCATGTAGAGTTTCTACATTTTTATGCCCAAGTCTCTTCATCTCTTTTTCTGCAAAAGAGGCCCAAACAAGCATCTTATCGCATAGAGGCTCCATTTGTAGGGCTTGGTCCAAAATTGGCAAACTATCTAGAGTGGTCCAAAGAACTTTGTTTATTTTATTCCACCAAGGTTTATTTTGATAATCAGAAAAAGCCCAAATATCTTCTATACCAAGATATACATCAGGCTTACATTCTTCTACAATATCGTCTATTGTATAATATCCATATTGAGCCATTCTTTCTTTAGGCCCGTCTCCTTTTATCGCATTAAGCACGTTAGGGTCTGTAGGATGTGTCCCATAACTTTGCCAAGGAGTAAGTAGATCCGCTCCATATTTAGACCCATTTCCTGCTTCAATGACTTCTATGTCTGGATCTTCATGCAAATGCATTAGAATATTTTTGGCATTTTTGCCAAAACCAGTAACAAGTCTGCTGTGATTAGAGTGAACTAATACTTTTAGTTTTTTAGAATGGGACTCCATAATCGTCATCTTCTGCTATCTCTTGTTGAGGCTCCTCGGGCTTTTTACTTTGATAGTTAGATTTTTGGCTTTGATAAGCATCTGCCACGACAAAAGATTCTAAAATGTATTTTTTTAGAAGTTCTGATAAAACTTCTGTCTCTCCAGCTTCTAAGGGAAGTTTGAATGTCATAGAAGAGTTTCGGGTAACACTAACTCCAAATGCAGGAGTTTCGTGCCACTGCTCTCCATCTTTCGCCATAATTTTTCTCTTTTTATCCCAAGGAGTAAATTTGATGATTGTAGTATCATCATTCCTCCGATGGAAAGCCACGAAAGGTATTCTAGTTTTAAAGGAAGAGAGAATTTCTCCAGCTTCATTTGCTGAAAGTTTGATTGTGCCAGATTTCTCAGGATTCTTGGCATTTTCCTTAAAAGAGCCACTTTTTGTCTTATCATTCCAGCTATGTTGTTGAATCATTGAGACATACATAACTGCGTTATTTTTTTTGTCTTTGGCTAGATCGAAGCTAAAAGCTGCGCCTGTATTTTTGGAGTTTGGCTTATAAAGAGTAAATTTCATTGAATTCGTGTAATGTATTGAAGATAATCTATTGTATTATGGCATTTAACAAAATTCAACCTGAACAAATCCAGATGCCCACTTTTTTTAGTGATTCTGGTGATTTAAACATTAGCCAAGTAACTGATACTGGCGTTCAGATAAATGTATCTAGGGATCTAACGGGAGATTTTTCTTTTTCAGGGCAGTTATTGACTGATGGAAGAGAGGTTTTTGGTATGCCTAATAATATTGACAGTAACACATTTGATAGTAAAAGTGGTAATTTGTTATTTAAGGGAGTTAATACAGAGATGGGTGCAGATGCAAATACTAATGGTAATCTTGCGCTTTATTCTGTTAATGGAGATATCAGTGGACTTAGAAACGTAGTGGTTCGTGGCTCTAACATTACATTCAATACAGGGAGCCAAGACAATGTTGTTTTAGCAGGAAACTCGGTTACTTTCTCTAAAGAGGCTACTGGATGTGTCGCTATAAAAGATAGTCTTTCTAGCACATCAATGCTTGTAAACAAGCAAGAGAGTTTAAATATTCAGTTCAAAAGCGGCACTTATATAAATGGAGGGGATACTTATCTAGGACGACATCTTTCAGTTCAATCATCAGGAATCGTTTCAGGAACTTTACAATGTCTGGGAGCAAGCATTTTATCAGGGAATACTACTTTTGGTAGTGCTGCAACGCAGTCTGCTACTTTTCACAACACCGCAAGATTCAAGACAGGCTTTGCTTTGCCTTTGTGGTCAGGGAATGGATCTCAAGCTGGAACAAGCGCACAACCAGCAACAGGAGCTTTAGCTATATCAGGAAATAAACTATTAGTTTTTGTAGGAGGTAGCTGGGGAAGTGTTGATATTACAAATATAGGAACTGTTTAATCGTAATCTACTTTAATAGATTTATTCTCAAACTTCGCAGCTTTTTCTGAAGGGTGTTTTTTGCCCACTTCTCTTTCATAGCTTTCAAAGTGTTTCTTTTTAACTGGATCTACCCCTCCTGATTTTTCTGCTCTTTTTTCACTAAGTTCTGAAGAGTAATCCATCATGTCTCCAAATGTGCCTTTCATGTTAGCTGTTTTATCTAAAAAGGCATTACTGTTAAATGGGTCTGCATTTGAAGAAATTGCAGCATTAGGGATATCCCAAACCCTTCCCCACTCCACCCCATCTTCAGAGTAGGTATGGTCATCGTTCATTCGTTGAACAACTTCCTTATACCTCTCCTCAGTAGGGTGCTTGTAAGTATATATTGGCATTAATTTATTTTGATTTTTCGTTGCTCACTAACACATTTTTTTGGCATTGTGACGGTGAGTAAACCATTTTCCGTTTCGCAGCTAATATTCTCTACAGATACAGCGCCATATAAATTTAATTTAAATTCTTTTTGACGTTTGTTGTTTTTAGCTTTGATAATCAAGTTGTCGTTTGTTGCGGTAATATCAATATCATCTTTGGCAAAGCCAGCAAGCTCAAATTCAGCAGTGTATACATCACCGCAATCCTTCACATCAGCGTGTTTACTTGTCCCGTATGCGTCAAAGAAGCTATCCAATAAGTGTGTATTTAATTTGTAATTCATGCTATGGTCTTTATCATTTTTCATGCCATTTAAAAATCGCTGTATATACGGTCTAAAATAGAATCAACTGTTTTAGAATATGTAAATTTGTCCCGCAATTTTGTCCCTTCTGTGTTAAGTTGTCCCGCTTTTTCAACAGCTTTATCGAATGCTTCTAAAATATCATCACCACTCAACTTATAGTATTCTCCCTGATTAAACGATGCTCCCTCTCTAAAGAAAAAATTGTCATAACAAGGTTGTTTACCGATAGGATCTACCAATATGCTATTTTCTTCAGTGGCCCAATCTTTGTGAGCGGAACAATTGCTGACAATTGACCATTTGCCCAAGGCAGTAGCGTTAAAAGAAGGCAAGTTCCATCCTTCTCCATTTGACAGTCCAGATAAATCTATATCAATAGAATTTATAAAATCATTAACTTCTGAATTGGTTTTTAAATGAGGCAGTAGATTTACGTTAGACCAATTCTGTCCTCCGAAAGAAGCTTGAATAGCAGAATCCATCTGTTCTTGTTCTAGAAAGGGATTTGTAACCAAGCAGCTAAGTTGATATTTTGGATTATTTCCAAATTTTTGCAACCAAAGTTGTATGATAGCTTGTGTATTCTTTCTTCGTTCAAACTTGCCAATTAGTCCAAAATGGACTGTATCTTTTAGGTATTCTTTTTCAATTGTATGAAAATCTGGGTCAAATCCTAAAGGTATGTAAGACACATTATTACATCCTTTTGCTTTGAAAATTTCGGCAGATTCAGAGGAAGAAAAGAAAACGTGTTTTTGTATGTTTACAATATTTATTTCCTCTTCGGTAGGGGAATCAACTTCATAAAAAGTATATAGATATTGATTAGGTAACATTTTTTCTGAACCATTGATATGCCAAACTTTTAAACTTGGGGTTTCTGGATCAAGCTTTTTTAGTCTATGGTTTGCATTATATCCAACCCACTTTCTAAAGTCTTCGTCTATTTTGTCGTAAGCATCAAACTCTCCTTTTTCTCCTACTGGGAATAAAGCTAGATCAATATCTTTGTTTTGTAATTCTCTTAAGAAATTAACAGAGACATTCCCTAGGCTTAGAGAATTAATTGGGCCATCAAAATTTAATTTTTTCATTTTCTATTTTTGAATTAATTTCTTTTACCGCTTTGTTGTGTATGTTAATGCAACCCTGCGCTGACAAGTTTAATTTCCTTGCCACCTCTTTCCAAGGTTTTAATTTGCCTCGTCTTCCACAAAAGTATCTTTCGTGGAATATCGTTTTCAATCTTTTGTCTTTATGCTTATTTATAAGATTGATAATTCTTGTAAATGAATCATTGATATCGCACTCTTCATCTGGAGTATATGATTTGTCTTTTTTGCAAAATTTAATATCTTCAAAATTAGCAGCAATTCTACTATTTTTGTTTTTAGTCTTTTGGGTAAGACACATATATTTTGTTTTATTAGCTAGATGGGTAGAGAACTTTGCCTTTGACTCATCATATTCCAAAGCTGCTTTATAAATCACATAATCTTTGTCCTTCATAATGTCGGATACTTGATTTTGAGTCAAGCAGTTCATGCCAAATTTCTTAAGCATATCTACATAAATTCCAGAATGCCTAGAGATCAATTCATCCAAAGCATCCTCGTTATTAGACGCTTTGATCAAGTTTGCAAGAGCAGAATCTGTGAGATCTTCAATCAACATCCCTAATATAACAGAAAAATCAGAAAAATCAACTTTTTTTTCTTGACACCCCAAAAAAAAACGCCAAATTACAAAAATTGAGCGTATGGGATACGAGCGTATCCTTAACGTATTAAAATAATATTCCATACGTTACCTATACGTTCATATTAATTTAATGAGCCCAGCTCTTTTTTTCCATAAAAGGCATTGACTCACTTCTATCCCAGACCTAACATGTGTAACATTACAAGATGATTTTTGAAGAACAGATATCCAGAAAGCCAGACCATTATCCTTGGGCAGAAGAATTTATTGAAGCTATGCATAATGGATTTTGGACAGATAAAGAGTTTAGCTTTACCAGCGATGTGCAGGATTTCAGCGTAAATTTAAATGATACCGAAAGAGAGATGATTATCAGGACTCTCTCGGCAATTGGACAAATTGAAGTTGCTGTAAAGAAATTTTGGAGTAAATTAGGAGATAATCTTCCTCATCCCAGTTTAACGGATTTAGGATATGTCATGGCAAACGTGGAAGTTATTCACAATAATGCCTATGAGAGATTACTAAAAGTGTTGGGATTAGAGGATGTGTTTGAGCAGAACCTCAAGCTAGATTTTATTGAGGGCAGAGTAAATTACCTTAGAAAATATAATCATAGGTTCTACAAAGATTCTAAAAAGCAGTATGTATATGCTCTAATTTTGTTTACTCTTTTTGTAGAGAACGTGTCTCTGTTTAGCCAGTTTTATGTAATCAACTGGTTCAATCGCTATAGAAACGTCTTAAAGGATACTGGGCAGCAGGTTAAATATACAAGGAATGAGGAAAATATCCATGCTTTAGCGGGCATCAAAATAATCAACACAATCAGAGAAGAGCATCCAGAACTTTTCGATGATGGTCTTGAGGAGAAAATCTTAGAAGAATCACAAGCTGCTTTTAAGGCAGAATCTCAAATTGTAGATTGGATGATTAATGGATATAGAGAGAAGGGCATTAGCGCACCTATCTTGAAAGAATTTATTAAAAATAGAATCAATGAGTCATTAGAACAAATTGGCTTTAAAAAGGCATTTGATGTTGACAAACAATTGTTGGTCAATACAATCTGGTTCGAAGAAGAGTTGTTGGGGAATAACGCTACTGATTTTTTTCATACGCGCCCTGTAGAATACGCTAAAAACTCTCAAACATTTGACGCTGAAGATTTATTTTAATGAAAGACTACTATTGGCTAAACGAAGATTCCAAACAATTTCTGGAAAGAGGTTACTTACAAAAAGGAGAGAGTCCTAAAAAAAGAATAAGATCAATTGCGGAGGCTGCTGAAAAATATTTAAGGCAGAGCGGATTCGCTGATAAATTTGAGGAATATATGAAGAGAGGATTCTACTCTCTTGCTAGTCCTGTTTGGTCTAACTTTGGTAGAGACAGGGGATTGCCTATTTCTTGTAATGGTGTTTATGTTGGCGATAAAATGGATTCTATACTTCACAAACAAGCGGAAGTTGGGATGCAGACAAAACACGGTTCTGGAACCTCTGGTTACTTTGGAGATCTTAGGGCCAGAGGAAAATCTATTAGTGTTGGAGGGAGTTCTGCTGGGGCAGTCTACTTCATGGAGCTTTTCGATAAAGTCGCCTCAATAGTATCTCAAGGTCATGTAAGAAGAGGATCATTCGCTGCATATCTTCCTATAGACCATCCTGATGTTGAAGAATTTCTAAGAATTAGAAGTGAAGGAAATCCTATACAAGAAATGTCATTTGCCGTTTGCATCGACGATAAGTGGATGCAGTCAATGGTAGATGGAGATAAAGATAAAAGAAAAGTTTGGGCGAGTGTTATAAAGAAAAGGTTTGAGACAGGATATCCATACATATTTTTTTCAGACAACGCCAACAACGATGCCCCACAAGCATATAAAGATAAAAAACTAAAAATTCACGCTTCTAATCTTTGCAGTGAAATAGCTCTACATTCATCAGAGGATGAATCTTTTGTTTGTTGTTTATCTTCTCTAAATCTTCTTAGGTGGGATGAGATTAAAGAAACTGATGCAGTCGAAACTCTTGTTCAGTTTCTGGATGCAGTCATGGAGGAATACATTTATAAAACAGAAAATATTCCTTTTATGAAGTCCTGTCATAATTTTGCTAAAAGGCAGAGAGCTTTAGGTCTTGGTGTTCTTGGATGGCATTCTCTTCTACAATCTAAAAATATTGCTTTTGAAGGTCTTGAGGCTCAGTTTTTAAATGCAGAAATTCACAATATTATTAGAGAGCGTTGTGATAGAGCTACATCACAACTTGCAGAAGAGTTTGGTGAGCCAGAACATCTTCGTGGTTATGGAAGACGTAATATGACCACAATGGCGATTGCTCCTACGACATCTAGTTCGTTTATCCTTGGTCAAGTGTCTCCTTCTATTGAGCCATTAAATAGTAATTATTTCACCAAAGATTTAGCCAAGGGTAAATTTACATATAAAAACCCACATCTTGAAGAACTTCTTGAAGAGAAGGGTAAAAACAATGCCACTACTTGGAAATCAATTCTAATCAAAGGAGGATCAGTCCAACATTTGGATTTCTTGTCAGATCACGAAAAAGACGTATTTAAAACGTTTGGTGAAATTTCTCAGAAAGAGATTGTAATACAAGCGGCACAGAGACAAAAATATATTGACCAAGGTCAAAGTCTTAATGTGATGATTTCTCCTAAATGCCCTCCTAAACAAGTTAGTGAATTGCTTATATTTGGTTGGGAGCAGGGAGTCAAAAGTTTTTATTACCAAAGGAGTGCTAATCCCAGCCAAGAATTAGCTAGATCAATTTTAAATTGTTCTTCTTGCGAAGGTTGAATATAATAACTTAAATGGATATTATACAGGTAGGCTGCCATACTGGAAAAGACGAGCATTCTGATCAAATTAAAAAATCTGAAAGTGCCGTATTAATTGATGCTAATCCTAACTGCATAAAACAAGCAGAGGAAAGATATAAAGATTATAATCACATTTTCTTTGAAACTATCGCAGTTATACCTGTTGATATTAAAGGAGTTGAAATAGAGCTATTCCAAGAACAGAATAAGGAAGACTCTAGTTGGGCTTCTGTAAATCCAGATTTTGTAGCGGCTCACTGCCATCACTCGAACTTAAAATCATTTCAGAGCAAAACTACAACGCTTTCAAACTTGCTTGTAAAATACCCAAAAACTGATACATTAATTGTAGATACAGAGGGGTTGGACTTTTTAAACCTTTTATCAATCGAAAATATACTTTTTAATCAATTAAATTCGATTACTTTTGAATATATTCATTCTGATGGGATTGTTCAAAATGGGCCAAAGCTAGATTGCTTGTTAGGATTTTTAATTAATCTTGGTTTTAAGAAAATTACTCAGCAGGACTATAATTTAAAATGTGAGAAATAATTCCTTTTATAATTTTTTGTGTGTATAGTGTCTACACTATGACAGACCTAGAACCAGAAATACAAGAGGAAGACGAAGATCTTGATTTTTATACTGATGAGACTATAGCCTATATCTTAGGTAAAATCAGTGAAGAGATTATTGAAGATTAGTTGACATAATATGGTCACTATCTTACAATAGGACAGGTCGAGGATTATTTCCTTGAGGTCATAGTGGACCTCTGGGTCTACTCACCCTAGGCCCAGAGGTTTTATGTCCACACTTCCTGTCAATTTAATTGTTTTTTGCACCACTATGGGTCATGGTGGTAAGCATACTTATCAAGATTGTCTCAACAATCTCTATGAAAAGATAGACCACTCTTTATTTAAAAATAGGATTCTTCATCTAAAATCAAGAGATGGAGAGGAAAGTATTGCGGAAGAAATAAAATCTTTTTGTTCTGATCTAGATATAAGGGTTATTGAGACAAAAGAAAATATAGTTCATCACTCAGAAAATCATCTAACTCATTCCGCTGGATATTTTAAAGATATATTTAAAAGTTATTCTGATCCGATAATCAGAGAACAAAAATATTCGTTTTGGTTAGAGGACGATGAACTAATTCAAACAAACCAAATAACGTTGGAAGATGCTTTTAGGAAATCTATAGATTTTCTAGAAAATAACCCCAGACAGATTTGTGTCAGGTTTAATAGGGCAGAAGAATTTAAAGATGATGATTTGCCATATTTAGTAGAAGATGATAACATTCTTACCCAAGCTATCCATTATACTCAATATGGACCTACATTTACATTTCAACCGAATATTAATAGAACAGATCAAATATTTGCAGCTTGGAAGGAAGCTCAAAAACATCTTGATAAGTTGGGTAAGATTCATTGCGAAATTTTGTCAGGTTATCTATTAAAGAAAATGACAGATTGCGAAACACCATTTTCATTTTTCAATCCTAAACAAGTTTACTCAAAAACAATAGGATGAGGATTTGGCTTACAGGTATGACATCAAATGGTAACGAAGAAGATCTTCGTGAGTTAATTGATCCTATTAAAGATGACTTTCACGGTTTGATCTGGACATTTCATTACCCTAAAGATTCTGGTGCAGAGTATCTAGAAAGTGTAAAAGGAGAGGGAGAAATTATCTATACTAAATGGTGCAATAGATATAGCTTCAGCAGAAATCATTGTTTATTTCAAGGCTCAATGCAAGTTGGGGATTGGTTTCTAATTATAGACACTTTAGAAAGGTTATCTCCTGAGTTCACAAAAAATCTAAAGGGACTTTGTTCTAATTTAGATCAAGTAGGCGTAGATGGAGTATATTTGCATAACAAAAGATTTTTGTTTAGATTAAATGAACAAACAGAATTTGTGAATAATCCCCATGAGGGGATTCAGGGATGCACAAAAACTATAGAATTATCTCATCAGTCATTTTGGAAGGAAGAATATCAAAAAAATGTAAGGTCCGAAAGAAGAAATAATCCTTACCATTTTATAGAACATAATTTTAAATATTATTTTTTACCAAATACCAACCACCTTTTTTTGGGCTTTGAAAGCCAAAGAGAATTAGTTCAAAAAAGGTATGAAAACAGAAATAAACTTATAAAAGAAATTTATGAATCAGGTTTTGATCCATTTAACATTAAGTCTATAGAAGATTGTTTTAGCAAACATCTTACAGATGATATGAAAGAATGTATTAACTTTGACAAGTTTTTAAATGATTGGTATAGGTATAAAATCTTAGATCAAAGAGTTGGCTTCATAGATAAGCATGACTTTAGTTGTTTTCAAAAAATTAAATTTTAATAATGAAAATTAGTATTTATTCAACAGCATTTAACATTTTAGATAAAGCATTTAACCACAAAGACGCATTGGACAATTGGTTTGTTTATGCAGATGAGGTTTGCATTGCGGTTAATAAAAGTAAAGATGACACTGAAGATGCAATTAGGGAATATGGGAAAGAAAAAGGATACAATTTAAAAGTTGTATCTGTGGATATTCCTTATGATGATCCCTTCTGTTATGGGAAAACAGAAAATTCTGCATTACAAGCTTGTTCTGGAGATTTAATGATTCAGCAGAATCTAGATGAAAGATTAGGGGGAGATAAAGAAACTATCGTAAATTTAGGTCAACAATTATTACAGTCTAATCAATATGCATCTTTTTTTGTTCCTGTAGTAAATCTTTATGGAGATTATGATCATTACATAGATTTTGGTGCTAAATGGTATATTCACAAAAAAGGACTTAACAGAGGTCCAGTAAACTTTGGCATTAAAGAAGACGGAAGACCTGATTATAATAAAACAAGCACTGATGAGCTTATTAACGACAAGGGTGAATTACTTCAAACTTATCCTCTTTGTGATATTAGGGATGCAGAAAACACACTTAAATATTGCGCTAGTGGAGCGCCATTTGTATATCATCTAGGATACGTTGATCTGAAAGAAAGACTAAAAGTCAATAAGTTCTGGCATAGTTTTTGGGTAGATGCGACAGGAGGAGATACTAATACACACGATGTTACAGAAGAAGAGCTAAAAGCCAAAGGTAGAACTAAACATGGATTACAACTTTGGGAAAAAATATGAAAATAGGTTTACTATGTAATTTTTACGGATTTCCAGAATATACGGATAGATGTCTAGAGTCTTGGAAACAAATACCTAATATACATAAAGTAGCTGTATCTAGTTATCAGTATACTGAATATGTAGAATGTGGCTGGAACTGTGACGATATAGATACCCCTATCCAACTTTTATCTTACCACAGAGATTTTGTTGATTACATCTGTTTAGGGAAGGAGTCAAACGATTCTTTTTCGAGGAATGCTCCTTTGCAACATCTTCTTTCGCATGATATAGATTATATCTGGCTTCTTGATCAAGATGAGTTTTATTCAGAAGAAGATATAAAAAATTGCATTGAACACATTGAAAAAAACCCAGATACTTGCACATTTAAAGTTAATTTTAAAAACTTTGTTTTTTCCAAATCACAATATGTAGATAACTTTAATCCTCCTAGGATATTTAAAGTAAATGTCAATGGTCAAAAATCTTTAAGTCATTTTTATTATGAAAATGATGTTGCATACAATATTAATAATCAACTTGTTGATTATAAGAATTTAAGCATGTCGGAGATACCTAAAAATAAATGCTTCCCAGATCATTACTCTTGGATTGGTTCTCCTGAATTCTTAAGAGCCAAAGTAAAGTATCAACTAAAAAGATATAATGGAATTTGCTCTTATGAGTGGGATGAAGAGAATAATAAGCTTTTATTCAGAGAGGAATTCTTTACAAAATTTAATCAAAAAAAACCAGAGGTAAAAAGAATTTAATCGCTATGGCCAAGGTAAAAATATATGGAGCTAAAGAATATTGGTGTCAAGTTCCTAGAATAAAACAAGGATTTTTAGGATTGGGTCACGAAGTAGTGACAGGAAATGATTATGACTTTATCTATGCAAATAATTTTGATTATGAAGATATTGATTCTGAACACAAAGATTCAGCACTTTATGAAGGTGGATTTAAATTAGTGAAAAAAGGATTCAAGATTCTTAATGTATTAGATATTCCTCCTCATATAAAAGATTTTCCAATTCAAAAACTTAAAGACCAGTTGTCTCATGCAGATTTAGTCACATGTATCAGTCCTGCTGTAAAGGATCAGCTAAGTGAAATAGGGATTGAATCAAATGTTATACTTAATCCAATAAAGGATGTAATGTTTGACCCTCAAGCAACAAGAGAAATAAATTGCCTATATGTGGGTAGGTATTTTGATCCAAATAAAAGATTTTTTCTTTTAAAGAATATTGATACTTATATTGTAGGACCAGCAGGAGGATCTCCTAAAGGCAATTACTTAGGTTTAGTAAATGATATATCTTTAAATCAACTTTATAACGCTAGCAAAGTAGTTGCATTGCCTTCTAAATTTGAAGGTTTGGGCCTACCTGCTCTAGAGGCTATGGTGGCTGGGGCCGTTCCTCTTGTTTGTAAGGATAATCCTAATTCAGAATTCTGCCCAGACTTTTGTAAGGCAGATCCAGATGTGGATTCTATTACAAAAACGTATAAAGATATTTTAAATAATTTCAAAGATTACCAAACTGAAATATTAAAAAACTTATCTTCGGTCATACAGCATAAATTCTCTAAATTTTCTGTTGCTCAAAATATTATAAACCTATACGAAAAAAATAAATGATTTCTTGTAATCATAGTATCACTAAACTTGAAGAATCTTTAACTGTTACCTATAATAGCTTGGAATGAAAAAAGTTATTATTACAGGGGTAACAGGTCAAGATGGTAGTCACATGGCAGACTACCTATTGAAAGAAACAGATCACACGGTTATTGCAGGAGTTCGTAGGCTTAGTGTTCAAAATCATGATAACATAGAACACTTAATGGATAACCCTAGGTTTTCTCTGATCGACTTAGATGTGACAGATGCAGAAAACATCGACAGGGTTATTTCTAAGCACAAACCAGATTACCTTATAAATTTTGCCGCTAATTCATTCGTAGGCTCAAGTTGGGAAATGCCTGTCAATCACATGCAGACTAATGCTATGGCTGTTTTGCATCAATTAGAGGCGATCAGAAAACACGTTCCTCACTGCCGATATTATAATGCTGGCTCGTCTGAAGAATTTGGTGATGTTGTGTCTACACCACAAGACGAGACGCACCCACTACGCCCCAGAAGCCCGTATGGAGCAGCTAAGTGCGCCGCTAGACATCTTGTAAAGGTTTACAGGGATTCTTATGATTTGTATGCTGTCCAAGGCTGGCTCTTTAATCATGAAGGAACTAGGAGGGGAGTAGAATTTGTTACTCGAAAGATCACTCAAAATGTAGCTCGTATTGTTAATGAGTTTGGTCGCAAAGAAGACTTTGAACCCTTGAGATTAGGTAATGTCGAATCCAAGAGAGATTGGAGTGATTCAGAAGATTTTGTAGATGGCGTTTGGAAAATGTTACATCAAGACGAAAAACCAAAAGATTATGTGTTATCTTCTGATGAAACACACACGATTAAAGAGTTTGTAGAGGAAGCATTTAATTTTGGGGGCTTTCACAGATCAATATGTAGATGGGAAGGAGAAGGAGTTGACACAAGATATTATCACGGAGATGACCTTCTTATGGAGGTAGATCCTAAATTTTATCGACCAGCAGAAGTCGAGCTTCTTTTAGGAAATTCTGAATTAGCTAGAAGTGAGCTTGGTTGGGAGCCTAAGACAAATTTTCTTCAGCTAGTCAATAAAATGGTTAAACATGACATAGAGCTATTGACTTAAGTTCTTAATCAGTCTATATTGGCTTTATGCCAAGGGGTAAAAAGACCTGTCCATCCTGCAAAGCAATAGTTGGTGCTAGAGCTAGCTTATGCCAATGTGGGCATAAATTTCTTCCAGTCAAGAAGAAGCAAGCAAAACCATTCTTTACAGAACGTAGAGAATTTGTTAAGAGAATGCTTGCTGGCTCAAAAGCAACTGACTGGAGAATGGAGATGCATACTGCGACAAAAGTTTTTGAGTGTTTTGAAAACGACACTGATTTTTTGTCGAAGGTAAAACCACCATTTGTATTTAAAAATACAATTAAATACTTTTTAACAAAAGATGGTAAAGAGTATTTACAAAAGAAGCATAAGGAGTTTTATTACAAGCCTCCTGAGAAAGATAAATTTGTTGACACTGGAGTGAAATCGGGAGAAGATATAGTGAGAAAGAAAACGAAAACATTAAGAGATTTTTTAAATGACTAAGATGAAGAAGAAAAGCAGCGGATCAAAAGATTATACAGAAGCGTTCCTTAAATCAAACAAAGATTATCACTACAATCTAGAAGAGGGCGCAGAACCTTATCTAGTCTCTAGTGGATCTCTAATTTTGGACCATGTTTTGAGTGGAGGATTTGGGTCAGGATTACATAGGTTTATTGGAGCAAACGAGGGAGGCAAAACAAATGAAGCTTTGCATGTGATGCACAATATGCTCAAGACAGTGGAAAACTCTAAGGGTCTTTTTGTCATGGCTGAAGGTAGATTAAGTCAAGACGTTAAAGATAGAGCGGGCATCAAGTTTGTTCATTCAGCAGAAGATTGGGATGTGGGAACATGCCTAATTCTTGAATGTCATATTATGGATACTATGATTGATTTTCTGAGAGGATTGCTTAAAAACAATCCAGACAAAGAAAAATTCTGTATTGTAATTGACAGCATGGACGGTCTAATCACAAAAGAAGATCTAGAGAAGGGTTCTTCTGATGCTAGAAAAGTTGCGGGGGGAGCATTAATGACTTCTGACTTCTTAAAAAGAGTAAGCTTGGGCATGAGTAAGTTTGGACACATGTGCATTATGATTTCTCAGGTTAGATCCACAATCACTACAAGTATGTATGCCAAGCAAGATCCAAACAACCAGACAAACAGCAGTGGAGGAAATGCGATTTTGCACTACCCAGATTGGATTTTGGAATTTAAAAAGCAAAATAAAGGTGATAAGATACTAGAAAAGCCAACCGAGCAAATCACTCCTGATAATAAAATTTATGGGCATAATGCCAAGGTTCTAATCTTAAAATCAACCAATGAAGCCACAGGACAAATTGTTGCTTATCCAATCAAGCATGGTCGAAGCAATGGTAAATCTATTTGGCTTGAGAGAGAGGTAGTTGACATGCTCTTAATGTGGGGCTACCTAGAGAAATCGGGGGCTTGGATTAAGGTTGATGAAAAGATAAAAACTCTTTTACAAGAAAACCAAATTGAAGTTAAGGACTCTTACCAAGGGATTAAATCAGTTTATGAGTTCCTAGAGTCAGATGATAAAATTACTGCACTATTAGTAGATTTCATAAAAGAGAACATTCTTAAGCAATGATATTTTTATGTTCAAATGGCCGAGAGAAAAAAATAAAAAATGTCAGCAAATACCTTATTGACTGGGACTCCAAGTGTCGAAGCGGAATACAAAAAGACGTAAAGGATCAAGTCAAACCATACTGGTTTGCAGATGTTGTCTTTGAAGAGTTTCCTGTTGCTGGCACAAGAATGACATTAGATCTTTATAATGCTACTCAAAAGATTGCTATTGAAGTAGACGGCAATCAGCACTACAAGTTTAATCGTTTTTTTCACTCTGACTCTCGACAGAAGTTTCTTCATCAATTACAGAGAGATGAGAAGAAAGAATATTTTTGCGATATTAATAATATCAAACTGATCAGAGTATTAGAGTCTGATGTCATAGACTCATCAGAATACCCTGAAAACTTAATAGAACTTTTAAAATGAACATAGAAGCAGAAGAAGGTAGTGGAGGAATACCTCAATCATTGCTAGATAAAGTTTACGACTCTACAGGATCAGCAAATGGGGGGAACAAGGGCTTTATATTACTTTATGTCAATAGAGAAGGTTGCCCCAGCATGACAAGTAAAACAGAAAACCCTTGCGTTGATATGGCTCTTGGCAAACTAATAGAGTTAGCCATGAGCAAAAAAGACGATGACATAAGCATATGATTTATTCTTTCGATTTAGAAAAAAAGGTTTTAAGTGGTATTCTTCAACATCAACATAAGTGGGAAGAAATCTCTAGCTTTGTTAATGATGGTGATTTTTACTCAGAGGATTCAAAAGTAAATGTATCAATATTCAAACTTTTAAAAAATGCACTTGATAATGCAGAAAGTATTGATGAGACAATCCTTGTTCAGAGAATACAACAGTTAAAAGTTACTTTTCCTGACAGTGTAGATGTCGCGGAGTATGTTTTCTCTTTAGCATTCTATAAGATTACAGAAAACATTTTCTTAAGCTCTGTAAAAGAACTTAAAAAATATAGCGCTCGTAGGGAAATATATACGAGTTGCAAGAAGGTTGCCAACTTTGTAAAGAATGCAGACCCTAATCTTAAGTATGGAGAACTTATAGAGCAGTCTGATCAACTTTATAATAAAAACATAAAAGATTTTGAGATGACAGAAGCTGGCCCTGTCAACTTGTTCGACATGATGGAAGATCTTGTCGAGGATCGAGGTGAAAATCCTGTAGAGGACTTTGGTATGCTTGGCCCTCATCCAAGAATTAATGAGATGTATGGGTCATTACTGCTTGCTGGTAACATCTCTGTTATTGTGGCAAGGTCTGGAGTAGGTAAGACAAACTTTTGTATGGATTACACAACAAGGGTTTCTGCTGAACATGATGTTCCCGTTCTTCACTTTGATAATGGTGAAATGAGCGAGGAAGAGCTTATCTTTAGACAGTGTTCTGCTATGACAGGTATTCCCGTCTGGCTTTTACAGACAGGTAAATGGAGGACTACAGGATACAAAGATTTTACAGTAGATCAGGTGGTTGCTAAAGTAAGGTCTGCTTGGAGTAAAATCAAAGACATGGAGTTTTACTATGAGAATGTTGCTGGATTATCTCCAGATGAAATGTGTTCTCTTCTTAAAAGATTTTACTTCTCTAAGATAGGGCGAGGCAATCCTTTAATTTTTAGCTTTGACTATATTAAGAGTGACTTTGGCAGCATTGGGAAGGTAGATGGCTGGCAACAAGTTTCTTATATGGTTCATAAATTTAAGCAAACCATCCAGAGAGACTTATCTTTTGACGGAAAGCCGTGTGTTTCAATGCTCACTTCCGTGCAATCCAACAGGTTGGGTATCACCAATAATAGAGGAGCAGGTGGCATAGTTGATGATGAAAGCGTTGTTTCATTGTCTGACGGTATTACTCAGTTTTGTTCTCATCTTTTCCTACTTCGAAGAAAAGTTGCAGATGAGATACATGAGGAGGGAGCTAATTTCGGTAGTCATAAGCTGATCAATCTTAAGTGTAGGCATCTTGGTAGAGACGCTTTAAGAGCTATTCATCCTGTAGAGATGCCAGATGGGTCTAAAAAACAAAACTTTATTAATCTAAATATAGAAAACTTTAGGATTACTGAGTGTGGAGATTTGCAAGATATCGTAAATGCTTTTAATGGTGGAGGCATTGAGGTAAATACAAATGAGACAGAAGAAATACCCATAAATCTCAGAGCTTAATGAATTATAAAGAGGTGCTAGAAAACCTTGGGTATCGTCTCAAGGATCACGGATCATATTGGAGAACTAATGCAGTATACAGATCTGGTGATAATTCTACAGCCCTTCAGATCTATAAGGATACTGGAGTCTGGAAAGATTATGTAGAAGACTCTCAGTTTATGCCTTTCGAGGCTCTTTTACAAAAGACCTTAAACACCAAAGATGTAAATGCTGTAAAGCACTATTTAAAGGATAATGGTGTAAATATAGGAGCAAGAATCAAGCAAAAACACCTATTGAAAGAAGAAAAAACATTTTCCAAAAAGGTATTAACTCGCCTTCTTCCTCATCATGATTTTTATCTAGAAAAAGGGATCAGCAAAGAAACTCTCCAAGACTTTAAATGCGGCCTAGCAATGTCTGGGAAAATGTATCAGAGAATAATATTTCCTGTCTTTAGGAAAGATGGAAGAATACATGGGTTCTCTGGAAGAAAAGTAACGAATGATGATAGACCAAAGTGGCTCCACATGGGCAAATCATCTAGTTGGTTTTTTCCATACTACAATGTAGATAAAGTTCAAGAAGCGATAGCAGAGAAAGAGGCTGTTCATATTGTAGAATCTGTGGGAGACTGTTTGTCTCTTTATGACAATGGCATCAAAAATGTTCTTGTGTCTTTTGGCTTAAATATATCACCCAAATTTATAGCAAGGCTTTCCCTTCTTCCTGTAAAAAAAGTTTTTATATCATTTAATAATGATCACACCTCATCTATAAACAGAGGATTTGAAGGCGCAATTAAATCTATTTTTAAATTGGTCGAATCAATTGATTTTGATAAAGTTTATTTTATCCCTCCCGAACAAAATGACTTTGGAGAGATGAGCAAAAATCAAATAGAAAAATACAGTCTAGACTGCTATAATGTTCAACATCAAGAGTCAATGTCTAAAGTTATTTCTATAGCAAAGGGCATGAATGACAGAGGTGTAAACAAAAGTTTTTCTTCTTCTTATTCAAAGCTTGTAAAGAAAAATTCATTCCATTATGACGAATTCTGATAACAAGCCTCTCTCAGCATCTCGGATAAAGACACTTCAGATGTGTTCTTGGCAGTATTGGTGCAAGTATCATTTAAAATTGCCAGACAAGTCTAATGAAGGAAGTCTGCGCGGGACAATCTGCCATGCTGTGTTTGAAAATCTTGGTAATCCAAAACATAGAAAACACTATACTAGGATTGTAAAGACACAAAATGCTTATGCCTCTCCACCTGTAAAAAGGATGATAGAATCTTATGCAAAAAAGCACAATATAGATGATTTTGAGAACATGGATCTGATCAATCAGATGACTGTAGAGGGTCTGAACTTTGATTTCTTTGGAGATAAGGATGGAAAACCTTCAGAGTCAATAAGTGAAAAAGACTTTGATATATCTGTATCAGAAGGAGCTAAAAATTACAGAATATTAGGATTTATTGATAAGCTATTCCTTTTCAAAAGGAAAAAGCAAGCAGTCATTAGAGATTTTAAAACATCTAAACAAATCTTTTCAGGGAAAGACTATACAGACAATATGCAAAACCTGATGTATTGTTTAGCTGTAAAACATCTATATCCAGAATTCTTGAAACGCCAGATGGAGTTTTTGTTTTTAAAGTTTGATTGCAACAACGAGGGCAATTGCACAATGGAGCCTTTAGAAGATGACGAATTAGAGGGTTTTGAGTATTTTTTAACAGAAATTCAGCAAATTATTAATAATTTTAATGAGGTTTTAGCTGCAAAAAATTTAGCCTACGACAAGGGTTATTTAGGAAGAGATGACGGGTTTGCAGGAAGAGTTGTTTGCGGTAGAGCAGATTATGCTGGACAACTTAAGAAAGATGGCACACCGATGTGGCATTGTCCGTTTAAGTTCCCAAGAGAATTTTATACTTTAGTTGATAAAAACGGCGTAAGAATAGCATCAGCAGACCTTAAAAAAGATCTTAAAGGTAAAGAGACCAAAGATTTGAAGATTGAAAAGGTGAAATATGATGGCTGCCCAGCTTTTTCATTTGACAAGCGTGTCGAGTTACTCTAATTTACGGGAGTGATACCATTATTCAAAAGCACTTTTAGCATAGGTAGATCTTTGTTAAGGGTGGAAGATTTAGTAGACATCGCCCAGTCTGGCGAGATTAAAAAGATGATTCTAGTAGAAGATAATTTCTACGGGTTTAGAGTTATCAATAAAGCATTTTTAAATACCGATGTTCCTATGGTTTTTGGTGTTAAACTGCCTGTTGTGCAATCTAGTTTTTATTTGGAAAAGCCAAGTAAATTAATTTTCTTCCCAAAGAACAATAAAGGGGTTGCTGTAGCTAGGAAACTGTATACAAAGTGTTATACCAGCGAGGGAGAATGTCTTCATCTTGATGATTTAAACAATGGTGAACTTGATGACATTAGTATTGGAGTCCCCTTTTATGATTCTTACGTCTTCAACAATATTTTTCATTTTGGGATGTGTGAACTCTCCTTAGATAAATACGACCATTTTTACATAGAAGAATCTAACAATCATCCCTTTGATTTTCAAATTAGTGAAGCTCTAAAAAAGCTAGGTGTAAAAACAGAAAAAGCAAAGAGTATTTACTACAGAGATAAAGAAGACTTTGAAGCATTCCAAATGTATAAAGCTATTTGCTCTCGCAAACAGGGTAGAATCCCTACATATAGTAACCCAAGACTAAATGATTTTTGTTCCGATGAATTTAGCTACGAATCCTTTTTAGAAAATGTTGCCAAGTAATCAAAAATATCTCGTCTTCGATACAGAAACAGAAGGCTTAAATTTACACTCGTCTAAAACTTGGCAATTATCTTGGATAATATGTCAGGGGAGAAATGTCATTGAGACACATGACAAATTCATAAAACACAAGGAGTTAAATATACCAGAGGTTGTCAGGGAACTAACTGGATTTAATTGGGACACATACAATGAAAAAGCAGAATCTTTGATTTCTGTTTGGTCTCAGTTTGAACGGTATTTATTTGATCCACAATACATCGTTGTTGGTCAGAACTTATTGGGCTTTGATGTATATATGATTTCTCACCTGCAAAGAATGCTTGGGCAAGAGCCAGATTATTCTTACTTGCCAAGAATATATGATACCAGAGCCTTGGGGAAAGCATACAGAGAGGAGTTGGATAAACCAAAAAGTGATTTTTTAGGTTGGCAATACAAAATTATGAATGACAGAAGTCTGAAAGCAAAGGTTTCACAAAACCAATTGCTAAAGTTTTTCGACATAGATTTTGAAGAAGATAAATTACATGACGCTTTGTATGACATTAAGATGTGTTATCAAATTTTCTTAAAATTAAAAAAACACATGAACCTGTAATGTTTGAAGATTTTACTCCATATGATGATTGTGAACCTGCGGGAGTAGAGCTTCCCAAAACAATTGTCAGCATCAAAAAATTAGAAGAAATTGGTCTCGATCCAGAGAGTTCTACAAAAGATATTTTGTATGAGTTAACTAGGAAGGGGTTAAGAGATAAGGGTATAACAAAATACGAGAATAAATCTATTTATTTCGACAGGGCTAAACAAGAGCTTGAAACTTTTGAAGAGCTTGGATTTACAGACTACATTCTTTTAAACTGGGATGTCTTAAATTTTTGCCATGATAACAACATCCCTACTGGTGCTGGCAGGGGTTCTGCTGCTGGCTCTTTGGTTTTATTTCTTTTGGGGGTGACTAATATTGACCCTATTCCTCATGATCTTTTCTTTGAGAGATTTGTCTCTAAATCACGGGCCAAAAAAGTCTTAGATAAAAGAGGTAAGGAATTTCTTGTTGGAAGTTTATTGCCAGACGTAGATTCAGACATTTCTTACGATCAGAGATGGAAGGTTATTGAATACATTGAGAAGAAACACAAAGGCAGAACAGCAAAAATATTAACATTTAATACTTTTAGTTCTAAACTTTGCATAAGAGAAGCAACTAAATATTTTGACGAAGCCAAAGAGGATGAAGCAAATCAAGTCTCTGATATGATACCCAAGCTTCATGGCGTTGTTTTTCCTCTTGATCAAGCGAGGGAAGATAGTGATAAATTTAATAAATGGGTAAAGAAACACAAAAAGACATTTAAGAATGCCTTAAAGGTAGAGAACTTACCTAAAAACACTGGAGTCCACCCATCTGGTATCGCTATTTGTTCAGAGGATATTGGTAACATTGTTCCGTTACAGAGAACAAAAGACGGAGATATTGTTACTGGTTACGACATGAACGATGTAGCAGACCTTATGGTAAAATTTGATATCTTAGGATTGAGAACTTTGACTATCGCACACAAAACTTGTAAAAAAGTTGGTATTAATATTGAAGATATTGATGCGAACGATGAAATGATTTATAAGATACTACAAGATTTTAAACATCCTATGGGATTATTTCAAATCTCCGCAGAAACTAACTTTAAAGTATGTAGAGAAATAAAACCAAAAGACATAAATGAGCTTTCTGATGTTGTGGCTTTGGCTAGGCCAGCGGCTCTTGAATTTGTCGGGGTATATAAAACACAGAAAGATTTTCCTTCTAAACTAGATTTAAACCCAGAACTTGATTCGATATTGTCTTGGTCAAAGAATGTGATTTTGTATCAAGAACAGTTGATGCAAATCGCACACAAAGTTTTTGGACTAACGCTTGAGGAGGCAGAAGTCTTAAGGAGGATTGTTGGAAAGAAAAAGGTAGAGGAAATGCCTAAATGGAAAGATAGGATCTATGATGCTGCTCAGTCTAGAAATTTAACAGAAGAAATCGCAGACTTTTATTGGAACTCTTTGGAGGCTGCTTCTCACTATTCCTTTAACAAGTCTCACAGTTTTGCATATGCAGACCTTGCGGCCAAAACAGTTTACTTAAAACATAAATATCCTCATGAATTTTTTCTATCTATTCTTGAGTGCGCTGAGTTTGACCCAGAGCCTCTTCAGACAGTCTCTGGAGTAAATGAAGAACTCGCAGATTTTGGGATGGAAATGCTTCCTCCTTGTTTATACAAGTCTGAATTTGGGTTTACAATTGAAGATGGGAACATTCGCTATGGGTTAAATAGCATCAAGGGTATTTCACTTAAATCAATAGAAAGCCTTATTGATTTTAGGGGGATGGAATTCAACAATAAGTATGAAGTTTTTTTAGCTGCAAAGCAGTGCGGTATCAACATATCAGTCCTTGCTGCTTTAATACAGGCTGGAACAATGGACCATGCGGGAACCAACAGAACTCGCATGGTCCTTGAAGCCCAAGCTTTCAATCTCCTTACAGATAGAGAAAAAAGAAATTTTGATAAAATCGGAGATAGGTTTGGCTATGATATATTGAATGCGATCTCAGAGGTGCTAGAGAAACAAACTCTAGGAGATGACAATAGACCTATAATGTCAGATAAGAGATTTAAAACATTTAAAAAGAAATTTGATGAGTATAAAAAAATATACAATCAAAATAAAAAGCATGAAATGTTTGCTAAATGGAGGTATGAAAGCTCCCTACTGGGGTATAGCTACTCTCATAATCTACGAGAGTGTTTCCAAGACAGATTCTCTTCTCTAATTGATTTGAAACAAATTGAAGATCTTGTGGATAGGCAGACTTTTCAAATTGTAGGAGAGGTGAAAGATTTCTTTACTAGAACTTCTCAAAATGGTAACAAATACATGATGATATCAGTTTGTGATAACACAGCGACAAAAAACTTTCTATTCATGGATAACGCAAGAGAAGAAAGATTATCTGATTTCTTAAGAAGCGGGTTTAAATTAGCAAAAGGTAAAGTGATTGTTTTAAATGGGTCTAAAAGCAGAGATACTTTTTTTGTAGATAAGGTAAATCCAATTGAAACCAATATATTTATGAAGTTAAGAGAAGCAAAAAATGGATAAATTACCTCTTACCCCACACATACAAGGAGTTCTAGACAAAACTAAAGAACTCGCTGGCATCCTAGAAAGGAATGGTGCAGATATTGACTTATTTTTTCACTGTTTCTTGAATGATCTAGGTCAATCATGTTCAACTATATTCAAAAAACTGAACGTAGATCCAAGAGATTTAATAAAGGAATCTAGAAGTGTTTTAAATAAAAAGCGCAGAAATAAAAATACCAAAAAAGTCTTAAAAACAGATGTAAGAAAGCTACTGAAGGAAGCTGAAGAGATTTCTGTAGAAAATTTTAAATTAGATTACATACCACCAGAAGTAATACTAATGACTTTCTTTGATGAGAATCACTGCCCTAAAGTGATAAAGAATATTTATCCTAAAGGGGACGAATATTCTGATGAGATTTTCTTAGGATTTATTACAGAGTGTTCTTTAACTGTAAAAGATTTTGACCCTGAAGAAGCATCTAGCTTTATGGATGTCGAAACACCAGAAGACTGGATCGACATGTTTGACAAAAATGAGATTCTTTCTCAGTTTGCAGAAAACCTAAATCTAAAAGCATTAAACAAAGACTTTGATAAGATTGTTGATTTTGATGGTAAGATTGATGAAGTAGCGACTATTCTTTGTAGAAAGAAAAAACCTAATGCCCTTTTAGTTGGTCCTGCGGGAACTGGAAAAACTTCACTTGTAGAAGGCTTGGCTTATAGAATTGTCTCAGGAGATGCTCCAGAATTAATTGCTAATAAAGTCATATATTCTGTTAGCTTATCTAGCATGGTGGCTGGCACAGAATATAGAGGTCAGTTTGAAAAACGACTAGAGGACTTTGTAAATGAAGCAAAGAAATATAGTAACTTAATCTTGTTCATTGATGAAGTTCATACGTTGATAGGTGCTGGAGGGGCAACAAATAATTCTCTAGAAGCATCGAATATTTTAAAGCCCGAACTCGCAAGAGGGACAATAAGCTGTATTGGAGCAACAACAATTAATGAATATACGAACACAATTAAAAAAGACACCGCTCTTGACAGGAGGTTTGAGAGAGTAATCATTAGAGAACCATCAAGATTTCAGATGGAAGAGATTTTGCCTACGATAGTTTCTCATTATGAGAATTTTCATACTGTTAAATACAACGAGGAATTTCTCGAAAATATAATTAGTTATTGTGAGAAATATATCCCCAACAAATACTACCCAGATAAAGCAATCGACATAATTGATCATTGTGGGGCGCAAGCCAAAGTAAATTTTTGGCATGTTACCCCGTCAATCAAGAGTCAACAAGAGGAGACTATGGCTGCTGCTTTAGATCCAGACAAAGATCATACAGCCCTTTTGGAACAGTTGAATATCAGTTTAGAGAAGTGGAGTGATGGAGTTTCAGATTCAATACCAGAAGTAAAACTTTGTCATTTAAAAGATTTCTTTAAAAAGAAGTCAAATCCACTAAATGATAGGGATACGGTAGAAAAAGTTTTTAGTTGTATCGGAAAATCACTTGTTGGACAAAATCTTTTATTACAAAACTTAAAAAATAAAATAACTTTGTCGAGTCTTGGTATTAAAAAGACAGATAATTTTTCTTCGCCAGAATGTTATGTGGTAAGTGGGCCAAGGTTTAGTGGCAAATCCTACTTTATGGATCTGTTTAAAAATACCCTACAGAAACATGGTGTTAATATTTTATCTTACAGTGGCGTTCATTTTGCAGACGCATTTGCTCCTCACAAAATAGCTACATCTCAAGGCAATAATACCTCAATATGTGAGAAGGTTTTAATCTCTCCAAATAGCGTCATTATAATAGATGATTTTCACAAAGTTGATAATAGCGCAATCCCTTTATTTAATCAGATATTTAAGCATGGTAAATTTCATATGAATAATGGAGACATAGCAGACTTTACAAATTGTAAAATATTTTTAACGAGTGATATTTCTAGCAGCCAATCTACTATGGGGTTCCAAAAGGCCGCTTCTGATAAAAGTAATTTAAAAATACATCCAGACATATTATCGTTAGTGGACGAATGCTTTCCTCTTAAAACGCTTAATGAGAAGGGTCTTAGAAAATTATTATGGATGAAATTAAAAAGACTAAAAAGTAGATTAAAAGACAACGATATTAATTTAACGTTTGATTTTAATTACATACAGCAAATCATCAAAAGCATTTCAAAAGAACAAGTAAAAATAGAAGCTTTGAGCAATAAGATATTGTCTGAGATTACTCCTTTTGTTTCAGACTCTATTCTAAAGGGACAAAAGAATATCAAACTTTTTATTGAAAAAGATAACGCAAAGGTCGATCATAAAGCATGAGTGGATCTGCTGCGAGAAAAATTCGTCAACTTATTGGTTACGACAAAAAAAATGCCAATCATATTCAAAAAAAGCTTTACAAGAGTCTGAAAGGAAGATACCTTGCCGTAGGCGCAGAAGAATTTTGGAAAAGCGTCGAAGGAAGATTTAACAACAATTAATTATGAGTGAAAATACCAAAACAAACGATGAATGGAAGAAGCGTGAATTAGGAGCGCTTTGGAGAGTTGACGGACAAAAGCAGTCTTACTACAGTGGGTCTATTAAAGACTCCGAGGGTAATGATGTAAAAATTGTCTGTTTCCCAAATTCCTTTAAGGAAAAGGGTTCAAATCAGCCTGATATCAGGATTTATGCAAGCAAGGAGAAAGATTAATTTATGACTGAAGAAGAAAATAAGAATCTAAAATCCCTGCTTACATCGGAGATGGTTTCTCGCGTAACTTTAGCAGAAGCAATCAACATTATGCATAATCTTGCAGTCCAAGAAGTAGAGTCAAATGTTGAAAAAATGTCTGATGAAGAAAAAGTTGTAGCTTTTGAAGAATTGACCGCTAAAGTTGAGGCTGCAAAAGCAGAAAATTTGGAGGAAAATTCAGAATAATTAGTGTAAGACACTTTAAATGCCTTACACAGTAAAGTTTCTTGATAATAAATTGTATCAAAGTCTTTCCTTTGATGCGGATATGAAATTCCCTGATTCTTCAGATTATACTAAAAAAATCTGGGTTTTAAAAGAATATAAAAAGGGAAAAGGAGATATAGAAATTTTTGAAGGAGAGCGAAAAGAGGAGGAAGCTAAGTTTAGCCATTCCTCTTATTCTCTTAATAAATCTTTTAAAAACGATGAGCTTGTAGTAGAGTTGATTCAATCCTTTACAGTGTCTGACAATTTTGATTTTTTTGCCAAAGCAGAAATTGATCAAGAAACGGGAGATGAAGAGCTTGATAATATGTTGCGTAAAATTCAAGAATCTGATTTTGATGAACCTTTTATTTTAGATACTATCCTTCAAGGACAATATCCAAATAAGCCACAAGATATCAAAGTCTCTGGAGAAGATCCAAAAAATACTAGTGAAGACGAATAGAGTTTTAATAACTGGGGCAGGTGGCTTTATCGGCGGCAATTTAGCCGCCTATTTAAGTAATAGAGGTTATGATGTGACCAAGTTTGATACATCATTTGGCGATTCTGGTTATCCAGAGTTAATTAATCAAGATTACGTTATCCACCTAGGTGCTAACTCCAGCACCACAGAAACAAATGTAAAAAAAATAGTAGAGCAGAACTTTGAGTATTCAAAAAAGCTTTATGAAATGTGCAAACTGATTGATGTAAAGTTTCAATATGCTAGCAGTGCTTCTGTTTATGGCTTGTCAAGAAGCTTTAAAGAAAGCGACTTTTGCAAACCAGTGAGTCCATATGCTTTTAGTAAATACATGTTTGATTGTTGGTTAATGAATCAAGATTATCCATATCAAGGATTTCGGTATTTTAATGTTTATGGTTTAGGGGAAGAAAAAAAAGGAGACCAAGCTAGTCCTGTTTCTAAATTTATTAAACAAGCGCAACAAAATGCAGAGATAAAAGTCTTTGATAAAAGCGGCAAATATAAAAGGGATTTTGTTTCCATTGATGATGTTTGTGAAATACATTACAGAATGCTAGAAAGTGATGCCTCTGGTATTTTTAATGTTGGGACAGGTCGAACTACATCATTTAAAGATGTCGCAGATATTATTAAAACACACTCTAATTGCATTATTAAGGAAATACCTATGCCTCAAGAGTTAAAAGGCCAGTATCAAAAATTTACAAAAGCCGATAATTCAAAATTGTTAGAGATTATAGGTGATTATGAGTGGCAGACTGTAGAACAATATGTAGATCAAAATATTGATGCTTTCGTTAATTAAAAGTGTTTTAAAATCAATTGAGCTATATTTATCTTTAAAAAATAAGCTCTTTTACATAGAATTAAGGAACAACCATGAAAAAACCAGAAAAAGGATTATTCAAGAAATTGAAGACATTCGCTCCAACGGTGGTGATGCTGATAGGGGCGACCTCTTGCGCGACGAACTCATCCGTGAAGACTCAAGCTTTCAACATTTATCAGCCTTCTACACTAAGCTTGAAGAAGGGGGTTCCAGTGAACACAAGTAAGGGTGCTTATATTCCCCAAAGTGATGAAATCTGGCACTCTGACAATAGATTTAGAAGCCTTGAAAGGCAACTTTATTTTCCTAGTGGTAAATAATTAGTTGATTTTTTTAATTCTAAAAATATAATATCGTATATATGAAAAATATTGAACTTGAATTCACAGAAGAAGAACTCCAAGCTTTGGCTCAGTTAATTGATATTGCTGTTAAGTCTCAAGGTATGGGTGTTGCAGAAGCAGCAGTCGTTTTGGTAAATAAAATAAGGTCTGCTGTAACCCCAGAACAGCAAGTCGATTCAAATCCTGAGTTTGCTCAAGAGGTCAAGCCTCTTGAAGATCCAGAGACTGACGAAGAATAATTTCCCTTGACTGCTACAATTCTGTAATATATGTTCAACTCATGAACAAAACAATTCTAACAACACTTGTCATGTGCGCTACAATGTTTAGCGCAGTTAAAGCTACTGGCCTTTCAGATGTATCTGCTGAAGGTGGCATCTCTTTTAGTAATTTGTCCACCCGTAATGGTTTAACCGTCAGGGAGGATACTACAAACTATTCCCTACTTTTAGGAACCTCTGTTGCAGATGGAGATCTATCTGTTGGTATTGGTCTCTTTGAAGGAGACGGAAATACAGACACTGATATTTTAGTATCTTGGGGTCGGTCAGTAAATCTTCTAGGTCAAGATTTTGAAGGCGTAGCTTCTTTTAGGAAGATTGAGTCTTCTTACGGAGGCTGGGAGCAGCTTGGTCTAGGGTTAACTTATACTGACTCTATTGCAGACCTAACTGTAAACGCTTGGCATCAACTTGGTTCTAGTGCTTCTTATGGAGCAGAGGTTATTATCTCTAAAGACTTAGGTCTTTTTATTGATAATCTCACTGTTACTCCTTTTGCTTCTGCAAATTTCGCAAACGACTATAATGCTGTAGAGCTTGGAGTTTCTCTTGGGTATGATTTCGGCAATGGCCTCTCTATTGGAGCTAAAGCCTCTTATCTTAACAATGATGCAGAAGGCACTCTTTACGATCTTGATCACGATTGGGGCGTTAGTGCTGGACTTAGCTATAAGTTCTAATTTTAATTAATTTATATATAAATTTTAAAAGCCTCCTTCACGGGAGGCTTTTTTTGTGTAACATAAGAATATATGGAACCCGAAAAATCGATAATCAAAGAATTCTTGAATGGTGGTTGGCTGGTTTCCTTGATCGGGGCTGCGGCTATGTTCGCTAGATTATTACACGCTAACAAAGATTTATCTTGTATGGAACAATTCAAAAAGATTGTAACAGCGGGTATAGCTGCAACTATCGCTTGGTTTGTTCTAGAACAAACAGACGTTTCATCTCTAACTAAAGCTATTACTTATGGTATCATTGGAGTCATTAGTCCAGAAGTTATTACGGGCATTGTTCGGATCGGAGAAAAATTCGCAAGAAACGCCGATAAGTTTCTCAGAAAATAAAACTATGCAATTTAAAGGCAAAAAAGAAGTCGTAAAAGCAGTGCAAAAACTTCTTGGAATTTCCTCTGATGGAATAGATGGCCCAGTGACTTGGAATGCTATCTTAGCTCAAATATCCACTAAGGAAACTCCTGCTATAAATGCAAGTATACCACAAAAAATGGTCTTATTAGCTAGAGAGGAAATAGGAGTATCTGAAGTGGATGGCAGTAATTGTGGGCCTAGAGTCGATGAATACAAAGCTGCTACATGGCTTGATCCAGATAAAGGTTGGCCTTGGTGTGCTGCATTTATTTGTTGGTTAGTTAGAGAAGCTATTGAAGATGAAAAAATATCATTCAAGAGACCTAGAACTGCTGGAGCTTGGGACTTTGAGAATTGGGCAAAACAACAATCTGGTAAGGGGGTCGAACTCCGCAAGCCTACAAACGAAGATATTAAAGCTGGTGATATAGTTGTTTTCACATTTTCTCACATTGGTCTTGCTGTAAAAGACGTAGACTCAAGTGGCTATGTCACTACGATTGAAGGTAATACCAATGGGGCGGGTAGCAGAGAAGGAGGTTCTGTTCTAGAGAAACGAAGGCATGTTTCCAAGATAAGAAGTCGCATAAGATTAGCATAACAGATAGATGGTTATATAGAAATTCGTAGGAGAAATTATAAGATAATGTTTTACGGTTTCATCAAAAAGATAATTAACTTCTTAAGAACTTACAACAGAGCGGTTAACGAAGTTGTTTCTCCAAGAGTGGGTATCGGCTCAACGAGCGTGGGTATCGGCTCAACGAGCGTGGGTATCGGCTCAACGAGCGTGGGTATCGGCTCAACGAGCGTGGGTATCGGCTCA